AAAATAAAAAGATTTAATTCTGTATAGGAGGACTTTCGTGAGTAAGTGGTTAGACTTAAAAATTGCAAGAAATACTAAAAAAACTTATGAATTAACAGTAAAAGACAGTGGAAGTGTAGAAGGTATCTCCGATTGGGAATTTTATTTTACTGTTAAAGAAAATATGGAAGATTCTGATGATGATGCAGTTATTAAAAAAGATATAGGTGCTATGGATGGAGCAGATTTAGCTCATTCTAATCCTGTTGCTGGTGAAACTGAAATAGTTTTAACTCAAGATGATACTAATAGAAGTGGAAGTTATTATTATGATATTAAATATATTGATGATGAAGGAAATAGCGAAGTAATATATATGGGAAGAATAACTTTTATAGATTCTGTAACAAAGAGAGCCTAATAATGAAAATAAAAATAGAAGAAGTGCTTACACAAAGAGATACTTTTATAACTTTATATGAAGAAAATGTATACGAGGTCTCTATGGAAGAACAAGACAATGATGGATAAATTTTTTAATGAACAATCACAGAAAATTGGTATAATATTATCTAAAGAAGTTATAGAAGACCCTATATATAAAAATAAAACACATACTGAATTAAACCCATTACCTATAAGAGCTATTGTAACTGATTTAATATTTAGCCAAATAAGCTGGAAAATGCCTGGAATATCAACTTCTAAAGCAAAAGAGATTTTAATTGAAAAGAAAAGAGAAAGTTTATTATTACAGTCTTATCAAATAGTGATAGATGGAGAAAAATATAATGGATGGAAGGTAGGAGGAAAATTACAATATCGTAGAGTTGGGGACTATATTAAAGTATATTGTTACATAAAGAAAGAACAGTAATGCGTAAATTTTATTTTGAGAAATATAAATGTCTATTCTGTCAAGAAAAATCTACTAGATATATATGCTCTGCTGGACATATAAGAAAATATATTATTTGTGATAAAGAAGATTGTGCAAATAAAGCGTATTTTAAGTTGAAATATGGTACTAATACTATAAAAGGAATATAAGACCATGATAAAAAGTATTAAAATCACTCCTAGATTCCATACAAGGGAAATCATTAATTCCACGATTGGGAAAGATTGGGGGAGATTTAGTAAAGAAGCGATGATTTTAGGAAAAAACACTCATAATTATATGCGAAAATATATTAATAAAAAGAGAAAAAGGTCTGGTGGAACTGGAAACTTAGCTAATTCCGTTAATTTTTATATGGATGCAGGAAGTAAAGGAAGAATATTTTGGGGAGTTGGAGACCTTTCAATATTAAATGCTAGAGCAAAAGAATGGTATGTTGTTAATTATGGTAAAACTGTTGGAGGTATAAAATATATTCCTTATTGGGGAAAATTTTGTCCAGGTTATTTTCGAGGAGGAGATGGTAGACCTAAAGCTTCTCAAGCTGGAAAAGGAAGAGAAGGATTTAGTAAAACTAATTATATGGGTATGGGAATGTTTCCTAAAAATGCAATAAGACCAATGCATTATATCCAAGCTACTCGACATAAATTAACTAGAGATATAAGAATAATGCTAACAAAAATAAAATAAGGAAGACTTTTAATGTCCAATACATATCGTGAAACTCGCAACATTGAAGCTTCAGTTATTGATTTTTTAACTTCTAAAATGGCTGGAAATGGGAGCAACGTAGAAGTTACTGCTGTATGGGATGAAGTAAGAAAATTAACTTTACCTGTAGTTCTTATAAGATGTGGTACTACTTTACATAATAAAGTTGAAGTTGGTAGTCCTTCTACTTGGAGAGAACCTATGGTATTAATAGATATTTTTGCTACTGGTGATGGACAAAGACTAGACCTTAAAGATTATATTATTTCAGAATTAAAAGGAGGATGTCCTTATTATATATTTGAAATAGAAAACAGAAAGATAAAATCTAAAACTTTAAGTGGTAGAATTAGTATAACTAATATTGACGATGACCCTATAAATTTTGACCTTGATAAAGATGTTTTAGACCCATCAGATAGATACCGCCATTTGATTTCACTTACATGCAGAACAGGGAAAGTAGAGGCTTAATTGTGGAATTTTTAAAAAATCCTATATTTTGGACATTATTAATAGCAATTTTATCATTACTATGGAGTGCTTGTAATTTTATAGTAGGAAAAATAATTGCAGATAAAATTCAGGGCAATGATTTAAAACATTTGGCTATTGATGTTATAGAATTAAAACAAAATGACGAAAAAAGAACTGAAAAAATTTATTGTGAATTAAAGAAAATATTTAAAAGATTAGGAAGTATAGATAGATTAATAATTAAACGAGATGCAATTTGTGAAATGAGACATAAAAACGACTAAAAACGTAAGAAAAATAAGTTTGAATTAGTATGGTTTATATTCTTTATGGAGAAGGAATATAAAAACTGATAATTGTCAAAGGAGGACAAAAAAATGAGTTTAGTACATGCTAGTAAATATAAACCTAGAATATTTCCTATAAAAGGAGATGATACAGGTCTTGGTGCTGAGATTGATAGAGCACAAAGTATTGACCCTACTATAGCTCTTAATAGGGAAAAAATTAATGAAATAGGAAGAGATGATGCTGTAGGATATATTAAAAGAAGTCCTACTGTTGGATATGCTTTGACTCAATTAGAATATGGTAGTATTGAGTTTTGGCAGAAGTTAGTAAATACTGATACTTTAGGAAGTAATGGACAAACTGAAATAGATTTAGATGATTTTAAAACTCCTTATTTTGATATAGTTGCTTATTTAACTGATGATGATGATGTATTTAAGGGAACAGTTTGGTATCCTGATTTAAGAACTTCGGGATTTTCTTTAACAATAGGAGACCCTCAAGCTCTTATAGAACGAAGTTTTGATTTTGTTGGAGAGAAAGCTGTTATTTGGCAAGGTAATAATAAGTATTTTATTATGGTTAGAGAGGAAGTCGGAACAGGAGAATTAGATACTGCTGATGACTTTGAAATAGATTTAAGTGCTAGAGTACCTGTTGAAGACCCTAATACTGCTGATAAATTTATGCAGAGAGTTGTTAGGATTAGAAGTACAGTTTCTACGGAATTAGACGAAGGAACTTCTAGTGGAGAATATGAATATAACGCTTCTTCCACTACTCTTACTATTAATGGTGCACAAATTGGAGATATATATAAAGTTTATTATACCTCTGGTACAGCACCTGTTACTCAGTTTACAGATAATGATACAGACCCTGCTGGACTTACTGGAGAAGATGTAAGTATTTACCTTTATGTTCCTGAATCTGGAAAACCTAGCACTACTGATTATGTTTATCGTTTGCAGAGTGTTACTTTAGAAGTTAGTTTTGAAAGAGAAGATATTCGTGAAATAGGAAATAAAGAAGTTGTTGCTAGAGGAGCAAGAGAAAAGACTGTAACGGTAACTTTAGGTAGAACAGTTGATGATTTTACTATAGAAGAAGTTTTAAGTGGAGCAGTAGATGATTTTGGAAAATTAGATGTAGAACAATTTTCTGATGAAATTGCTCTTATAATTAAAATTTATGATGATAATACTAAGACGGACTTTAAATATGGATTTTTAGCAACAGGACTATCACCAACAGAAGTTAATCCTAGTGTTGCTGTAAATGAATATCATAATCGTGAAAATACATTAGAAGGAGAGGTTTTGAAGATTTCTGCTGATACCAGCGTACTTGGAATTTAATTTTAAAATTAATTGGGGAGGAGCTATTAAAACTCCTCCCCATAATAAACTGTGAGGTAATGGTATGGAAGACAAAAAGGTATTATATAATATTATAGATAAACAAACTAGAGTACTTGTAGGAATGCTTTGTAAGAGAATAGAAGTTCTTGATAAAAATAAAGTATTAACTGCCAACTTATATAAAGAACTTAGCAAAGAATTAATATACGAATGGTCTCGTGTCTTAAAAAATATTATAGATATTGGAAAAATAGATTTTATAGTACCCAAAAAGCAGAATAAATCTGTTTAATGGGGATTTTTTTATTTATAACGTAAGGAGGATGTATGGAAAAGAAAAAAGAAATGACTAGAAAAGAACAAGCAGAATTAGCTTTAAATGCTATAAAAGAATTAGAACAAGAATCAGCAGTTGAAGATATGGTAAAAGATAATATGATAAAATTTGATGTAGATAAGGATAAATATAGAATAAGACAACCTAATGCAGAAGAAAATAAAGAAATGTTTAAAGTTCGTAGAATTAAATATTTAGAAATGATAAAAGATAAAACTTTCTTATTTAAAAAAGATTGGATAGCTCTTTATAAGGATAAAGGTATAGATATAAAAAAGATGGAAAAAGAATTTATAACTACTAAAAATACTTTAGAAAAAATATATATAGAATTAGCACAAGTAAAAGATAGAAAAACCGTAGAGAAATTAAAAAAGGAAATTAGAGCATTAAAAGATAGATTATATGATATAGCAGAAGAAAAGGCAGATTTGTTAAGTTATTCTATAGAAGACCAGCTTACTATATTTGCTACTGCTTATACTTGTTATTTAGTGCTTGAACAATTAGTAGAAGATAAATGGGTAAAAAAGTTTAATAATTATGAAGAATTTGAAAAGGTTGATAATGAAATAACAACGAAAGCATTAAGCTATATAAATTATATAATTTATAGGGTACAATAATGATTTCTGATATTGTAAGAAATTTAGCAAAATCCGAAAAACATCAGAGTTTGCTTAGTATGTCAAAAGATATTAATGGAGTTCGTTTATTTAAAAACGAAATGGATTTTGGATATCTTCAAGTTTTATATTTAAATTGGTTAAATATTTATCATTCTTTATATACTGATTTAATTAGAGAAGAAGAATTTATTGATGAAGAAGTATTAAAGGATGCAATAAGAGTTGATGCTTATTTAGTATATAGAAATAAAGTAAAAAATAAAAAACAAGATAAATTAGAAAAAGGCAATAAAAAACAAAGAATACAAGCACCAGGAATACCTAAAATAATATTTACACCTAAAAGGAAATAATTATGAATAACAAACAATATTTAATAAGTTTTCTTGCTTCGATTCAAGGCGATAAACTAGTTGTTAGGGGTTTAAGAAAAATACAGACAGAAACGGATAAAACTGGCAAAGGAGGTGATAAATTAGGCAAAAAAACTAAAAGTTTAGGTCAACAGTTCCAGAAATTAGCTTTAAGAGCGGCTTTAACTATACCGGTATGGTTACTTTTAAGGTCAATTTTCATGGGAATTATAACAACTATTAGAGATATGATAATTGCCAATTTAGATTTAGAAGAAGGTCTTGCCAGAATAAAAACAGTAGTGTCGGCTTCCTCTAAAACAGTAGAAACCGATATGGCAAGAATTAAACAAAAAATTCTAGATGTTGCTGTAAAAACTCGAATTCCTATTAAAGATTTGGCAGAAGCTTTTTATTTTTTAAGAACTGCTAATTTATCTACACAACAAGCTATAGATGCTTTTGAACCAGTTATTAATGCTATGGTAGGAACTATGAATAATGCTAAAGATACTGCTAGAGCTGTAGCTGGTATTTTTAATACTATGGGAGATGCTATAGGAGATAATTTAACAGATTTAGAAAAAATGCAAAAAATATCTGATTTATTAACTTTTACTTATGCTTGCTATACTCCAGATACTGAAATTCTTACTGACCAAGGTTGGAAATATTTTAAAGATTTAAATAAAACTGAAAAAGTAGCTACATTAAATCCTAAGACTAATGAAATAGAATATCAAAAACCTAGAGAATATGTAGTAAAATGGTTTGATGGCAAATTATGTCATTTAAAAGGAAAATTTGCAGATATTAAAGTAACTCCTAAACATAAATTATATACTAAAGTAGGTTATAGACCAAAAAATCAAAATTATGTTTTAGCAGAAGCTGGAAAAGTATTTGGAAGACCTAAAAGTTTTTATCGTGGGTCTAATTGGTTAGGAGATAATCCAGAATATTTCATATTACCAGAAATAGAAAATAAAACTGGAAACAGAAAAGCTAAAAAAATTCCTATGAAATTATGGGTACAGTTTTTAGGATGGTATTTAAGTGAAGGTTGTTGTACTTGGATAGAAGGAGACGACCCTACATACAAGATAACAATATATCAATCAAAAAAATCGAAATATTGGGACGATTTAAAACTTATAATGAAAAAGATGCCTTATACAGTATCTGAATTTCATAGAGGGTTTAATATTCATAATAAACAACTTTGTCAATATCTCAAGCAATTTGGGAAATCATATGAAAAATTTATACCTAATGGTATTAAGAATTTATCGAAAGATTTATTAAGAGCATTTTTACAAACTTATGCTTTTGGAGATAGTTCTTTTAAGAAAAAAGGTTTTGTTATTATTACCAGTTCTAAAAAAATGAGAGATGATTTGCAAGAAATAGCGTTAAAAGCCAATTATGGTACTACTTATCTTACAAGACCAGCTACTTCTAAAAAAATTAAAGGAATAAAGACTAATACTAGAGAGAATTGGATGATAGGGTTTTCAAATAGAACAGAATTTTTAATGTATAATAAAAAGAATAAATATTATGCTAAACTAGAAAATAGAAAAACAGCTTCTGTTGAAGAATGGGTTGATTATAAAGGATTAGTTTATTGTGTAGAAGTACCAAAATATCATACTTTATTTGTTAGAAGAAACGGAAAAACTTTATGGTGTGGAAATACTCAAGATGTTCAATTACAAGAATTAACAGAATCTTATACTAAATTTGCTCCATATGTTTCAGGATTATCAGATGATTTTACTGAAATAATTACAACTTTAGGTTTTTTAAATACTCGTTTATTAAGAGGAGGAAGAACTGGAAGATTAACTGGAAGAGCTATTTTACAATTAACTAAAAATTCTAGTAAATTAGCAGATGTTTTTGGTATAACTTTTGACCCAAATAAACCTATTAAATTTTTAGAGATTATAGAACAAATCAGTAAACAAATTAAAACACAAGGAGCTATTACAGCTCAACAAGGTCAAAAGATTCAAGATGTTTTTGCAACTAGAGCAGGTGTAGCTGTGCGTTTATTAATTGACAATTTTGATGAACTAAAAAGACAAGTTCAAAGAGCAAATGAAGAAGCTGAAGGTTTTGCTAAAAGAATGAAAGCTATTAGAGAAGAAACTACTAGAGCACAATTAGGAAGATTAAAAAATCTTTTAGCAATAGTGGCTCATGAATATTTAAATAATGCTTTGGCTGGAATGACATTAGCACAAGCTATAAAAGGTATAAATGATAATTTAGAAGCTAGTAGAGACCAATTTAGACAAGCAGGTTCAGAAGTAGGTTTTTATACTGCTAATATGAGACTTTTAGTACAAACAATTGCGAAATTAAGAGATAATACATCTGAAGCTAATATTGTATTGGGAAGTATGGATGAAGCAATGGGCAAATCAGTAGGATTTGATATTCGTACTTTTGGAGTGGCAGGAGCACATATATCTTCAGGAATAAGGATGTTTAAAATAGCTCTTGACGCTCTTATAGAAAGTACAGGAATTTCAAGAGAAGAACAACAGAAAAAACATGAGGAATTTCAACGACAAATAAACTCAGATAAAAGAACTTTAATGAATTTCACAGTTAAACAAAAAGCAGATGTACAAGCAACAGAAGTAAGAAGAGATACTCATAAAGAAATCCAACAAATTATTAAGCATCAAGTAAATCTTATGAAAATAGTAGGAGCAAGTGAATTAGAAATAGCGAAATTTAAAGAGGAAGCTTTAGATTTAGAATTAGGAAATTTAGATATTAAAGAAGAAATATTAAGAGTTCAAAAAGAAAATAATAATTTAATAGAAAAAGAATTACAATCCAGAAGAACTATTAAAGACCAAATTTTAAATGCTCAAATAACTATACTTAAAACTTTAGGAGCAAGTGAATCAGATATTATTGATATGAAAAAAAGAGAATTAGATTTAATGAGAGAAGTGATAGGAGAAGAACAATACCGATTACAACTTAAAAATTTAGAATTACAAAAAGTAGTTGCTATTACTAAAGAAAAAAGAAAAGAATGGGATGCAGTAACAGGTTTATTTGGACAATATGCAAAAGCAGATGAATTAGAACGTGGTCGTATAAAAAGAGCTATAGAATTAACACAATTAAAACCAAAACAAATAGCTTGGAAATATAGAACTAATATATTTGATAGAGAAATAATAGATGATTTTTTTAGTCATTTTAATTCTCAAAGCAAAGATGCAGTTAATAAAACCAGAAATGATATTTTTAAGTTAGGAGTTGATTTCCCAAAACCTAGATTAAAATTAACTGTAGAAGAACAAATGAAATTTGATGCTAATCAATTTTGGAATCCTTGGGAAAAAAGAGGATTTGAAGCAATTGAAAATCTTAAAGAAAAATTTTTAGAACTTCAAAAATCAGTATTAGAATTATCTCAACAAGAATTAATGACTGGTATTTCTGGTAAGATAAAGAATATAGGAAGATTACAAGCAGAAGCTGATATACAAATGGGAATGGCTCGTGAAACGAGAGATGTAAAATTGTATCGTAGAGCTGATGTCCAAGCCCCAAAAGAAATTCATAATCATATAGATATGGGAGATTTTCAGGTATATATTAAAGGAGAAATGACACCAGAAAGATGGGATGAACTATTTAAACAGCGTTCTGACCAACTTAAAAAAGACACTTTAGACCATATAAAGAAAAATCCAAAGGAGTTATAATGGGATACAAAAATTATGAAGTGAGAGTGATTTTTAAAAGTAAATCAGCTTTAGCAGAATATGAAGCTATTAAATTATTATTACGTCTTAATAATGATGTAATTGATAAATCAAATGGGGGTACTATTGTTACCAATACAGATGTAACTTTTAGTAATACTATTAAAAAATTTGGAAGTCATGCTGGAGTATTTAATGGAACTACTGCTTTTTTATCAATTCCAGATTCTGATAATTGGGATTTTTGTGGAAGTAATACTGATACTCAAAATATATCACTTTTCGTAAAACATAATGACCACTCTGGAACTGAATATTATATAGGACAATATGAAGGCGGTGGAGATAGATGGTATCTTGCACATGCTCATGGAACTGGATTAGTTTTTAGGATGATTTCTGGAGGAGATACAAAAATTGAAATGATTGGAACTGAAATTACTGATACCGATTGGCATCATATACTTTTAATAAAAATAGCAAATGTATATGCAATTTATTTAGATGGAACTCAAGTAGCTTATACTGAAGATAATGATATTGATACTTTTGCAGGAATTTTATATATAGGTACAAAAAATGTTGCCAATTTTTTCAATGGTTATATGGATTGTATTCATGTAGAAAATCATAATCATTTTTCAGCTTCTCCTGTAGATTTAGATGCTACAGGAGCTACTCCAGATACTATTGTAGTTCCTACTGTGGAATGTGAATGTTGTGAAGGATATAAATTACCTTATGTATTTCATATTGACGACCCTCAACCTAAAAATAAAGATATAGTACATCATGGAAATAGAGCTGATGGGTCTATTAAAATACCTGGAGGAAAAAGAAGTCATGAAATTACAGTTAGAGGAAAATTATTTGATGAAGATGGTTATGAAGATTTAACTACCTTAATGAATACTATGAGAACTACTATTACTACTCCACCAGGAGTATTAAGTATGGAACATAGACCTTTAACAGGTGGAAATTGGACTACGGATTGGGAGTATACTGTTTTTAGAAATCAAGAAATTGTATTTGCACAATCGGACAGAACTGGAATACAAGAATACGAATGTAATTTTTTAGTGCTATCTTACTAGGAGGAATAATATGACTAATTTAACAATTAGAACCAATTATATTGATGCTGACCTTGAATATGGAGAGTCAGGAGCTGGATATATAGATTTAGACCTTGACCATGATTATATTATCTGGACTAAAGGAGATGCTACTGTCAAAGATTTAATGACAGCAGAACCAACAGCTAAAGAACTTAATAATGCTTCCGCTATTATAGATGCTTCGGCAGATGTAGATGTAGCTTTATGTTTACTTATGGATTATTCTCATAATGTTGGAGGAGCTTATTATACTCATGAAGTTGTTGGTATGGGAGAAAATAAACAATTTGTATTTGATTTTAGTTTTGATGGAGCTACAGCAAGCGAACCTCAATTAGAAGCTTGGGATGATTCCAATCATAATACAACAGACGCTCATGTACTTGGAAATGGTACACCTGCTAATTCTATGTTAAAAGCTATCGCTACTTCAACTTCACTTCCAGGAGCAAGTTGGGCTGGAAGTTCTATAGCAGGAAATGATAATGTATTATTATTAAATGAAGGTAATGGAGCTTTAGATGAATTAGCAACTGGCGAAACTAGTCATGAATTGTATGCTAATATAAAGATTACAATACCTGCTGGCTATGCTACACCTGAAGTTGTATCATTTGTGCTCAGTACAAGATTTACCTGGAATTAGAAGTATTTATGATAAACTTTAAAATATAAGGGAGGAAAGTATGGATAATATTCAATTTGGAGCTAAATTAATAGACCTTGTAAAAGAATATTTAGGTATAGAAGATAAAGAAGGATATGTATGTATTAGTCAATTAGACATAAAAATGGGAAGTGGTGCAACTATACCTACTATTAAATTAGAATGTTGTCAATTACCAAAGTAAGGGAGAAAAATTATGAAGAGCGAGAAAATCACTCATGCACTTTATAGTATAGTATTTGAAGATAATACTAGATTTATAGGAGGTAATAGTTTTTTCGATACTAAATGGACAGACGTTCCCTATAAAAGTATAAAACGTATATTTGTTCGATTACCAGGAGGAGACCATTTAATTTTAGATGGATATGATTTATATTATTTTATGGTAGAAGCTACTAAAGATTGGGCTAGAATTAATGTTAAAAATAAGACAGCAGAAAAAATTAATCATAATATTCCTAGACTTGAATATTTTTATATAATGGGCAGAAAAAACGATTTAATTGTTAGTTATAGGATTTCTTTAAAAGCAGAAAAAGATGGAGACAAATACAAATTAAGCGATTTAACTAAACGAATATATAAAACAGATTCTCAAAAAATAAAATCGTGGGGATTAAGAGAGTCTCAATGGAAATAATGGAGGAATACAATGAAGAGAACTAAGAATAATATAAAATTTCCTATAAATGTTAATGTTATTGCTGAATTAAGACGTGATGGAAAGACTATAGAAAAATCAGTAGCTCATAATACCATAGTTAATACTGGAAAATACAATGTTGGAGATTATTTAGGTAATTTAGAAACAGGTATAGCAGGTTTTCCCTATATAGCTATAGGAGAATCTGAATCTGGAGATTCTGTAGTAGTAGGAGATACTGCTTTAAAAAACGAATCTGCTAGAGAATTAGCTACAATTGCTAGAAGTGGTAATGAAGTTACTTTTGAAAAAACTTTTTCATTTGGTACTGGAGAAAGTTTTGCTATAGAAGAAGCTGGTTTATTTGATTCTGCTACTGAAACAGGTTCTGTAATGTTTAATAGGGCTTTATTTACTACTAAAAATGTAGATGCCGATACAGAATTATATCTTAAATTTACAATTACAGTAGGTTAGTCTTAACTATTAAAAAGGAATAAATATGGAAATTGTAAATCTTACAACCTTCACAGAAGTAGACCCTAATAATGTTTGGTCTCAAACTATATCTAGGAATACAGCAACAGGTCTTGAAACTTATAATAATAGTTATGTTTATAAAGATTATGGAGCTGGATATTTTGAAGATTATGAGATATGGTTTGATGTTAGAATGGATACTTCTAGTGATACTTCTAGTTTAATGGGAGTTTTTAAATTAAATAATCAAGCAAGTGCTGGTTTATCAGGACAACTTGTTTATTTAAGTGATATTGGAAGTGGAAATATCTGGATTGTTGCTAGAAGTAATAATCAAACGTCTACTTATATAGGAACTATAGATACTGTATATTATTTAAAAATATATAGAATTGTTGATAGAATGTATGTAAAAATTTATAGTTCCGAAGAAGATAGAATAAATGATACTGATTGTTTAGATACTTTAGACCCAGGAATATCAGGAGCAGATGATACTGCTTGGAGGTATTTACATTGTGGTTTTGGTATTACAGCAGGAGCAGGAAGTAAATTTGCAACTGGTTATTCTGAGAATTTTATAATTCAACCAGCATTAATACAATCATCAGAAGAAACTCTTTCTCTTTCAGATACTATTCAATTTAGATTTATTGTAGAAATAGAAGAACAATTAGGATTAAGTGATAAGATTATTGTAAATAGGAGAGAAGAATATTTAGATGAAATTTTAAATTTAAATGACGAATTAGAAACTAATATAAGTTTAGAAAAATCCCAACCCGATATTACTTTATCTTTAACTGATGAAGTTATTGCTGGATATGTGGAAATGAAAGATTTAGATAATGATTTTAGAAGTGTTATTCAAGAAATAGAAGATATAGATAATAAAATAAATATTGCTTCTCAAGTAATAGATGATGTAGATAATAAATTTAATACTGTAAAAACAGAATTAATAGATATTATACAAAAATTAAATACAGCTAAATTAGAATTAAACGATATGAACATGGCTTTTCATATGGCATATGATAATTTATCAGATGTAGATAATAAATTTAATATGAGAGCACAATCTATAAATGATGTTACTAATGATTTTAGGATGAGATTACCTTGGCAAGTTGCTGGAGATTTAGGTATACAGTCATTAGGTAAAAAATATCTAAAAATTTATTTTGATAATGTAGAAATAACAGATATAAATATAGATACTATTAAAATTTTAAAAACCACAGGCTCTGCTCATACTATTACTTTTGACTTAGAAAGAGCTTATGATGCTAATCGCCCAAACTTAGAAGCAACAGTATTAATTAAATATAAGGATATTGTAATATATAAAGGCTATATCACTTTTATTGCTCCAACAGATACTCCAGAAAAAATCCAAATTAATTGTAAAGATAAATATTGGTTAGATAACAGAAATAAAGTTTGGTTTGATATTGGACATAGTGCTTCAGATAATAGTGAATTATATTATAGAACTATGTCGGAAGGATTAGCTTCTGTGGGAGTTAATTTCGGAATAGGAAATTTTATACCTCAATCAACAAGTTTATTTGGTACAGGTAGAAGTAATGCTATTTCTGCAATGGTACAAAATTGTGGTAATTTTGATTGGTATTATGATGAAGAAGAAAATAAAAAACTTTGGACAGCTAATGGAGGGTCTATAATAAATTTAGAACCTCAAAAATTAGGAGAAAATTTAGAACTGTATCAAGTATTAAGTCATGATATAACAGAATCTGCTGAAAATGTAGTTAATAAATTAAGAGTTCAAATGGGAGACCAAATTATAAGACATCCTGGGAGTCAAGGAGAAGTAAGAGAATATACTAGTAGAATTATAGGAGTAAGTAGAGTTAGGGCTATACCTATGTGGGATTCGGGGCAAGAAATATTTTCAAGAAGAGGACAATATGAAGGGAAGGGATTTGATTATCATCCAACATCCTCTGCTTATGCAGATGTATTTAAAAAATATAGAATAGTTAATCCTACATTGGAATCTTGGACAGATTATTTACCTCCTGAAGTAGAAATTACTAGACCTTTTGGTGCTGGAGTAAGTATTCCTTCTGTAAAAGGAGGAGATGGAGTATTAAGTGAAGGATTTTCTATAGATTTTAAAGAAGGAATTTTAACTTTAAACGACCCTTTATATTATTATACAAAAGATGCAGATGGGCATATGGATAAATTATATGCTCCTTGTGTAACTGTACTTATATATAGACAAACTTGGATAACTCGTACAGAAACTGATGCAGATAATCCTGAAATAGATATTTCAAATGATTTAATGTTTTTTACAGATAAAGTTGGAGATTATCCTACAACTATTTTAGATACTTTAAATCTTACAGGTTTGTCAATACAAGGAGGAATTGTATCTCGTAAACTATCTAGTACAGGAGATTTTATATATGTTTCTACTCCTACTTGGAATGATACTAATTTTGCTAAAGATATGGCTTATTGGAAATTAAGCGAAACTGCTGATAAAAAAGTATCAGGTACAATTAAAATAACTTTAGATGCTTGTATATTTTATGGAATTGAATTAAACAAAAGAATAATGGTAGATGGAATATTAGATTCTCCTTTAAATATTACATCTTTAACTTATAATATGAATGATTTTACTGTAGATATTGATGTAGAAAATTTTAGATATTTTAAAAGAACTGTAAGTATACCTTCTCATGGAGAAGGAATGACTACAACATCTATAAGAAAGGCATAGCGAGGTAATATGGGATATATAAATGAAAAAATTAATCAATTAGAACGGGAAATTATTAAATTAAAATCTAGAATAAATACTATGGAAAGTGAAACTCCTAAAGATTCTAATCCAAATCCTTATACTATAGTTGGAGGAAGTAAAGATATAAGTAATAATTTTTCTGTAGATTTAAAAACAGGATTAGGAGGAACTTATGGAAATTTTATGCCCTGGAATAATGCAGAATTAGAGTTTCCTCCATATGGATTAAAACCCCCAACAGACCCAACTATAGGTTATCATAGGCATAGCCATTCTAGATATGCAGGAGGGGCTTTAGATATTAATACTTTAGAATTTATAGAATATAATATTGATTGGGATGAAAGTGATGATTATAGTAAACATTGCCAACAATTTTGGGGAACAGACCCTCCTATTAAAAAAGATGATAATGGAATAGAACAAATAGGAACAATATATGGAGATAGTGATGAACCTAATATTGTATGGGATAAAGATAAACAATGTTTTAGATTTTATGCCGTATATGCTCCTGATGAAGAATAGGAATAAATAACAATGCCAAATCTTAAATATGTTCTATGTCCTTATTGTTTTACTCCAATTGGAAAACAAGTAGGAGAAGAAGTAATTCCACTATCTCAACTTGAAAAAGATGATTTAATAGAATTAGGAATTCATTTTTGGGAACATGATGACCCTATTTTAAATGCAAAAGGAGCAAATTATAGTTGGTTAGTAGATGAAAACGAAGAGGTTTCTAGTATAAAAGCTAACCATGTAGGATTTACTCAAGCAAGAAATAATCATATACAAGAAATTCAAGATTTAAGAAATCAACAAGAACTTGATATTGGTGTATCTGTTACGGAATTTAGTCCTATTCAAATCACAGATTCGGGTATAGCTCAATGGAATGTAAAACATATTGTAGAATTAAGAGAATCTACAGAAAGAATATTAGAAGAAAGTGGAATGACATTAGAAGATTATTTAAGTTATGAAATAATTGGAGGAAATCAATTAATTACAAAAACAGATTGGACAGACCCTAAAATAGGAGAAGATAAAGAAAAATTGTTTGTAATAAAAGGAAGTCATATTGAAGATTTAAGACATCAGTTATTTGGATTTTGGATAGAAAATTGGCTTGAAGACGAACCTAATTTTCTTGATACAGATACAGAACTAAATAAGATACAATTCAAAGAATATGATATTATAACGAACAAAAGAACCTGGATTTTAGAGACTAAACTTTTAAATACAAATAGATATGTAGATTGGCACATGACTCCTCAAGGAATTGAGATTGTTCGACAAGGTAAAAATTTGGATGGGTCAACTTCTTATTCTAGTAATTTTAAAATAACAAATTTAGTTACAGAAGATGAGACTTTTAATAAAATTACTACTGATAATCAGATTCAAAATTTTGCTACTTTAACAGATGAACCCATATATACTTTAGATGGAACTAATAGGTCTGAAATTACTCAATATTTAGTTCATAATATACCAAAAAAAGGATTAGTAATTAATAATAAAACTAAAATCTATATTTATAATTTTACTCAATCTCGTAAATCAGAATTTTATTATGAAGAAAACCCATTAAGTCCTTATGCCTATGGAACAGGATATTCTGTTGGAACTAGTTTTTTACTTTTTCATATGTATAAAAAAGATGAAATAACTGAAGAAATAAAACATACAACTTTAAAAGTTAATGCTTTAGGTAGTGAAAATGAATCTCAATCTATTTTGGTTAAAGAAGAAAATGGAATTTTAATTTTGGATTTTGAAGGTGTTCCTACTGGTGCTGGATGGAGTATTGAAAAAATAGAATTGTTTACTAGTTTACAGGGCTTTGCTCAAACAAGAAAATATAGGGACATTCATCCTCCATATGACCTAAAATTACATGAATCTAACTCTGAAATATCTTGTCAAACAGAGCTTGGACAAATAAAAATTTTCCCTGTTACATTTAGAGCTAAACTTTCAGAATAATATTATTTTAAATTTAAAAAAGAAAGGATTAAATATTATTAATATTTCTAAATAAATCTTTTAATCATTTTAAAAAAACGAATAGTATCACGAAGAGGGTTCATTTTGGACTCTCTTCCTTTTTTATATATACAGGTAATAGGAATTGATATTATTTCATATCCTTCTCTTCCAGCTTTAATAAGTTGTTCGCTTTCATAATCAAAATTATCACTTTCTGTTATTAATTTATTTATAATATCTTTGTGTATTAGACGAAATCCACATTGAGTATCTGGAATTATAACCTCTGCTAATCTAGATACTACCCAACTCATAACTTTATTAGTTAATTTTCTAATAAGAGACATTCTTTTTGGATTCCAAAATCTATTACCTATAATAATTTTTACCATAGAGCGAGTTTCTAAATAATTTATAAAAGTATAAATGTCTTTTATATCATGTTGACCATCTGCATCCATTATTAATATATAATTAAAACCCTGTCCTATTAAAATTCCTGCTCCAAATTTAATAGCATTACCTTTTCCTCTATTAGGATAATAATCTATATGATTTAAATTATTAATATCTAAAAGTTTGCTAGTCCTATCTGTAGAACCATCATTAATAATTAAATAAGGATAATTACTTTTTCTTAAATCACTTCCTACTTCAGATATAGTATCTTCTTCATTAAAACAAGGTACTAAAATTGCTATTTTATTAGTCATTATAAACTCCTTTTATAAGTTAATTCTCCACTAACATCCTCAACTAAATCGCTTTTATTAAAATCTTCAGGAGTTATTAATCTCACATCTTTACCTGGACATATATCAAACCCTTCTTCTCTTAAAGGTTTCGCAATTACTTCAGCACAGTTATTACATATATTAGAAGGAATTCCAAAAAACATTAATAAAAATTTCCACAATAATTTATAATAGATTCTAACTTTTGGTTGAGCATCTATATTTGCAATTATACGTTCTTGAGCTTCATGAGTTAGATTTTTAATCCTTAGTAATTTTAGCTTATAAATAGGACTATGTAAAAACCTTCTTATATGGGCAGTTCTTCGCTTAGTAGCCCTTAAATCGAGGATTACAGTACCATGTAGCATTATCCCTATATGATTCCATTTACTATGCGTGGTGAGCCGTATAAGCCAAGCAATAGGGTCATATTTGTAATAAAATAGTATTATATCCCCTCTTTTCATGATTTTTCTCTTATTTTTGTACCACTTATATCTTCTATTTTAGAATTTAATCTTATTTCTCTTATTCCCCACCCAACCTTTCTCCCATAAACTACATCTTCAATATCAGGAATTTTTATAATTTTAATTCTGCCTTCAGCTACTTTTTTACTATAAATCTTCATAAAAGCTCTATGTCTTTGTTCAAAAGTATAGGGGTTTTTTTCATTTGTATCTGTATCTCTTAAAGCTATACAAACATTTTTATCTTCTTTCAATAAAGTATTAATTAATCCTAAATGTCCATCGTGAGGAGGTAAACATTGAAACCTCCCAATTACTAAAGAATAAATTTTCTTTTCCATTTTTTTAAGTCCTCCTATGATTAAATCAATAAACATTATAAGATAAAAAGCGATAAATAAAGCTATACTCATAATAATTATTTTAGTCATGTTTTTTGCCTTCAAATAAATCATAATTTTTATCAAACCATTTTAAATAATTATTAATACCTTTTTTTCCATATTTTTGGTATATATAAGTATAAGCTTTTACATGTAATAAAGAATGTTTTGACTTTGATAATTTTATAATTTTATCATGATTTTCTTTTAAATATATATGATGCTTTGATAAAGATTTTCTCATTTTTTCTTTACTTTTTTTAGTATGTTTTTTTCCTAACATAGGATGATTTTTTTTTTGATAATTTGGATGAATCTTACGAAAATAATGTTGAGCACAAGAACCACATCTTCCTGAACCATATTTCCAAGTTTGATAAGTGATTTTATTATTACAGTTTTTTTCTTTACAATAATAAATTTTGTGTTTTTCGGGTTTCCAATTATGATGTTTTTCTCCTGTTTTACAATATTTATTTTCTATCATATATTCAGCAGAAGTTCTTATTTTAATATTAAATTTTTTTAATCTCTTAATTATAGTAGTAGTACTACATCTTAATTTCTTAGCAATTTTAAATGCAGATAATTTTTGGGTTCTATATAAATTAATTAATAATTTTTTGGGTATATTAAAACTAAGTTTATTCATTTTGTTATCTCTTTTAATTTATTTTTAATTTCAGTCCTCAATAAATCTTGATTATATTGGTTTTTATCTAATAAACTGAAAAATTTATTATAACTTATTTTTTCAAAAATATTTTCTGGAATTTTACTTATCATTGACACGTTATATATCTTACATTTTGTTTCTTTTAAAAAAGGTTTAAAATCGTTATTTGCTCGATTCCTAGTATGATAATAATTAATTTTACCAATGCCTTTATGCTGTAACTGTCCTTGATACCAATGAGTAATATCTTTTCCTTTATTTTTTCCATTAGCACAAAAATCATATCCTAAAAGAAATATTTCTCCTACATCTAATAAATGAATAGCTAAAGATAAGGTATAAATCCCTGTAAGACTACTTTTATATGCTCCTTCAAATAAAGTCCTATTAAAACAAGAACAACCTTTAACAACAATCATATTAGGTAACATATCTTTAGGTTTATGTTGCTTGGTAATTATTAAAGGTTGTTTTTTTAAATCTTCCCAAACATCACCACCGTCTTTATTTTTATGGGTGAAAAAATGATTATCTAAACAAGTCATAAAAGTAGGGTCAGGATAGAAATCGTACGAATGATTCAAACCAATGACAAATCTACCTTTAAGTTTCTGCCATAATTCTTTATTAATACCTTCAACAACAGAAGACCCACCACCAAGAATTATTAATTGAGTTGGTTTATTTATCATGTTTTTTTCCTTTTATATCAATACCTATAGTTTTATAAATTTCTCCATCATACTTATATTTAAATTTTTCTATATAACATTTAACTTTAACATCTCCTTTAGTTTTATTCTTTTTTTGTAAAGCATTAGCCATCTTTCTTAATCCTGTTGCTGAAAAAATTAGTTTACCTAAATATTTTTGTTTTTTTGTTTTTATCATTATTTTCTCCTTTTATGCCAATTGCGATATAACCTACTCACTTGCCAATGTAATATAAATATATCCTCTTTCTTTATCATATGTAAAGGTAATTGGTTATTTCTATACATTACTGTAATATAGGCATAAGGTAATGGATATATTTTAAGTTTATCTTTCCATTTTTCAAGTACTTTCTCCATATTTCTCTGTTCCCATTCAATACTTTGTTTATTTAATTCTATCCAATCATCTAAAAATTTTAAACTATTTTCAGTATAATTTATAAATAAAGTACCACTAAGAACTTCTCTTTTAGAATTACCTTCTTGTTTCCTCCACATCTTAAACCAATCCAATTCATGATAAGAAATATCATAATTCTCATGTTTTAATCTAAAAAATAATTCAGGAAATTTTTCTATAGTTGCATCAGCATCTAAAAATATTACTGCTTGTTTATGCTTTAATAACATCCTTTTAATAAAATCAGCTTTAAGGTGAGTATTGGCTTGCCAACTTCCTTTATCTTCTATAGCTTCAATATCATATTTAAGATTCCATTTTTTAAGACTAGGAAGTAGTTTAAAATTCATAACTTCTTCGTAAGGAGTATTACGAGTAAAATATGATATAATTATCATTTTTCTTCCTCCAATTTATTAATTACTATAGTTCCATGATAACATTGAGCAAAAATTATTTTACCATCTTTATCTTTATGAGTTATTTGATAAATTCCTTTTTGCCAATTTTCTATTACTTTACCACAAGGACAGATTATTATTCCCATATTATTCTCTCCATTTCCATATATAATATTTAATAGGTTTTCTTTTAATAAACCTTGTACCATGTGTAGCAGTTTTATAATTTATAATTTCATCAGAATATCCTAATGCTATTGCTCCCATCACTTCATAATCTTTTGGAATTTTAAAAGTTTTATTAATAAATTCCATACATTTTAATTTGGGGTGCATAGATACCCAACAAGTTCCTATTTTCTTTTCTTCCGCTAATAATAATATATTTTGAATAGATGCTCCACAATCCCAATAAGGTAAATGAATAAGTAATTTACTTTTAACTGGATAATTCTTTTTATCAGCAAAACAAATTATAATAGCTTGACAAGTTTTAAACCAATAACCTCTTAACTTTCTTATAGTCTGAATATCTTGTTTATTAGTAGTAACAATAAATCTATAACATTGGGTATTTGAACCTGTAGGAGCAAAACTTCCAGCTTCTATTAAATCTTCTAAATCTTTTTTTGCAATAGGAATATTTTTAAATTTTCTTATACTCCGACGAGATTTGATAATATTTTTAATATTATTTTTCATATTTTCCTTTTAATAAATTAAATATTAAATTTGTTTTTTCTGTCCATTGTTTATGGGCTGAAATTAATACTTCTTTAGTTTGATTACACAAACTAGATATGTTCGTTATTAAATCCACTAGTTCTTTAGCAGTTGGTGTATCTTTAATACAATTAACTCCCATTTTAATATTTAATTCTTTTTCAATAGCTTTTATTTTATTTGCTTGATATTCATTTAAATATATATTTAAAGTAGGAACTTTTTGACTTAAAGCAAAAATAACAGAATGATATCTCATTCCAATAGCTATTTTACAATAATTATAAAATTCTGCCATTTCAGAAACTTTATTAAATCCAACAACAGGAAATTTACCTTTACTACATTCTTTAGCAATTTTTTCTTCTCTTTGAAAATAATTAAATACAGGAAAGTATCCTTGATTTTTCATTATTATTGCAAAATTATATAAAATCTTTTTTAATTTAGGAGTTATAAGAAAAGAAATATTAATACCTAATACTTGTTTATTTTTTAAAGATTTAAATTTATTAGTAGTAATAGGATAATTAAAAGCATCATCAACTCCTTTATATATTGACGATGTAATTCCTAATTGTTTTAATTGATTAATACCTGAATCAAAATCTCTTACTGTTATTATATCTATTGAATTTAAAGCTTCTTTCATTAAAGGATGATATTCTTTATTATCACAATTTCCTACTCCTTGTCCTGTTAAAATTACTTTTTTTCCTAATTTTTTAGCTAATATACAAGGCAAGAAAAAAATACATAATCTTGATAATTTAAGAGTATTAATAGCTCCACTTCCAGAAAACCATAATATATCAATTTTTGATAAATTTTTAATAAATACTTTTTCATTAATACTTAATTTATTAGGTTGGTTATAGTTTTGTAATAAAAATTGGTATTTTTTTAAATACTGTTCATTTGTTTTACAATTTTTAAATAAAATATGAGAAGAAAAAACCATAGGAGTTTTAGTTAATTCTTTTATATATCCTGCTCTTGAAAAAACTAAAATATTCTTATAATTATTCTTTTTTAATTTTAAAATAGCATTACATAATTGAGCATCATCTCCCCAATTTTTATATCCAAAACAAGAAATTATTCCAATTTTTTTCATTTATCTTCTCCTTATTTTTTATTTTTTTTAGCCTCTCTTATTTCTTTTCTGGTTTGATTTAAAAATTTTATAAAATCTTCTTTATTTACAGTATCCTCATTAATATATAACCAATTTTCTTTTATATTTTTTGGATGAATTTTCATTGTTGAAAAATCCATATCTAAAGATACTTTCCCTTTTGCATACATCATATCCCACAAATCCGAACCAGGCAAAGGTTGACAGCAATATTGCATAAAAGATTTGAATTGATATTTGCCATTCCATTCTACCAAAAATTTTTTATTTTTTTCCATATCTTCTAAAGTTTCTCCAGGAAATCCCCATACTGTAGAGGCTCCAGACCTTATCCCATATTTTCCAAATAAAGTTATACATCTTTTAAAATCTTCTATAGTTACTCTTCCTCTTTTCATTTCTTTTAAAATTCTAGAAGAAGCGGATTCTAAACCAAACCCTGCTAATCTTAATCCTAATTCTTTTAATATTTTTACAATATCTTCAGTAATAATTTCAGAATTAGTAGAAATTTTTACAATTTTAATTTTATCAAATATATTTCTTTTTATAAGTTCTTCTTTTAATTCTACTAATCGTTTAAGATTAAATACTGAAATATCATCCATAAATACATAATCAGTTATTCCACTTCTTTTATAATGAACATCTATAATTTCAGCTAATCTTTTGCCAGACAAATATCTAAAAGGTCTCCATATTTTTTGTTCAGAACAATGAACACAGCGATTAACACATCCTCTAGTAGTTAAAATAGCTATAGCCTCTCCAAAATCATATTTAATATTTGGATGAATAGGTATAGGTAATTCATCCATAGGAATATAAAGTCTTGGGTTAGTTTGAAAAAGTTTACCATTTTTCCAATAAGCTATTCCTAAAATAGAATCTATTCCAGTTAAATGCCAAGGAGGTTTTTCTGACAATTTTAATATTTCTACTATAGTTCTTTCCCCTTCTCCTATTATTGCAATATCCATATCTTTTGACATAGTTTGAGGTAATGCTGTTATATGAGTTCCTCCTATAATTACTATACTTCCTAATTCTTTTTTAATGTCTTTTGCTAATTGTTTAGCAATCATATAAGATTCGGTAACAGTAGAAATACCTACTATATCGGGTTTATATTCTTTAATTTCTTGTAAACTATAACAAATTTTTATATCTATCTCTATTTTTGCTTGATTAATACTTGCTATTAAATAATCAAAAGTAAGTGAATGAGTTTTTCTTTGAAATTCATTTAAAAAAACTTTTATTAATGCTAATTTTTTCATAATTATTTCCTTTCTGCTACTGCAAAAATAGCTAAATTTCCAAATTTTATTATATCATTAACAATTACTTTATATCCTATATTATTAAATAATTTATTAATTTCTTTTTGTTTATAATGTTTCCAATGCCATTTAGACCTAGATAAAGGTACTGAAATATGAGGAACTGATATAATAATATATTTAGGATTAAGTTGCTTAAATTTAATAAATAATTTTATATCATCTTTAATATGTTCTATTAATTCAAAAGCTGTTATAATATCGTATTTACCTTGTAAATTTAAAGCATCTTGGCAAAAAAATTCTATATTGGAAGTTGACCAATTCATTTTAGCAAATTTTATAGCTTCTTCACTATCATCTATTCCTATTACTTTTTTTGCTAATAATGAAAGAATATAAGCTCCAGAACCACATCCTGTACCTATATCTAATACGGTATTTTCTTGTTTAATATAATTCAAAGCTTTACAATATCTCCATTTTTGATTCCATTGCATTTTATGTAAATCATTACGAACTTGTCTTTCTCCTGACCTTAATTTTTTATTAAAATTTTTATTTTGTTTATTCATTATCGTACCCTCATATCATAAGTTAAAGGATTTTCTCCATTATAAAATTTAGTACCTGGAAAAGGTTTAAATTTATACCATCCTTCTACTAATAACTTTCCTTTGTTTTTTTCTATAAATTCTTTAGTCATTTTTTTATCTTCTAAAGTTTCTCCAGGTAAATCATACATGAATGAAGCTGAAATAGGTAATTTAATTTTATTTGCAATATCAATAGCCTGTTGATGTTGTTCTACTGTAGCACTTTTATTTAAATCTTTTAGCATTTTATTACTACCACTTTCAGCCCCAAATCGAATTCTTTGAAATCCCATTTCTTTCATTTGTTTTGCATTATCTGAAGTTATTAAACTAGACCTTACAAATCCTCTTAATTTTAATTTTTTATTTAAATTTAAACTCATCCATTTTTTATAAATAACTTCAAATCTTAATTTATTACCTATAAATAAATCATCTAAAATCCATAATACTTTACCTTGAGGATATTTATTTAAAATATCTAATACTTCATCAATAAAATATTCAGCACTATGATAACGAACATTACCCCAAAAAGCATTAGAAGAACAAAAATTACATTTAAATGGACATCCTCTTGAAGTTAAAATTGGAATTCTTTCTTTACATTTTCCTCTTTCTGGAAATTTTAAATTATCTATATTTTGAACTGGATAATGTAATAATTTATTAGTATTCTTGTTTATAATTGTTTGAAGAGCTATTTCCCCATCTCCATAAACAATATACTTAAAAGGATAATTTTTAATTTCCTTCCATAATACTCCTTGTCCTCCTAAAATAATAGGAATATTTGTTTTATTTAAAATAGATATAGCTTCTTTTAATCCCCAAGCATTAGTAGAAAGTCCAATAAAATCACAATTATTTAAATCGTTTTTATTTTTAATTATTTTAATATTTGCTATACAATTAGATTTTAAATATCCTAATCCTAAAGGATATTCTGAAATACTGTTTTCTCCACCACATTGAAAAAGTTTAATTTTCATTTTGTCCCCACTATAACTGAGAATCCTTTTTGAAAAGAAGTATCTATTATAACTTTAAATCCACAATCTTCTAATAATTGTTTAATCCTACTATCTCTATTTAAATAATAAGGATTTATTTTGCTTTTTCTTTCTTTTTGGCGATTGGGAATAATTACTGTTTTACATAAAGGCAGTATTTTAGTTTTAAGAAAATCTATTTCTTCTTTATTCATATGATATAAAACAAAAGAAGCATATAAAGCATTTATATCAAGATAAGCATGAGGATATTTAATTATAAAATCTTTAAAAGAATCATTAAATAATAATACCTTAGAAGATTTCTTTAAAGATTTATAAGTGATATAACTTTGATTAAAATATTTTAATTGTTTTTCTAATTCTATTAAAGAATTAGCATATTTCATAATTGACCACATCATCATTCCTGAATTACATCCTATTTCTAACACATTTAAACCTGATAACAAAGGTAAGTATTTTTTAACTAAATTGCCTCTTTGATGAATAACTAAATATCTATGATAAATTTTTATTTTTTTATCCCATTTTTTGCTAATTATATTATATAAAAATTCTGGAATTATGAGGTTTTTTATTAAATGAAGATTATTAAAATTATAATCTTTATGAATATATACTATATCAACTGGAATTTCAGAAATATTAAATTCCATTGCTAATAATAATCTATGCCTTCCATCAACAAATAAAATTTCCCCATTTCTTCCAAGAGCTACTTCAACATGTCTTTTAGATGGATTTTGTTTATAACCTTTTTTCTTTATACTATTATAAAGAATTTTCCAATTATATACTGATTTTTTATTATTTTTAAAAAGATTGTAATCTCCCCAACAAAGTAAATGTTTAAATTTATTATTAGTTTTATCCCAATCTCCATTTAAATAACCACTCTTAAAAGTTAAGTTATATTTTAATATTCTTTGTTTTCGAGTATAAGCAGAAGCTGAAATTGGAGAAATTTTAGTAATAATTTTAGGGTCTATCCAAATTATCTGTCTACTCATGTTTTTATTCTCCAATTAGAAGGTTTTTTCATTTCTTTATTAAAGCCCGTTTTAATTCTAATATTTAAAACTTCCCATACTTTTATTAATTCTTTATCAGCATTATTAACAAGATTTTCATAAATAATCATACAAGCATTAAGCATATTTTTTTCATAAAAATTTTCAAAACTAGTATTAATTTTATCATAAAAATATTTATACATTTCTTTTGGAATAACTCCTCTAACCGAATTTATGTCTTGTTTATACCAAGAATTATAATTATCTATCCAATCTCTTTTTATAAAAATAAATTTAGCTTGTGGAAAATATCGTTTTAAAAATCTCCATCCTAATGCTGATAAATAAGGATTACAAACTATTTTGGCTCCATAATATTTTTTGTTATTTTTAAAAAAACGATTAATAGTATCTATATGATACTTTGAACTATTATACCTTTTTATATGTCTAGTTCCAACAGCAAATAATAAATCATGAGGTTCAAATTCTATAAATTCAATTTTAGAATGTTGCATTAAAAGAGACCTCAATATACTTGTTCCTGCTCTTCTCATTCCTATAATAAAAACTATTTTATCCATTTTCTTTCTCCTGTATATTTAATATATTTTTAATTTTTTCTTCATCTTGTTTAGTAAATGATTTATTATAAAGCCACTTATAAAAATAATAAAACCAAAGTTTAACTTGGTCAATATTTTTAATAGATTCAGGGTTTAATTTTATCTCTTTCCAATTAATATATTTATTATATTCTAAAGTAAAGCCTTTTTTAGAATAAAAAGCATCACCAAAAACTACTACGGGCTTATCTAATAAACAAGCTTCTAATCCTGCTTGCGAATTATTCACCCAAACCAAATCGGCATGTTGTATTAAATTTTGAGTATTAGGAGATTCTTCTGCTCCTCTTATAAGATACATATTATTATTTGAAATATTATCTTGTATCCAATTCCCTGTCTGTCTTAATATACCACTTTTTTCTTCTTTAGGATGGCATTTAAAAATAATATTCCAATTCTTAAAATACTTAGTAAAAATTTTCATAACTTCTTCTATAAAAGTTTTATTATTAAATTTAGAATCGTATACTACTACTTGGTCAAAAGCTACTTGTAATGGTACAAAAATAGTTTTATCGTATTTTAATTGAGAATAATCAAAATTGCCTGTTGTTGGATATTTTAAATTATTTTTAGAAAAAATACTTTGTATAATATTATCTACTTTTTTTATTTTAAAAGAATTTAACACTCTAGTATTTATCCAATCTTTAGAACATCTTGCAAAAGAATGTCTATTACATACATAACCAGTATTAAATTCTATAAATATTTTATCTTTAATAAAAGAATTTTCAATTGCAATAATACCTATATTTAATTCTCTAGCAACTTCTAATATTGCTCTATGAAAATGAGTCAATCCTCCTTCAATTACTATGTAATTAGGCTTTTCTTCTTCAAATATTTTAAAAGCCCAATCTATATACTCCATTACTTCTACCATATATTTTTTTGTTACTTTAGAATTATTAACATACCATTTTGTTTCTCGTAATACTCCTGCTTTTATCATAGATTTTACATCAAATCCCCTATAATTATTTTGAGGTTTATGATTTGATTTAATAAGTAAATTAGAATTACCAGAATTTACAGGAGCGGGTTTCATATCTTTACATTCTACTCCGCATTTAATAAGAAGTTTTTTCAAACTATTCTTATCTGGAGGAAATGTCCATCTATGCCAATCTAAAAATATTACTTTCATTTTATATTTCCTTCTATTGTAGGTCTAATTAATTTAAAATCTTTACCCCAAAGCAATCCTCGTTCTCTTCTCTTTTTATTAACTTCTTTATCTATTTTTTGTTGTTCATCTCTTACTAATAAATGAGTTGAATCTTTTTCATTTGGATAAAATGCTGGATGAAAATGATGTATTTTTATTCCATTACCAAAATAAAATTTATTTAAAGATTCCGCAAATCTTCCTAATTCTGCATCAGCATAAAACGAGACATAATCAGGACAAAAACATTGATTATTAGGAAATCTATTAATAAACTTTTTTCCAATTAATCCCATAGCATATTTAGAAGCTGATTCTAGATTATATTGATTAAAAGTTAATATTCCATCTGTGTTTTTATAAATTTGATTAAATAATTCAAATAAAATATATAAAGTTTCTGGATATAATTGAGTATCATCACAAAGGTATACCATTCCACATGAATCCAATATTTGTAAATGTTTATTCCAAATTCCAAAGGCTCTGTATTGTTTGTTCATGAGATTACATTTAATATTGTTATATTTATTTGTAAAATAATTGTAAGTTATTTTATCATTATTATCAAAATAAATATATATTTGAATTTGGTCTTTTTTTAGATTTTTTTTAGCTTTAAAAATGGAGTTTAAACATCTAATAAGTTTTTCTTTGCGTTTGAATGAGGGAATAACTATATCAAAAATCATAATATCTCCTTTGCTTGTAAATCAAATTTCATTAATACTATTATATTTTTATTTGGATATTTTTTTATAAATAATTTGAATTTTCTTTTATCATTGTTTCTCCACCAACCTTTAATTTCTATATATTTATTTTGTTCGGGTAAATAAAAATCTGGAGTATAAGTACAATCTCCTAAATCGAAAGTTTTTGATTCATATAACCATTTAATTCCTAATTTGTCTAAATATTTAGCATAAGCCATTTCCCAGGAAGACCTCATAAGAATTTTTTTATATTTGATTTTTTTACTATGGTGAGCAATTTTACCAAACATAGGATTATTTTTTCCTTTCATTTTATCTCCATTCCCAAAATTAGGATTATTTTTACCGCTTTGAATAGGATTTAATTTTCCTTTTTTAGCACATGATTTACATCTTCCTTTACCATAAATAGCAGACATAATAGTTATTTCTTTATTGCAATTTTTTTCTTTGCAATAATAAATTTTAGAGCATCTTCCATCTATATAATTACCATTATTTTTACCATTATTTACTATACTAATTCTTTTTTTAGTTTTAATTGTATGTTTTTTACCATAAAAAGGATTGTTTTTGTCTTTCATTCTCTTACTATGTTGTTTATTCGCACATTTTCTACATCTTTTCTGTCCATATTTAAAAGTATTATAATGAATCTTATTATTACATCCAGATTCTTTACAATAATATTTCATTAGATTTCTCCTAAATTTTTAAATGGTAAATAATTTTTTAATAAACTAATATCAGAACAATTATAAATTTGAATTTCAGGGTGATTTTGTAATACATAAAAAGCATATCTAAAATATAAAGTATAAAAAGCTAATCTTTTCTTAAAATGATTTTTTGAATATCCATATCCTCCATGAAAATGGGTATTTTCTGTAAAATTTAAATCTATACCTAGTAAATTTATTTTTTTATATCCTAATATAATTGCTAACTGAAGAGCACAGTAACCGCTATTACATCCATGCCTAAAATTAGTAAAATCAAATCCAATACCTTTATCATATTTAGAAAAAATAAGAACATCTATCATATCTAAATCATAAGAAATTTTATGTTTAGTATCTGTTAATTTTCCATTTTTATATTTTAAATAAGCATTATTCATAGCTCCAACAAAAAACTTAGCAGTTTTATTTCTTTTAATTTTTTCTCTATAATTTTTTAAAAACATATAATCCATAGTTATAAAATAAGTAGGATTTTTAACATGAAATATAGTTTTATTAACAACAATAGTATCTTTATCTTTTAATAAATCAAAATCAAATCCTTTTAAAGAAGCTCCTCCACCAATAATATATATTTCTTCTTGTCTCATTTTAATCCTCGAATTTCCAATTAAAATATTTAATATCTTCTTTACATTTCTTTTCAACAATTTGTTTTATTTCTTTATTATAAAATTCTTTATAATTATATAAACCATAATAATGAACTTTTTTATTTTTCATAGATATATTTATATTTAATTTTTTGTTTAATTTTTTTATTCCTTCTTCTAATTTATCATAATATATAATTTGGTCAACTAACATTCCTTTTTCATCTTTAATATATGATACTTGATTAAATACTTCTCCTAAACTATTTAATAACCATTCTTTAAATCTCCAAAATTCTCTAACTTGAGTTTCTGTTAAATGTCCATATTTAATTCCTCCAAATTTCCACCTCGATACCACTATTTTATAAGAATTTCTTACAATAGTAACTTTATAATAATCGGGATATTTATTAATCAATTCTCTTGTTATTTTTGCATGAAAATCTATTATTTCTTGAGCTTTAGGGTCTATATCTCTAATAGCTTGTTTAAAACTAGCTCCTCCTGTTTTTTGTATATGAATAAATATTAATTTTAATTTATGACTAATAAGCATTATATTAAATTCTTATATTTAAGATATTCTATTACTTTTTTAGTAGATTCTTCTATAGTTTCTAATTCTGTTTTTATTTTTATTTCAGGAGTACAAGGATATTGATAAGGAGCATCATATCCTGTAAATCCTTTTATTTTTCCTTCTTTAGCTAATTTCCACATTCCTTTAATATCTCTTCTTATACATTCTTTAGAAGAACAATTAACATATACTTCTATAAAATTAGTAACATTTTTTCTTATTATATCTCTAGTTTTTCTATAAGGAGATACAAAAGAAGCCAAAACAATTATTTCATTTCTTGATAATAATTTGCTGATAAAATTAATTCTGTTTATATTTTTATCTCTATCTTCTTTTGAAAATCCCAAATCATCACTTAATTTTCCTTTACGAACGATATCACCATCTAATCTTTCTATATTTTTTCCCAATTGTTTTAATTCTATTGCTACTGCATCTGCAATAGTAGTTTTACCAGAGCAAGGTAATCCAGTAAACCAAATAACAGCTCCTTTAGTTTTAACTTCTAAAGAAAATAAATTTAAAAATATCCCATGATAGAAAAAATATAACGCCATATTGATACTATTCCAAATTAAAGAAGCTCCTAATGCTCCATAATTTTGCATAGCTTGTTTAGCTCCTATTTTAAAAAATAAAGCATTTATACAAATTACAAAAATTCTATAAGTAATTCCTTGCCAACTAAAAGTTCTTTTATTTATTTTTCTTAATTTCATATTATATTTTTTCTGTTTTTTATTCTACCTGTAGGTTTAATATCTTTAAATAATACTACTAATTCATAAGTTTCAATTTGATATTTTATTCCTAAGTATTCTGTTTTTAAATGTAATAACAAATTATGAATATTAGAAAATTTAAATTTAAAATTAAAATCATCTTTAGAAATATCATATATCTCTTTTTTATTAACTTTAGCTATATAAATATATTTTACATTTTTAAACCTACCTTCCAAAATAGGAAGTATAGTATACCAAAAAGTTCTATTTATGGGAGAAACTTTTTTATCATTTTGAGTATAAAAATTTTCTCCAAAATATTTAACTTTAACTATGTTAAAATTTTTATTAGATGGATGATAAATTAACATAATTCCTCATTTATTGCAATTTTGTTTATGTTGTTCCTTTACTTCTTCTATCCAATTTTTAAATTCTTCTTCTGTAACTAACCTATTATCACATCTCAATTCCCAAGTATGATTACAATATAAACACATAAATACTTGTTTATCAAATGGTTTTTTCTTGGACATTAATTTTCACTTCTTTCTTCTTTTTTTCTATTTCTTGTTTATTTTTATAATTATCTATTAATTGTTGTATTGTGGTTTCCAAAGGCTTTTCTCCTTTTGCAACTCCACTCCAAAACCTCTTTCTTTCTTGTCTATTAACAAATTGTTTATTTAACCATTGAGCAAACTTATACAGTTTTTGAAGACTCTGATAAAACTCTACTTCTTTATCTTTTTTAGTATCTTGTTGAACCTTCTGATATTTAGCTTGAACTCTCTTTGAATACCAAGTATACAATGCAATAATTATTTTTCCAAACATGTAAACCTCCTTTTATTTAATTAAATTTACAATTTCTTCTTTCTTAAATCCATACTTTTTTACTTCATAATTAATAATCTCTCCTAATTTATTTAACCTCTTTTGTCTATTAGGAGGATTATCTAAATCATAAGTAAACATACTATTATCTAATTCTGCTGGAGATACCGTTAAAGCTTCCTTACATAAAAGAATTCCTTTATCTGCAAATATTTTAACTATAAACTGGCTACAAGTAAAAGCTTTAATATTATTTTTAAATCCTAAAACTAAACTTATATTATAAGCTTGTCCTTTAAATTTTAAAGCATGTTTACAAATTTGCCTCTTTTCGTAATCAGTTAATCCTTTAACTCTTAAAAATTTATGGTCTATCTTGTCTTTATAATATTTATTATAATTTAATTTGGTAATTCCCTTTCCTAATATATCTAATACTTCTCCATTACCTAAATATAAAAGACAATGATTCCAATAACTTTTAGTTACTAATCTTACATACCAACCAAAAATCCCATAGTTATGAGCTAATATTATATCTGCTTGTTTAGGTTGTAATTTGGTTTTCATTATTTTTTATCTTTTTCATCTCCATTCAGATACAATTTATTGTCATGTTCTACAAGATGATACCATTTATCAATTATAAACTCTGTTTTAACTTTTAATCCCGATTCAGGTATTGTAATAATTGCACTCTTTCCGTCAAATTTAATCCACATATTATTCCTCCTTATTAGATAAATCTATTACTGTTACGTTATCTGGTATATTTTCAAAACGATGGATAATGAAAAAAAGCTGAAAAGGTAAATTTTGAAATAAAGAAATGATATGATAAAGAGTTTCTTTATCCAATGAGCTGAATCCTTCATCTGCAATCATAATACCTGATTCTCCTTTTTCCATAAGTAGAGCAAGTTTAAAACCAATCTGCAATATTAATTTTTCACCACCACTTAAATCATGATATTTATATTCTACTTCATCTTTATATAATCTAATTTTAAACCTATCTTTACTATCAATTATAAACTTAACTTTAAAATTAATTTTACTTAATACATCATTAATTATAGGTGTTAAAGTTTTTATACTTTCAGTAAGGTAAAAAGTAGATAATTTATCTACTTCTTGAATAGCAGTCTTAACAATAAGAATATCTCTTTCTGTATATTTATATTTTTTCTGTTTAATTCTAGCTTTTAATTTCATCTCTAATTCAGCAAGTTTAGAAACGTGAGGTCTAAATTTATCCAATCTTTTCTTCTCAAAATTTAATAAATCTTTATCTATTTCTATTGTTTTAATATGATTTTGAATTTTTAATTTTGCTTCTAAAGTTTTTATCTTAATATCTTTTAATAATTCATCTCTTTTTTTAATAGCTATAGCTTGCTTACAAGTATAACAAATCTTTTCTTTATTTAATTTGGTTCGTTTTTCTTCTAAAGATTTTATATTATATTCTAAACTTCCCATTTCTCTTTCTGACCTACGAACTTCCATTTCTAAATTATTAACTTTATTTTTTAATTTATTTTCTTTCTGTTTTAATTCTCCTAATTTATCTTGAATAATTTTCAATCTTTTTTCAGATGGATAATGTTTATATATTATTGCTTTATCTTTGCAATACATTTCTCTATGTGTTTTAATTTTAAATAATTTTTCTCTTAATTCTACAAATATTTTTTCACATCCAGCAAACAATATTTTTTTAAAGGTAGATTGTCCTTCTTCCAAAAAATTGGCATCAGAACTACGAGCATCAATAATTCTAAATTTTTGAAAATCTGTTCTACTACCAAAATTATTATCTATCCAATTCTGAGCTTCTGTAGCAGTATTAAAAGGCATCTCTCTTCCATCTTCTAATATCTTCAATTTAGTAGGGTAGCTTCTTATAATAGTAAATAATTTAGTTTTATGTTCAACATCTATTTCTACAGTAGTAGATTTCGCCAAACTTCGTGTTGGGAGGTCTTTTAGGGTCTCTGCTATAGAATATCCGTAAAAGGCAAATAGGAGCGAGTGAAGGGCAAGTGTGGACTTACCTGCCCTAATTTTGCCCTTAAATAAGACCATTTTACCTAATTTTAGGGCTTTATGGAGGAAATTTTTAAAAGTTTTGACTTTGATTTTAGTTATGAACATAATTGATTATTATCCTCATTATATTTTTTTATTTTTATATTATCAAAAACTTCCCATCCAAAGCTTACTAATAAACTATAATAAGGTTCGATTATAGAAGAACATCTTTGGTCAACTAATCTAATTTCTTTTTTAGTATAATTTATTAATATATAACTGTTTTTAACAAAATCTATCATATAATTACCTATTATCTCCCTTTCCTTTTAATTTTCCTCGTTGTTGTCTTGAAGTAAGTTTAGTAATATTATCCCTAGCAACACTACTTAATGTTAAATCTAATTTCTTTGCTAACACTCCTACATACCAAAGTACATCTCCTAATTCTTTATTTACTTTAATTCTAAGTTCATCTCTGGATTCCTTATCTAATTTAGTATCTCTTAAATACTTCTTAACCTTTTCAGCTACTTCTCCAGCTTCCCCTGTTAATCCTAAAGTTAATCTAGCAAGTATAAGATTGTTGTCATTTTTATTCCTTTTGAAAAATTGAAGAGCTTGTTTTTGATATTCATTAAATCTCATTTAGATTCCCCTTTATAAGATATTCCTATTATATTAAAAGGAGCAGAAACTCCTCCACTAAAATAAGAAGCACTTTCTAATGCTTTTATAATTTTACTTTTAATAAATATATCTACATCTTTAATCCCATATAAACAACCTAACGCATAATCTTCTCCACAACCTGTTGCCATAAAATTATCATATAATTGTTCAACTTGAAAATCATCTTCTATACAATATAAATTATTCTTATATCCTATAATAAAAGTTCCTCCTATTTCTTCATTATCTTTTATTTTAATATAACCATTATTTTTTAAACATTTTCTTACTGCATCTACAAAATCAGTTACCAGAAATTCATAATCGGATTGTTCTTTATTTTGTTTAGGAATTTCTAATTTATATCTTAACAATTGACCCATACGAAAAGAAGAAGTAAATCCAAATATCACGTTACCATTTCTAAATACTTTTTCGTCTTTTCTAATTCTAATATCTGTTCCTGCTACTCCTGCTGAATCTCCTCCAATATAAAGTATTTTATTCTTTTTATCATTATATCCTACAATACAAGTAGTAGTTTTCATTTTAATGCCTCCTTTAACAATTTCCTTACATCTTTATCTTCTATTTTTCTTATACCTTCTCTGATAATATCTTCCAATTTTTTCTTTTTATCTATAACAATATTATCCTCTGTTTTTATTACTCTATCTTGAATATCTAGTTTTAACTTAAAACTTTTAAATTTATTTTTATATTCTTCTATAATATTTATTTCCTCTTTATATTGTTTATAAGATGATATTATTAAACGAGCCTTAATGTTTTTATTCTTTTGTTTAGCAAGTTCTTCTATACTTTTAAAATCTTTCATAGGAATTGGAGAACCTAGTCTTTTTCTAGTCCATTCAGATTGGTAAAATTTTATCATATAATATTTACAAATATCTTTACTTTCATTAAAATTTACAAATCTTACACTTCCAGGATGAAGAATTCTAGGAGTAACATTTTGCCACGAATGTTGATGTCCAAGCATTACAAATTTATGTTTTTTTAATTCAAATGTTTTTTTAAATGCAGTACCATATTCATATTCTGATTTATCAGTCATAAAGTGCCCAAAAAAAGTTCCTTCATCATCAACATAATGGTTTACAACTTCTATTCCTAAATATTGTAAATAGTCAATAACACTTCCATCTCTATCTTTATCATGATTACCTTTAATAAATATTACTTTATTATATAATTTTTTAAAGAAATAAGCCCACTTAGTACCAAACTCTAATTCTTTAGCTGTTGGTTTAGAAGATTCGTAATAATCTCCCAACATTATTAAAAGGTCTCCCTTAGTTCTACAAATTTCTTTAAATATTTCTTCTAGTTCTAAAAGAGAATCTTCTGAAATATGAGGGTCGCAAAACGCTATTTTTACCATAATTTTTTCTCCCAAAGGCTAGGGAGGAGGCTTGGGACATGGCGAACCTCCCCCTAGCTAATATTAATTATTCTTCAACATTATCTTCTGTTTCAACAGTTTCTACATTATTAGTGCGAGAAGGTTTTACCTTATCAACTCCTAATTTTGCCATCACTCTTACTAAACTTGCTCTAACACTAAGTATAACTTTAACACCTACTTCAACAGATTTCCTAACTACTTCTAGCTTCTGTTCCATAGTGGAATCTTTAGAAGCTATAGTATCTTTGGCTATCCTTAATTCTTTTCTTACGTCTTTACCTGTTATCATTTTAAAACCTCCTTGTTTTGTTATTGTTATTAAGCATTACCGTATTCTAAATCTTCTGGTTTATCTTTTACCGTTTCAAATTGTTCAGTTATTCTTAAAATAGAAGTAAAGGGATATAGTAAAGTTTTATTATCTTGAGTTTCAATAACATAACAATAATCATTATTTATAGTGTCTTTTGGATTTAATATAGTATCATGAAGGGCTCCATTTACAAAACTAACTTCTATTCTTACTAATTTTCTATTATCCATCATATTTCTCCTTATTTATATGGTCTATAATTTCGTTAATTTTATAACCCAATAATATTGATTCAGTCGTATCTCCGTTTAGTGGTGGTAAAATTTTTAACTTTTTTATCTTCTTGGGCTTGATAGATTTCCAACAAATCATACAATGACTAAATTTCTCTTGTATCATAGGCTTTTCACACTTACACCATTTGGTATTAGATTTAGTAAGTTTGAAAGGTTTATAACACAAACCACAACATAAGGGTTCTACTATCTGACCATTCACTACCATTAAACCTTTATTGCCACACTCACAATACTTAATTGTAACTTCTTTCAACCTTTCACTACATTCAGGGCAATAAATAATACGTTTAGGTGATATAGTATGCTGTCCTCTTAATTTAACACCTTGGGTTTCTTTCCATTTCTTACAACAATTATTCATATCTTTCTCCTTTATTTCTTTTTCTATTATACTTTTTCTTATTCTTTTCTATTTTAGTAAACGGATTCATCTTCCAAAATTTCCTAATTTTAACATTAATAATTTTATTACATCTATTACATATAATATTGTCTTCTTTATAATTAGGAATAGCAATTTTACATTTACAATATTTACTTTGTCTTTTCTTCATTTAAAAATCCCTCCAAATCCCATCGCATTGCTTCAAATATTGTTACCAACTTTTTTAAAATATTCCGTTCCAACATCATTTTCCAATCTATCATTGATTTCTCTATATGATTAAAATTATCTTCATCAAATGCTAATACATTCTTAGGTTGTTCTTTTTTATGTACTACACTTATATTTTTTGATAAATAAGTAGGAACTTCCCATTCTTTTTTAGCATATTCGATACCTTCTTTACGAGTTATATTTTTTTCCAATACAATATCATCCCGGCCTAAATTCCCTTTATCCTTAATTATAGTCTTAATTTTAGGTTCTTCTATAGGTTTTACATAAATATAATAAAAAGCTTCACCAACTTTTTTAGTATAGTCTTTAGTATTATTTAAAGCTCTTAAAAAAATCGGAACATTTTTGTATTCTTCTGGTTTCATTCCTAATTTACAAGGACAAGAAATATCTTGTAGGGATTGATTCTTAAAATTATTAATTTCGCTTCTTATCCATTTAAAAATTAATTCTTTTGATTGTCGAAGTTTTATAATTTTATCTATTAAAATTTCTTGAAATTCCTTCATATAAATTGTACTATCTTTTCTTTTAATCTCTAATCCTTTTGTAATAGGTTCAATTCCTTTTGGTGTTTTTAAATAACCTTTATACCTACATTTGGTACATAATAATATACTCTCAAAAACTCCTTCAAAACCAAAATTTAAAGAAATATTATCTTTGTCGTATTTTTCTTTTGCCCATTTAATTGCTAAGTCATTTAAAAGATTTGAAATATCTTCCTTATGATTATCTATCATAACGCTGTCCGTATCTACATATAAAACTTTATGTCCTTTCTTATATAAAGCAGTTACTACATAATCTAAAAAATCTCTTACTAAAAAAGTAGTAGTTTCCGCTATTTCTTCAGAAAATAAACGAAAGAACCGATTTCCAAATACTCCATAGCATTGTCCTGTTAAACTAAAATTTCCCTTCCTACCAGCAAATAGATTATGATTTTTTTTAGTAGTACAACAATAAACAAATCCATTATATTTTTCAGTTTTAATTTGTTTATTATTTATAGATTTATTTGTATTGCTCCATACAATTCTATAAGTATTTTTATCTTTATAATATCTAACTGAATTATTTCCCATTAAAATTAACAAATTTAATAAATCCTGAGTTAATTGCCAAGAGTTAGTATTGTATCTTTTTTCTCTTTTATTACCATCTCCTTTATATAAAGTATTCCAAAATAAAGAAATAATATTGTATCTTTCTTTAAAAATAAATTTTGGAATTTTTTTATTAAAAGAATTATTTCCACAATTATCTTTAAAATAGTAATATAAAACTTCTGAACAAAATGATAATCCTTTATTATTTTTCCAATTAATATCAAAATCGCAATTTTTAAGTAAATCTTCTATTTCTTCTCTATTTTGTTTATCATATTGACTAATACTTATAACAGTACTAATATCTCTTTTTGTTTTTTCATATTGTTTCATTTTAGATTTATAAATACTTCCTTCTGATATAAACCAACCTAATAATTGAATAAAATGATATTTAGAAAATATTATAGGTGATAATTTTGTTTTAGGTCTTATTTCTCCATAAATTTTCCAATCAGCTTTATAAAAAGATAATAATTTTTTTTCAGTTATTTCTTTAGCATTACAAATATACCAAGTATGATGATTATTTCTTTTTGTAAGTTTCTTTTTAAAAGGGAAAATTTTTGTTTTTCTTATTTTATACATATTTTTTGTTCTCATCCAAATTTTACCATCATTTTTTTGTAAAATATTTAAAAGAGTAATTATAGTTGATGAATCTATTATTCTAGGTTGTATTGAAGGAATAGTATAATATTTACCAGATTGTTTATATAATTCTTTAACTGATTCAAATTTATTTTTTTGAGTTCGTTTATTTTGAACTAAAAATTTATGGTCATTTGTAATTTTTAAATTTGTTAAATCATTTTTATAATTATAAATATCTCCATTATAATTTAATTTTTGAGTATCTATTATTTCATCTTCTTCAACTTTTAAAGTTATAGGATTTACATTATATACCTTATCTCCTATTTTAATATCTTTAATATTTTTAATACCTTCTGTTGTAATTATATTTGTATCTGGTGTAAAACAAGAATTTACAATTGTCTTTATAGCATCATAACTTTGCTTAGTATCAATATATTCTTGACTATCCAATTTACATTCTTTCAATTGATTTTTAATTTTCCTTTTTAAAGTTAATAGTTTTTTAGTTACAGTTGATAAAAGTTTAGTATTATCTTGAATATAATAATGAGTATTTCCTACTATAGTTTTTAAAGAATGGTCTTTATTATATTGTAAATTTTTATTTTCATCTCTATCCATATTTTTTATAGTTATAGGTAAAGTATTTTCTTCTTTTTCTGATTTTAAGTTAGCAATATCTAAAGCGAAATTTATTATCATGGATGGGTACGCTTCGGAAATATCATATGCTCCCACGTCAAAAAAAGCACCACTTTCCAGTATATCACGATAAGCTCCTGTAAAATCTGGTTTATCAGCTAAAGTTCCTCTTCTTTCATCAGGTTTCATTGGCAAAACTACTTTTTGATTCTTCGCTTCTGATAATAAAAGCATATCTAAAATTCGACTATTAAAATTTAAATCTTCCCATTCAACTTTAGACATTCTTCTAATTTCATCGAAGTAAGGAATAAGTTGTTTCTTTTCTTCTAATTGTTTCATTATAGTTACATCTTCTATATTTCTTTCTTTAATTTCATCTGTAAGTTTAGAAAAATCTACTTTAGAATGAACTTTTCCTTTTCCTAAATGTTTTTGTGCAATATAATCTAAAGTGTATTGTAATTCTTTATTCATAGTTATTTTCTTAAACCATTCAAGATAATCTACAATACTTATTCCTGCTGGATAATATACATCTTTTTTCCCATATCTAGATTTTCCTATAGGGCTAATAGCTTCAGGAAAAACTTCTCCAGTTAAAAGATGATATCTATGAAATAAATAATCATAATCAAAATCTACAAACCAACTTAACCATAAATCAAATGCTTCCGATTTCATATACACTACAAAATCTTCTAACATTTCCCTTTCATCACTATCATAATCTTTTAAGAAGAAAGTTTTAATTTCATCAGTAAAGGAATTATATACGGAAATACAACTTACAGGTTTATTCGCTATTTGAACATTGGGTTTTTCATCTGTTAAAATTTCTATATCAATAAAAGAATATTTAATTTTAGTTTTTTCTAATTTATCTATTTTATCTATTAAATATCTTTTAGTTAGTTGAATATCAGCTTCATAAGAACTATCAGTTCTATTTTGAGCTATCTCATGAGGAGCAGATACAATTACTTTTCTAAGGGGTTCACCTGTAAAACTTAGATAAGAACCATCATCATCGAGGATGTAATAATAAGGAAAGAAACTATTAATCGTTTTTATATTTAATTTTCCTGCATCATCTCTACAGAATAAATAAATTGACCTAAACTCATTCGCAATATTTATAAGTTTCATTTTATCCTCTTTTTAATAATTTTTCCACACTTAGCACATTGTTGTTCTTTATTCTTAGTAAGCATCCCTGCTAAAGCTGGTTTTTTACAATTACAATATTTAATTAACATCTTTTTGTTCTCCAAGTTTAATTATTGTAGGTTTACCTTCAGTAGAAGGTTGAGAATCTGTATTATCTAATTCTAAATAACCTTGTTTTCTTAATTCAGGTATACCTATATATTTACCTTTAATTATTCTACCACCTTGTTTTTCTCTTTTAATATCATTAGCATCAATTTTTCCTTTATTTACAAATGCGATTTCTACCATTTCAGAATCTACCAAAACCACGAATCTATGTTTTAAAGGAGGGCTTACTTCAAATCCCTGCCCTTTTTGTAAAACTACTTTACCAAATTCACTCTCAATTCTAACCTTACCTTTTAATACATAAAATAAATTTATTTTATTTTCATGTGTATGTTGGGAGCAATAGGTATTAGCTTTAAGTTTAAGGTAATCTATTTCACAAGTATCTGTTAAAAGAATTCTATTGCGAGTCCCCCACACCTTAAAAATATTACTAGAATCTTTCATTATTTACCTCCTTGTATCTTTTCAACTATGGCTGTGGCTATTACATCTGAAAATAATTCTCCTACCATTGTTCCATCCAATATTCTTTTACGAGTAGTTTCTACTATTGTTATCCACTCTTCCACCGTTATACCCTTGATACGAGCTATCTCTAGTTCAAGACAATTATGACAATTTCTTCCACTCGGGGCGCCTCTTCCGCAAGTAGGACATAACCACATACCGAATTTGACTTCTAAAGCCTCTTTAGCCTTAAAGAGTTCGGCTAGGCAATTATGATATTTCTTACTCCAACCCAAGCTAAGTTTTTCCCACTCACTTCCTTCGTATGCCATCTTCTTCAACCTCTCCACCTCTGCCTTAGCTTGGGCGAGTTGTTCTTCAAGAAGCTTGATTACAGCAGTTGTATCACATGCTAATTCATCTCGTTCTGCTTTGATACTGTCTACCTCAGCAAGCAAACTCTTAAGGGCATCTGCTTCATCTTTGTCCTCTTTTATTGAAGGTTTGAGTTCGCCCAAAAGTTTAATCCTATCCTCTACTATTTCCTTCTGCCTTTTATCCATAAATCTTTCTCCTTATTATTCAGGATTCTTTCTCATTTCTTTATCTAAATTATTATTAACATTTTGTAAAGCGGTTATACTTTTATCAGCAGATTCTTTATGTGCTCTTATAATATTTCTAACTCTACGATAAGGCATGGTATCTTTTTGAGCTTCTTTTTCTGCTGAAGCGGAAACGAATTTTTTTTCTCCTTCGTTCTCTATTTCAGTTTTTATTTCCATATATCTTTCTAATTCTTTATGTTTCTTATAATAATTTGCCAATCCTAAAGCAATTCTTAAATCTGAATATGCTCCAGCTAATTCTATTATAGCTTTATTAATTTCTTCAGGATTATCATGAACAATTCCTTTTTGAAATAGATTAGCCCAATAAGTAACCTTTTTAATAGGCTTCTCTAAATAATCTAAAGCTTCTTCTAAAGTTTCTTCTTCTTTAAAATATTTTTCTAGTTTTTTATAATCCACTTTTTTCTCCTTCTTTGTTATTTTCTATTTGTTCCGCTTTTCCTAAAAACCCATCTTTTACAGTATCTGGATGAAATCCATAAGCAATCAAAGCATTTTCAATTTCATTCATAACATTATGAATTGATTCTGCATCTGTATCTATTTGAACTCTTCTTCTTAATTCTCCATTGCCTTCATATTCTAATATTATTTTCATGTTACCAATTCTCCTTTCTAATATCTAAAAGAAATTTATTTGCTTTCTCTAGATTAGGTTTCTGTTTACATCTTTCTAAATGTTGTTCTATGGTCTCTCCTAAATGGAAGTTTCCACTTATAGAAACAGGTTGTTCTTTTATTTGAGGAAATTCTGCTAAAATTTCTTTAGCTCTTTTTTCTATCCTATTTGTTTCCATTTTTAATTTCCTTAATTAATTGATTACAAATATTTTTAATATGATTTGACATTTTATCAGCTAATTCAGAAAAATTTAAACAATCAGCTTCCATAACTTCTCTTCTTAATATTACTTCCGCTTTAGAATTTATTAATTTTAAACCTTCAATAATTCTTTCTATCCTATTTGTTTCCATTTAACTTCTCCTTTTTGTTCTAACCATTCTAAAAATTTATTAAAATTAGTTTCTATAAACTCTCTCCATACTGGTGCTGAATCTATAATAATTCCTTCTTCTATAGTTATCATGGATGTTGCAAATGAAGTAGAAACCCAATAATATTCTTTCATTTATTTGTCTCCTATTATTCCTATTGGTATATCTTTTAAATTATTACATCCTTTACATACAAATCTATATTCATCTTTTCCAGCATAAATTTTTGTAATATCTTTAAGTTCGTATTCTTTATGACAACAATAACATTCTACTGTTTTATTTTTCATATTTATCTCCCCATAAATAACAACCTAATTTTTTATGTCTAGCTCCTCTTACCCATCTTATAGCTTTTCCTAAATCATTACCTCTATACCCCCCATGCCAAGCTTCACTTGTAGAACCTGTCCAATAAATTCCATAACTATCATAACCATAATCAGCATGTATCATTCTATTTCCTAAACAATACATAAAAGGAGGACTTTGAAAATCTGACCTATAATAACATTTACAATCCCTACTATATTTCCATCCTTTGACTCTATGATACCATCTATCAGGAATCTTTTTTATTTTAGTCTTTTCCATACTAATTCCTCCACTTTATTCCAATCCTTGTCTGTCATGATTTTCATAAATTTATCTTTCCCCCTAGCTTTCTTATCTCCAAATTTATAAGTTTGACCAGTAAATTCTATAACAGAATATTTAATACCAGCATGAAGTAAACTTATATCATTTTCTATTTCTCCATCCTCGAAGAAAAAATTAATGTAGGCAGTACGTTTAGAAACCCCTCTTTTATTTTTATATCCATGTATTTTTAATTCCGTTCCAATTCTAACCTTATCTTTCCCTTGTCCTACATCTATAGGTTTACCAATTTTAAATATCACTCTAGTATCATACATAAATTTTAATGCTCTACCGCAAGGGGTGTCCTCTGGATTCCCCCACATCACATTCATCTTTTCCCGAATTTGATTAATAAAAATAAGAGTTGTAGTTTCATGAGCAATTTTTTTATATAATTTTCTAGTAAATTCTGAATAAGCTTTTGCTTGTGCTCCTCTAGTTTTATCGCTTAATGTTCCTTTTAATTCTGCTTCAGGTACTAAAGAAGCTACACTATCTACTGCAATAAGGTCTACTTCAGGTATTAAATCTAGAATTTTATCACAAGCATGTTCTACTGAATCAGGAAAAAATCTTAAAAGTTTATCTACATCTACTCCCATTTGTTTAGCCCAATTTTCATCAAAACTTTCAGAAACTATCCAAACACAAATTTTACCTAAAGATTGATATTTGGCTACAGTCTTTAATAAAAACGTAGTTTTTCCACTAGATTCATTCCCGTAAAACTCAACTTTGTGTCCACCCTCAACTACCTTTATTCCTCCAATTACATAATCCAGTGCATAAATTCCTACTCTAATAGTCTCATATAGTTTATCATTAGAAGAGCCTCTAACTAATCCAAAATTCTTTTCTAAGTCTGATAATTTTTTATCTAGGTCTTTATTTGCCATTATTTTCCTCAATTTCTAATATTTTTTCACTAATAGTACCATCAGGGTATCTTAATATACTTAACTCCGCTATAGTTCCATCTTCAAACTCTAATTCTATTTCTGCTCCTGACCATCCAGTTCTAATATCTTTTAATACTTTTCCTTTAATTTTTTCTAATTTTTTATAAAATTTATTTCCCATAATATCCCTCCACTAATCCAGCTAATGCTAATATGATACTGTCTGCTTCATCATTATTAGTAATTTCTAATCCCAAAGCTAAATTTACATAATCTATAATTTCATTCTTAAATTCAATTTTAGTCATTTTCTTTTTAGATTTCTTAAATTTAATTTTAGCTCTAGCCGAATTTGGCATTATTAAAGTTGTATATGTAGAAATTCGTTTTAATCTATCATAAGTTAGGATAGAATTATAAGCTAGAGATTTAGTTGTCAAAACGCTAAAAGCATAATAACAGTCCTCGATTTTTGTATAATCAAATTTATATAATTTTGACCATTTGTTTTTTAGGTCATCTAACTGTTCGGTGTATAAATCTAAATTTTTCAATCTTTGTTCTATAGTAGATTTTTTAGCTAATTTAGGAACTTCGATTTTTTCTAAACTTTCTAAAATTAAATAAGTATCAGTAGTTCTAATAATTGCAAATGCTGTATGATAAACTGCTGTATCTGCTCCAAGAGCAACCATATTATCTTTTAGCTTTACACCTAAGAAAGTTTCCACATTAGATTTTTTTATTTTTTTAATATACATCTTTCCCCCAAAAAATAAGAATATTCCACAGAGGCAAAGTTATTTCTATTGTTCTCATATGTTTATAATATTCTATTTTAAATTTAAATTTCCTACATGATTTTGCTAACCAATAAGCTATAATTTTCATGATTTAAATACTCCTATATTTTCTAAAATCAACAATCCTATTATACTACCATAAAACATAAATATTAATACCCAAACCCAATTCTTAACCAGTCTCTTTAATATCTTCATCTAATTCATCCACCCTCTTAAATAATTTAGTATCCCATGAATACTTACAAGGTATTTTATGATTCTTAATTTTAACTTTAGCATCTCTCAATTTATCTATATGAAATCTCCCAAATTCTCCATCATCTTCTTTATCATAAGTATATCTACAAGCAAATGATGGAAATTGATTAATAAGGTCTGGAGCTAACCAAGTATCATTTTTTCTTAATTGAACAAAAATTATTAATATTCCTTTAGTTTCTCTTACTTTGTCAGCTAAATTTTGTAAAACTTTGTCAGTTTCTGCATAATTACGAGGACATATCCAATCTATAATAGTTATTGCTCCATCTTTTAATTTTATTTTATTAGGATTAGAAGTTTCTTTAATTGAAAAATCTCCTTCTTTTAATCCTAATTGTTTCGCAATTTTTGCGTAGCGACTCCCTCCTTCCAATGATACATAATAAGGTTTAATATTTTGGTCTACTAATTGTTTGATAATATTTACTGAAATGTGAGTTTTGCCTATTGCAGGAGAAGCTCCAATTAATAGAAGGTCTCCGACGTGAAAATACATAGTATCATAAAAATAAGGCATCTTAAAATCTATAGGAATTCCTGTATTCATAAATTCTTCAGTCCATTCCGAATCATCAATAATTTCATAAGCTTTGCCATTTCTTACAATTTGCTTCTCTCTAATTAAATACTGAAGAGCTTTATCTACTCTCTTTTTATCTTCTCCTCTATTTGTTCCAACTACTGCCATAGCTATTTCTATTCTACCAGCTTCTTCTACACAATCTTTTAAATATTCTAAAATTTTATGAGCTAATTCTGTCTCGTCAAATTGAGAATATTTATTTAACTCTTGTAACATTGCTCTTACCATTTTTGATTCCATTGGTTTTTCTAAAATATGTTTATTTAAAACATTAAGAACATAACCTGTTTGTTTCATATTTAATTGCTTTCGTAAAATCCCTCCAAGTTTTATAAATTCAGTATTACAACATCCTTCCAATTGATTATTTTTTAACATAAATTTCTTTGGGTCTATTTTAAAATCTTCAGTTTTTATATCCTCTATAATACCTTCACTATAAGTTTTATTAGAAGGTTTCATTTTTGATAATATAAATTGTTTTAATTTGTCAGGCATTTTAGGTGGTGTTGTATTTTCTTTAAAACTTCTAGAATCATTGTTACCTACTTTTGAAGGAGCAAGTAAAATATAACCTCCATTATTTTCTATATCTAAATGAATATCTTGAACCTTAATATAAGTTTTGCGAATATCTTCTTCATATTGATAAATTAAATGATGACCTCCAAGATTATGTTGTACTAAAGGATTACCTACTATATCTCCCATTTCTTTATAAACTTTATCTAATCTGTCTTGTCTTAATTGCATCAATTCTTCTAATCTTTCTTTTGAAATTTTCTTTGTTCTTATTTCTTTCTTTTCTTCTTTAGTTAAAGCATCTATGTCAATGGCGGTTATATTACTTCTCTTACCAGTTTTAACTCCTATATTAAGACCATCATTTAGCCAATTTTTCCATTCATATATTTCTTTATGAGGTATAATAGTCCAATCTTTTATTTCAAATGGAACTTTACCATTAGCATGTATAGGTACTAAATCAAATCCCCATTCTTGATACTTATTTAAAATATCTTCAATAGCTTGATTATCTTTTTCTGTAGTAACTTTAATATCTAAATATTCCTTTAAATATTGTAAAATCTTTTCATCATCCCAACTTTCTTTATCTTTTTCTATTATTCTTACTATATCTATAAGATTCCAGTAACGATTTAACAATTTCTTTGGCTTACAAACGAAACAATTAATTTCATTAACATTAGGAATAATATTAGCAGTCTTACCACATTTGGGACATTTTAAAGTTTTTATATTACCTCTACTTAATTTTACTTTTTTATTTTTTAAATAGATAAGCAATTTTGATAAGATGATTTTTTTATATTCCATAAACTTCCTTTATGGTATGTTTTTTAAGAAGATTCTTAATTATTTTTCTGTCAGCTACGCTCTTCTTATTCTTCTTATGCTTATGACCAGAAGCTCTCCATTTTCTCATTCTAATTATTCTATTAGCCATTTTTTATCCTCCAAAAATAATACTGAGGGAGGGGTCAGGTCGCTTACAAATAACTCCCTCAATATTTAATTATTTAGAATCCTTAACCATTTCTTCTGGTACTCCTACTACCATAGAATCTACAATTACTTTAACATCTGAAGCATCTAAAGTTTTCTTCTTACTTTCTTTCTTAGAAGCTCTTTTTACTATTTCTCCAACTACTCTATCTAACTCTTCCAAAAAATCCTTACCACTTCTACGACCAAGTTCCTTTACAAGTCCCTTTACAGACGATACTCTTATATAATTAATCTTTCCCATTTCATTTCCTCCTTTTTTTTACAATTTCTAAATCTTCTATTGGAATAATTCTTAAATTTACTCCTACAAACTGAGTTGGATACTTCAAAACTTTCTCTTTAGAAATTCTATATTTATCTGGAAATAATTTTCTTCCAGAATTAGCTCTATATATAATCTCCACATAATTCATATCAGCTAACTTATATTCTGCTAATCCTACGCTCATAGTCTTCCAAATAGGAGTTCTTATCTTAAAAGTTTTTTTGGTCATTTATACCTCAACTAATGCCATAATGTAAGATTCGTAACCATAGACTCCATAAGCTAAAGTATTTGGTTTTATTCCTTTTGTTGTATCTGACATACTAACTGGACAAGGATTAACAATCGGAGTTCTTAACATAATTTTTTCAGAAAATCCCATACTTTTTGCTAATTCTCTAGGAACCCCTCTTTTTATAAAAATAAAATATCTGTTTTCTTTCTTTCTAAAAATCCAAGAAAAAATAGTTTTCTTTCTTAATAATTTTAATAAATTTATTTCTTTTACATCCATAACTGTTGCTATTTTTATTCTTATTTCGTTTAATTCTTCTTCATTATTCCCTTTAAGCACCCCTTCTATAGACATATATTCTAAATTAGAATTCAATCCAGAAAAAGGAATTTCACAATCTCCATAATAATCTGCTTTAACTCTACTTAAACGACCATCACCATCTATATAAGTAACTTTTTTAGCTTCTATAATATAACTTCGAGACTCTGGAGTTGCCTCTTTTATAAAAGCATTTTCTCTTAAATATTCTGGAATAGTATAAACATTAATAGGTTCTTTTATACCTTTAGCAATTTTAATATGTAAATTCATATTTTTATCTATTTTCTTTCCCATTTTTATTTCCTCCTTTTTTAAAGTTCTTATCTTCTTGTTTAAGTTTAAGAGTAGTATCTATACCTAATTTTTTAGCTGTTTTAATAATTTCAGCAATATTTTCTAATTGTTTTTCTATCTCTGCTTTTTGAGCCAGCAATACTTCCCTATTGTTTAATATTCTTTGTATTGGAACATCTTGTACTCTTTCCATTATTATTTTTATGGTATCTTTGTCTACTTTTTCATACTTGGGGTAAGGTTTAGACATTTTTTCTTTCTCCTTTCAATTTTTTTAAGTAATCTTAATTGGTTAAAAATTCTTACCATAGAATTAAAAAACATATAAATCCATGAACAATTTCTAATAATCTTAATAGGTTTATTTATTGTTTCGGTTACAACTTTGTTTTCTTTATTTACAACAACTTTTTTATTTTTATCTGTTTTATAACAGTTATAAACTCCCTGCTTATCATTTGCCCAAACACAGAAAGGAATCCTTTTTCCTGATTTTTTATCAGTTATAGTATAGTAAGGTGATAATATATTCTCTACATGTAGTTTCATAATTATCCTCCTTTATTTTCTATATATTCCCATCGTAAAGTTTATTATTATATATAAATTTTCCTTTAATAATTCTTATATTTTGGACAAAAAAGAATCCATTTGGTAAATAATAAACAATAGCAAAACCAAGACTCCATTTATTAGGTCTATTTCTAAGATAATCAGGATTCTTATCACATAAACATCCTACATTATATCCTATAATAGCTATTTCTTTAGCAGGAGAACTTGAAGACCTTGAACCTATTCTATGAGTATGAAAAAACATTACATTGGTTTTAAATTCGTCAATATGCTTTTTTACTGCATGAACATTAGCATATACTCCATGTGTTACTGAAAGTCTGCCTATTCTTTCAATATGATTTTGATTTTCATAAACTTTATAATTTCTTTCTATTAGACGAAGCTCTTCTGTAGGATTTAACATTCCTTCTAATACTGGAAGTTTTTCTATTAAATCATTATACCAATTCTCATGATTTCCCCAAAAATAACCTTTATTGCAATTTTTAGGTAATCTTTTATCATATTCATCCAAAAGAACATTACCTATTATATAATGCTCCTTTAATCTTTGTGTTTCAAGAGTTTTGCGTTTATGCTCGTTCCAATGAGAAATCGGAGACATATCCATAAAATCTCCTACAATACGAAATCCATCAAATTTAATATCATCCATTAATTTATGAATAGCTCTATTAGCAGGAACATTATGTTCAGGTACATGTTGGTCTGCTACATAAAGCCATTTTTTAAAAGTATCTATAGAATCTGTTTTTTTAGTTCCTTTTGGTATTTTCCAATCTGTTTGAGCTTGTTTTAAATTTTTTTCTATATCTATGTCCTTAACTTTATCTAAATTCACTTTAGAATTAATTTGCAATTCTTTTCTAGATTTAATTTGGTTTTTTGCTCTTAAATTTTGAGCATATCTAGAAACTGTTCTTTCTCCTATTTCTAATAATTGAGAAATTTCACAATCACTTTTACCTGAATTATAAAGTTCTATGAACAATTTCTTATTTGCAATTTTCATTTTTATCTCCTATTTTTTAATAACATGGATATTACATGTCAATACAAATAGTTCTCTTTCGTTCTTTGGTATACCTATAACTATGCGAGGAAGTCTGTTACTATCGAGAGCATCATTCCATATTTTATTAATTATTTGTTCAGTGATTCTAAAACTTTTTTTATCTGTATATTTAGTTTCAATTAAAAAATTTTCTGTATTTATATCTCCCTTATCAAACCATAAGTTTCCGCTTGCGATAGTTTTCCTAATTTTTTCTTCAAAATCTCTACCTTTATTTTTCTTTTTCATTTTTTATCTATCCCTGTAACTATATAATTTATACAAATTTCATCTTCATTTTCAAATGTTGTTTACATTTATTTATTTGTTTTTTAGTTAATTTTTTCAATTTATCTCCTTACAAATATTTCATAATAAGCCCAATATGCACAAATTATCATAAATAAAGTATCTACTATTAATATAAGATAAGATTGAATCCGAGTAAACCTATTTGTTATTGAAGAATCTAAATGTTTTAATATACAATTCTTTCTCTTTTTAGGTTTACTTATTTCACCTCGTATTTTTCTTTCTATTTTTCTTCGTGTTTTTCGCATAAATAATTCCATCCTTTTTCAAACATTTCATAACATCTTCCACAATATATTTTTCTATATCAAGAAGACAATTATGAACAACTTCCTTTATATTATTTTTAAGTCTTTTTATACTTGCTAATCGGACTTTCTTTTTTACTTTAAGCGAAGTAATTTTCATTATTTATTTCTCCAAATAATTTCCATTTCTCTTAAAAAAATATTTAAAAACATGTTTGGTATTGACATTATAGATACTATTAATATAAAAAGAGTTGCTATAATTCTAAAGGGAATAGTAATTAAATAACTCGTTTTCATAAAAATTTCTCCAAATATTTTAAAAGATTTCTTCCAGCTTGTATTTCATCTAACATTTTATGTTGATAATATTGCCAATATTTTAATCTGCCTTTTTTTGGTATATCATAACCTACAATTTTATCTCCTTTTCCTACTTCTCTAATAGGAATATTTTCACCCCAATAAATTTTTGCAAATTCAGAAGAAAAAATAAACTTTATATAATTATTATTTCTAAGCAACTCTTTTGCTAAATTCTCAAAAGCTATTTGCTGAAACTTCTTATGTGGCTTATAAAAACATTCTTTATTATAGGGAAGTCCATTTATTTCTTTTAATCCATTCTTAACTACTTTATTTATAACCTCTTTAAGTATCTGTTCATCAGTCATTATATTCTCCTTACTACTAGTATATCATACTTTAGGCTTCATGTGCAAGTTTAGAAACTGCCTTTTTCTTTATTAACACGATTCCTATGAAACTTGTTATGCTTACCTTGATTAGAAAATAATCTTAAATTCTCAATCCTATTATCATCTCTAATATCATTTTCATGATGAACTACTTCTTCTCTTTTTAAATACCTACCAAGATACTTTTCCATCATTAATCTATGTTCTCTAACATATCCTCGTTTTGAACTAAAAGGATGAAATGGTAATAAAATTAAAATATATCCTTTAGAAGTATACTTTTTATTTCCTATAGATGATACCATTCCTCTTTTAAAAATCTTATATCTTTTTAATAATCTAACTACAGTAGTTTCTCCACAAGCAAATCTAATACAAATTTCTTGAAGTTTTAATCTATCAATATTATAAGCTTTTATTAAATCTTTTTTACTTATCTTTAATTTTTTCATTATTTTTATTTTGATGGTATTCTGCCGAACACCATCGGCATCCATTTTTAGTTATAAGATTTTTATTAGGTATTTCTCTTTTACAATATTTACAAATAATCATTTCACCACCTTTGGTCTTTTATTTAATAACATATAAAAATAACCAGGTCTTTTATAATTAAGATGTTTAGCATTTTTCATTACAAATTCTCTAGCTTCTTCTTTATTAGGTTGATTTTCAGTAAATATTTCCGCTTCTCCTATTACTTTATATACATAAAATTTATATTTCATATTATTATCTCCAAAAAATTAACCCATTCACCACAACCAACAAAATCCCAATAACTTTCGACCTTAAATCAGGAGCTTGTACTGATACCCCTATAAAACCTATTAACATTAAACTATATAAAAAATAATACATAATTTCTCCTATTTATCAAATTCTTTAGCTAATTTATAAAAAGCTTCTCTATAAATAACATTATCATTAGTAATATAATTTTTTAAAAGCTCTATTCTTTTTTTAAAATATTTAGAGTAATGATTTTTTATATATAATAAAGAAAATTTTTCCGCTTCGTATTCCATACGAATTAATTGTTTTTTTGTAGTATTTTTAAAACTATACTTATATTCATGTCTAAATTTAATATGCCCTAATTCATGTAAAGCTAAAGCCATTAATTGTAATTTAGTTTTATATTTAAATAATTTTGCATTATATGTAATTAAATAGACAGGTTCTTGTGTATCTGAATATAAATATAATCTAGTACACGCTAAGTAACCTCCTAATCTATTATCTTGTCTAATAACAATATCTTCTTTAATATTATTTAATAAAGCTAGTTCTTTTACTTTTTTCCTAAAAAAAATAGATTTATTCACATTTCTTCCTTTTATTTTCAAATACAGTTAATTAACTAAAGTGTTAATTTAATGTACTTATACGAATAATCATTTTTTAAATATAATTGTTATCCAAATAATAAATAAACAAACCCCTCCACCTATCAGCATAATTTTCATTATTTGGATAATTTCATTCATTAAAACTACTACATCTTTAGTAACATCTCCTATCAGCCATCCAAACATTTTAGTTCTCCATAACTTTATCAAGTAATTCATGTAAATGTTCAGTTTTCACAGCTCTTGTCATATATAAAATATAAATATATTGTTTAGTAGCTTTATCTCTAAGTCCAGTATTATCAATGAGTTGCGTAATCATAGTTTTCATGTTCCTGCGTCTAAGCGCGTAATCGAGTTCCGAAAAATTAATCCTATCCTCTTTATACAATATGTCTCGCTTTCGTTAAAAAATGGATTCCAGCACTATTGTCCGATGCGACAAATCTTAACTACTTACGAGACAATAAATCTTAATTTTATCCAAACAATTCCTTATAAATCTTCTTATGTGCTTCAATAATCATATCAATAAGAGCATCTGCGTCTTCTACTTGACCTGCCATAGCAGTACCTATAGCAGAAGCTATACTTCCCAATACTGCTAATTTATTTCTTCTAATTGCTTCCCCTTCAGTTACAGAACCATAAGGAGCACCTTTTTCATAATCAGGCTTTCCAGAACCAGAAGAACCTTTATTTTCTTTGTTGCAATTATAACATTTATCATACTTATGATTTTTTATCTCTGTTCCACATGTACAATATTTCTTATCATCTGATTTTTCTTCTTTTCCTGCTTGATTACACTCATAACACTTATCATACTTAGTATTCTTTATCTCAGTACCACATTCACAATACTTCCCACCTTCTGATTTCGTTTTCTTCTTTGCTTGATTACATTCGTAGCATTGACTATATTTAGCATTTTTTATTTCTGTACCGCACTCACAAACTTTTCCTGATGTTGAAGAAGAAAATTTCTTAGGTCTACCTCTGCCTCTTTTCTTAGGAGAAGGTTTAGAAGAACTTCCTCCTTCTTTCTTTAGGATTCTATCTACATAATAACTACCATCGTCTTTTTCTTCATAATCAAAATCACAAATTTCATTTTCTTCAAAATTCTTCTTGGCAAAATCATAAACCTTTTGAGAAGTTTCTGCCCAAATTTCCTCACCATCATCTAATACAAATTTAATAAGCTGTTGACCGTCTTTAATTATAGCTACTTTAAATTTCATTTACTTTTCCTCCTTCTTATTTTCTTTTGTTTTAGAATCCAACGTACCTATAAAAGATGTACCTGTAAATTCCCAACGATATTGTTTCTCTTTATCTAATCCCAATTTCTTATGAATTTTACTTAAAATTCGTTTTTTAGATTGAGTAATCTTTAATATTTCATTTCTAACCTGTTTTTGGGTCTTTTTATCTGATTCCAATTCTTCTTCAAATCTTGCAATTTTCATAGAAACATTTAACATTTTATCTAATAATTTATTTTGATGTTTGTATTCGTCTTCAATTAAATCTAAATAATGTTCTGGTATTTCTACTACTTTTTGTTTCTGATAATTCTTTCCTACTTTATTATCCATTATTTTCCTCCTTAATTAAATCTTTTACTTTATTTCGTTTAATAATATTTCCACCTTTTAATTTTACAATTACAGTTTTCTTATTTTCTTTTATTAATATTGCTTTTGTCAATTGTCTTCTTCCATTCTTATTAATATATACTTTTATTTTTTGCATTTCTTTTTTCCTTTTCTTTTTTTAGCAATATATTCAATACATTCCTCATAATCTACAATATTCTTTTTATCATTATATAAATTAATAATTCTTTTTTTTAAATCTTTTTTAAATGGAATTCTATCTTTATCTATATATTGTTTTTCTTTTAAATTAGAATAAATTTCTACAATCTTTTCTTCAATATGTCTTGGTAGTTTTAATAATGAAACTAAAGTTTCTCTTAATTCATAGTCTTTAGTCGTAACAATTTTACTTTTTAAATTATCAGAAGCTTCTTTTTCAATTTTATCAGCTAATACTTTATAAGGGTCTTCAACTAATTTATAAGCTCCTTTTTTTCCTTTGTATTTTATCAAAGGAGAAAACAATTTTACATTAGGATAACTACAAAGTTGCTCCATATCCTTATCATAAGAAATAATGATAATCTCATTATTTTTAAAATATCTTGGAGCAACACTCGCAAAATCATCAAATTCAAAACTCCATTCTTTTACCACTAACCAACTTGTACTTTTATCTAAATCTTCTATTAACTGATTAAATTCTTTGAATCTTTTATCCCAATCAATATCTTTATATTGTTTTCTTTTTTTCTCTCTATCAGCTTTATATTCTTTAGAAAGTTCTTTTCTCCATGACCTTCCATAATCACAAGCAAGTATAATTTTATCTGTAGGTTCTACTCCTATTTTTCTTAAACATGAGACTATCATATTAACACAATTATAAGTAGGTGTCATTTGTTTATTTTTTCTCCCTGCAAATATAGCCCTAAACATAAATATAGAATAGTCAACTATAATAACTTTATTTCTTTCCACGTCTTTTCCTTTTTTTCTGGTCATGTAATATTTTCATTAATTTCATATGTCTTATTTCACTAGGTTTACTAAAATATTTCCTCTGTCTTAAAAGTTTAAATACTCCCTCCTTATCAAGCTTCTTTTTAAGCTTTTTAAGAGCTTTTTCTAATTCCTCCATTTGTCTATCTTTATTATTTACTTGTTTTACAATTATTCTCATTTACGTTTCCTCATTAGTTTTTTCATCAATTTTTCAAATCCAGAATTAGAAATATCAGTTCCTAAAGTTGCCAACCCTATTCCTAATTCCTGAGTTGATTTTCCTATAATATATAAATAATCTTCAAGTAAGTACTTAATTTCTTTCTCAGGTAATTTAGTACATAATTTACTTGCTTCTTTCATATATTCCATTGCATATAATATATATTGAATTATTAATTGTTCTTTTTTAGTCATAATCTCTTTCTCCATAATATTCTCTGTCTTTTTTTGGTTTCAATGTATTTTTTAATCGAATTACTTTTAAAGCACCATAACTCTCCCCACATTGACATCCTTTTCCATCAGGGAATTTTACAGTACCACATTTAGGACATTCATAACCTAACATCTCTTCCTCCTATTAAAATAATATTACTCCTAAAAATAAACCTACTACAAACATAACAAATGTTAATCTCATCCATTTTACAACATCTTTAACAAGCATATTTATTTGTTTTTCATAAGATAGATTTATCATTTTATTTTTTATCCTTCAATAATTTATTTTTCAATAATTCATGCAAATATCCCATTATATTAAAAATCAATGCACAAAGAGAATCTTCTAGATTTTCTGTAGTTTTATCATTATATCCTTTATGATGCAAATATACATCTAAAAAATGTCTCCATGCTGATTGGAAATAAGCTTCTTGAGGTATGCCTTTTTTCCAATTATCACTTGGTCTTAACTTTCCATCTGCTTGTTTTCTATGTTTAGTCATATAATCACCAAAAGCTTTTATAACTAAAGGAGGCATTGCATTTATTTCAGCAAGTCTTTCTATAGAACAAATTTCTTTTACTCTATTTTTTCTTCTTGTTCCTAAATAAGGATAAAGTAATTTTAATACTTCTATAGTTTCTTGGTCTTTGTTGCATTGCCATGACCAATAAGGTTTTGTACTTTTTTTAGCCCAATAAGACCCATATATTTTTCCATATCCAACAATTTTTAAAAATCTTTGTAATACATCTTCATCTGTTAATTTAATTTCTAAACGAGCATGTTTGTTTTTTGTAGTAGCTTTAAAAACACAACCCTCTCCTTCAAACAAACCAGAAGCCCATGCAATTTGATTTTCTCTTTCTAAAAATTGGTCATATTTGTTTAATACCATGGAAGATAAAAAACCATCATAATCATTTTTATTTTCATCATTATTTCTGGTAGCTCCTCCTTTAAATCGCCTCATTATTTCTTCTCCTCTTTCTTTTCTAAGTCCTGTTTAATTTTTTCTTGATTACCATTACTATTCGTTTTTAAATTATATAAATTTTCCTCTATAAGTCTACTTATGGCTTTTATAATTTGAATAAATTGAACTCTAAAACTTTGATTTTTAAGATTATATTTTACCCTTATAAACTCTGTAAGTTTATTTTCACTATCAAATAATCGCCCTCCTGAAGAAATAACTAAATATAATGCCCACTTTGATAATTTGCTCTTAGCATCTTTCCATATTAAATATATAGGTTTCTTTTGCATCCACGCTAAAGCCATTTCGTGAATAGTTCCAGTAGTAGGTATATCAGGAAATAAATGAACAATCAAAAAATCTGCTCTATTAACTAATCTAATATCTTTTTGAACAATTCTTGTAAACATCTTTTCAAATATATCATAATTACCTGATTGAATCCACCCATTAAATTTATTTTGAGCTTCCATAACATCCATACCAGTAGCAACAGGTTCAGTCTTTACAGGGTCTCCAACATAAATTCCCATTTCATCTAAAGGAATAGTTATACTATTCCTCCAAGTTTGACCACCATCTTTGGTATCAAACTCAATCGCTCCTGCTAGCTTCAAAGATAGGTATAGAATAATTTGAATTTTAAGATTCTAATTATCTTACCTATCATATTAACCACCTCCTTTTCGTTTTTTAAATTTACTTGCTAAATAATAATCTGCTGGTCTAGCCCTAAAATCCAAAGGAGGTTTAAAAGCATATACATGTATTCCAGAATAAGATAAATCCACATTATAATGCCATCCGTTTTTAAGAGTATCATTTATAAGCATATACATATAATCTGGACTAGTTACTTTAAGTTTATCTTTTTTTGCTAAATATTTTCCTTTTCTTAATAATTGTTTCATTTTTTTAGTAGCTAATAGTTTCATATTATCTCCTACTCTACATCCGAATTAGAAATAATTTTAGTATCTTCGTATCTTGCAATTTCATTATCATAATCTTCCATAATCTCTATCAATATCTCCTTAACATTTATATTCAACCTTCTTTTAATTTCTTTATAACATCTTATCAAACAACCTGTCATATCATTCCACCTCTGGTAATTAGGATTTTTTCCTAAAAATTTATTAACAAATTTATGTATAGTTTGTATCATTGTATAATCAATTTGGTGATGTTTTCTCCAATCATAATGTTTAATATAATAGAAAATTTGATAATTTAACTCTCCTGCATTTAAAGCAGGTTCTCCATGTCTTAATTTCTTTCTTCTATCATTTTTCGCTGAGATATAAGGCATATTTAGTTTTCTCCTTTAAAATGGATTTTCCAAATCTAATCCTGTTTCTTTTTTATTAATTTGTTCGCACAATAAATCTACGTCATTTCTTATATCATTTAAAAATTCTGCAACTCCTTCTATATTTTCTTTTGCATAATAAACAGAATCTTTGTTATCCTTATCTTCTAACATATTAGATGTAGTTAAAAGAGTTCCCTCTAAAGTTGATATTTTTTTTGCTAATCTTTCAAGTCTAATTAAAACAAAATCATTATCCATTTTATTCTCCTGTTTTTTCTTCATACAAATCTTCAAACAATTCATAAACTTCATCTAATATTTCTTTAACTTCTTCTGTTAATTTTTTCATTTTTTTATCATGAGAATTACGAACTTGTTTTATAGTATGTATTGATTTATTTAATTTTTCATGTGCTTTTTGTCTTTCTGTTTCTATATCTTGTATAACTTTTTTTGCGTTATGTATCGCTTTTGAGAATAATTTTATATCTTTATCTTTCATTTCTTCCTCTTATAATCTATTTTTCTATAATGAGTTTCTGTCCAAAATCCTACTTTCTTTTTATATTCCTCAATTTTATCTCCCACAATTAATATTACTTTCATATTACCTGCTAAATTCCCATAAATTTATTTTTTCATTATTTTTTATCAAATTAATAACTTTCACTTTATTTCTCCTTTTTAGGCTTCTTGGGCTTTTTAGGTTTCTTTATTTTACCTTCTACTCTATCTCTTATATTAATAATTTGCCTAATCCTATCTAATCTTTCCGCTTTCTTTTCTAAATTATCTCTTTGCCATTGTTCCATTTTATCTACAATAGTTTCAATATTAGAAGAAGGTTTAACTTCTTTCATAGGAAATATAAAAGCCATCATCATTATTAATATAATTATATATTTCATTTCTTTCCTCTCCACGCCTCCCAAAAGTTTTTGGCTCTATGACTATATCCTTCATTATATTGCTCAATGTGCTTTTTGCCTGTTTTTATATCATACACACTTGGTATATCTTCCCCCATACATCTCTTAATCTCTTGTTCTATGACGAAAAGAGCTTGGTCAGTATCATAAAGTTCAAAGCGTAAACCGCTTCTTCTGTCATGTTCTCCTAATTTATATCCTTTTAATATCTCCCTTATTTTCTTATTCATTATCTCTACCTAATCCCCTTCTCTTGTGTTTCATAACTCCCTCCATCACCGCTTGAAGGAAGAAATCTCTAATCTTAGCCTTAGTAGCTCTCTTAACTCCATAGTAATTACAAATAGTATCTTTTAAATCATTATTATATTCAAAAGTAACTTTAGCTTTATCATTTTTTAGTTCAACCTTTGTAATTGTTATTAATGCTCCCATATTATTTCCTTATTTTTATTAGTTAAGAAGCAGAGGAGCTATCGACACAGTCAACGCCCATACTTCTTATTTTTTCTTTGACTTTACAAATTTACACATTATTGAAGAAACTAAACAAAATAATACTACCATCTCTTTCCAATTCATATCGTAAACTAATTCCGTTCCTCCTCTAAAAAAACTTAATTGAAATAATTTCCCTACTTTTTTTAAATGCACCATTATAAATTTTCCTTTCAATAAATTTACTCACTATAAGTATACCATACAATCTAGTTCAAGTGCAAGTAAAATGGTACAATATAACTACCTTTTTTCTTATTAATTTGTTAAGAAAATCAAAAGGTAGCCGATATATGCACCTTCTTTTATCAATAATATATTCTTATTGAGCAATTAAGTAAGTTCTATTTATATAGTTATATAAATAATAAAAAGATATATTAGTCTTAATTAATCTTAATTATTGATTACTATATATATTTATAATAGGAGTTTATATTAGATTTTATATAACTTCTTTATATTAAAGGAGTTAAATATTTTTTATTTTTAATCTATTTTCTAATTCTTTTATTCTTTCTTCTAATTTATATTCATTACAATATTGGTCTCCATTAACAACAATATCTAATTGTTTCCGGAGTTTATCTAATTTTTTTAATAGCTTCATTCTTTCTTTCATATTTTATTCCTTTTTTATTTTTCTATTTTTTGGAAAGTATGATTTTTAAAGTTATATATTTCCCATTTATTATATTTATTTTTATAAGGAATTTGAGACCTTTCTAAAAATTCTTTTTTTAACCCTCTTTCTTTAGCAATGTTTTTTAATATTGTTAAAATTTCAAATGTCGGACATTTACTTTTTTCTATAAAATCTATTATATTTGCTAAATGAGTATCTTCTAATTTATCATAAGGTATTCTTCTTCCATCACAAGTTGTCCATATAGATTGTTTAGTATATATCATATTTTTTCTCCTTTTCCTATTTTATATAAGTCTATTTGTATATCTGTCCAATAATCTTTAGGTATAGTAGTTTTAAATTTTAATCTTTCTTCTAAAATATTTTGAGCAACTAATTTAGATTGTTTTATCATATGTCCACAATTATTACAATAAGTTGCTTTATCGTTTTTTTGAATATAACTTATAAATTTTTGTTTATTACAATTTTTACAAGGGATTATAGTATAAATTATTTTAATTTTAGTTTTACAATTATTACATTTAACATAATTTTCACAATTTTTTAAAAGATTTTGACAAAAAGGACAATATACATCATATTTTTTCATTTTTATCTTCTTTTTGTTCTTTTCTTCCATTCTTTTTCTTTAGTTTTAAAACCCTCTATCCTATCTTTATTTTTTATGTTTAAATATTTCATAGTAGTTTTAATATCATTATGCCCCATATTTAATTGTAAGTTTCTAATATTACCCCTAAATTCGTTAAGATACCACATAGCATAAGAATGTCTTAAGGTATGGGCAGTAAATTTTAAATCTCCCAATATTTCTCTAATACTAATTAACCTTTTTCTTAAAGTGTTTGCTTTAACATTAAAAGCATTGATTTCTTCTATTTCTACATTAAAATATTTTTGTAATAATTCTATAACACAATCTAATAAAGGAACATCTCTATCCTTATCTCCTTTTCCACTTCTAAAGGTTACATATTTATTTTTAAAGTCAATGTCTTGTCTTAAAAGATAGTTTATATCGGATAATCTAGCCCCTGTATAGAACATAAAATATAATAAACTTTTCATTTGTAAAGCATTACTTTCGCAATAATATTCCACAACTGGTATTAACCTTTCTAAAAATTCTTTTTCAGTAATGTAGTTAGGAGTATGTTCTTTAATAATTACTTGTTGATTTAATTTAATATCTTTTTTTAGAAATTTTAGTAAAGAAGCTATAGTATTAATGTAACCATTGAAAGTACTTTTAGATTTATTTTTAGTATAACTAATCAAAAATTGATTAATATTTTCCTCATTTAATTCATTTAAGTTTATATACTTAGATAAAATCCCAACTCTACCTAAATACGATTGAATAGTATTAGGAGATAGTCTTTGTATAGTTTCTAACCATTCTTTATATTTCTGTATCATAATAATTCCTCTTTTAATACTCTAAACTGTGGATTATGTTTATCATATTTCCCTTATTATTTTCATTTTGCTTACTCTTATACAGTTATTTCCTCTTTCATAAGAAAGTATATCATTTATAGAAATATAACATTCTAATACTGCATTAATCTCTCCTCCTAATATTTTCATTCTATCTAATTGTTTTTTATTAGGCTTAGTATTTTTATTTATCCACAAATAAAAACCTTTTTTAATATATTGTGGTATATATCCTTTTTTATTTCTAAATTGTAGCATTAAACTTTTATATTCTTTATGAATATTATTATAACTCTTTCCAAGTTCGTAAGGAGGTTGATTTGTTTTAAATTCTTCCGATAGTTTAGTAAAGCCGAAATTCATTAAGCTATAATATTTATCGCCTTTTTTATGTACCCATTTATATACTATCATTTAATTTCCTTTCGCAATATAGTTTCAATTCTGGAAATTTTTTGCTAGTTTCTGTTTTTTTGAGAATTAAAAGTGCTGTAAGTAATAAATAACTATACAATTCTATATTTTCAAGCAGGTTTAAACATTTATTAAAAGCCAAATATAAAAGTGGAGAAGTATAACTTTCTATTGCAAATTGTTCTATTTCTTTATAATTATAGTGAATATAATAGAGTAAAGCAGTTTTACAATGTTTATTCAACTTACGATTGTTTGTTTTATAAATATCTTCTAATTCTGTTATTGATTTATCTATCCAAGAAATTTTAAAATATTTTCTTAAATTTTTAGGACAAGTTGGAAAATAAGTTTTGATTATTTTTTGTTTCTTCATTTTATTAACCCTTCCTTTCTTAATTTTTTTAATAATTGATTTTTATTTATTATTGGTTTACCTCTTTTATTTAAAAGTTTACATTGTTTGTATAAATAAAACCTCTTTTTTATAGTTCTTTTATCTAATTTTCTAAATCTTCCTTGAATTGTTCTTTTATGATTACTAAAAGTTTTATATAAATGTAAACATAGTTCTGTTTGAGGTTTTTTTATTTTTAATGAATTTTTAATAATGATTAATAATTCTATACTGCTTTTAATTGATAATGTAATAATATAAAAGTTTTTATATCCTCTTTTTCTTTTTATAGTTCTATATTTAGAATTTAATAATTTAGAAATTTCTTTTATAACATTTTTATCGGTATTTCCTATTTCTACCGAAGGTCTAATATAACTATAGGTTTTATATAATTTAAATTTTTTTCTTTTATGTGATATATAGCCTAATCTTATAGCTATGCAACCATCACCATCAATAAATCCTGCTAACCAATATTTTTCTTTATTAGTTAATTTTATCATTTAATTTCTCCAATGTTATTCTTCCCAGTTGTGTTATTATTCTTGACGGAATACGAGCAATATATCCAAATTCTACTAAAAAAGGTTCAAATTCTCTTATGTATTGATTTTGTGATAGACCTACTTGCATAGCCAAAGAATTCGCCCCTATAGCCCTTGTAGAGTTGTTTAATATTTTTAGGACAGATATATCAATATCATTTAAACCATTCCTTATAATCTTATTATTCTTTAAAACTATATTCATATTTCTTTCTATAATATAATCTTCTAATAATGCTATAGCAGTTCTAGGATTAAATTTACAAGAATGAGAAATAACTTCAATAGCTTCTTTAGGGATATTTTCATCAGTATATAAATGATTTTTATATTGAGTTATAATTTTACTTATATCGTTAGCAGTGTATCTATGAAATTGAATATGATGTGGAATTCGGTCAAGCGTATCGGGATTATTTTTAATTAAAGTATGCTTGTTAATGGTTGCACTTGCAAATACAAAGGGCTTTATTTTCTTTCCATTAATTTCAAACTGTTCTATAATAGGATTTAAAATCTTTAAAATTTTCCAATCCATAGTATCTATTTCATCTATAAAAAATATTACCTCTTTTTCAGGACAAGAGTTTATTTCGTTTATTATATCAATTAAACTATCTTCATTTAATTGCTTGCCTATCCTTTTAATCAATCTAGCTCTCATACTCTTAGCTAAAAGTTCTATGAAGGTAGTTTTACCATGTCCTTTGATAGCACTTAAAATTAAATGTCCTCTAATATTCTTCTTCACTTTCTTTATAATAGTTTTGGCTCTAGCTTTAGCTTCTTCTTGACCTATAAACTGTTCCCATGTTTGAGGTCTAAATTCAAATTGATTTATAGTTTCTCCTTCATAGGGTATAATTCTAGTATGGTCAAATTTACTATCTTTAATTTCTACTTTTAACGCTTCATCTTTTGAAGCGTTTATATGATTAATCGCTTCTTCATCTGTTACAGAAGTTATTTGTATACTTCCTTCTGTATTATCAGAAGATTTATAAAATCCAAAAAACCAAATTAAAAACATAATACCAAATAATCCTAATACATACATTATTTTCTCCTTTTTATATTCCCACAAGCATCACTCTCATATTTTTTAAAACATTCAGAACATAAGCACCCAGGGCTTTTTGCTTCTTCAAGTGTCATATCTTCACATTTTCCACATTGTTTACATATACCTATCATTTTTTTCTCCTATTTTTAAATTTTCTTTACTTTGTAATTTTTCACATTCTAAATATTCTAAAGAATTTACACTTGCACACCATTGAAACTGCATAGATTTATGAGGTTTATAGCCACATAATATTTTATCATCATGGACTATATGAGTTTTTGTAGATAAAGATTTATGGTTTTTATTAAATGTTCTAGCAAAATATCCTATAATCATTTTTTCCTCCTTTTATTTTTATACATTTCTCTATCTATGAAATCTAACACTCCTTCTTGTATAAAACTAATACCATAACTTATACTAATATTAATTTTTGATAATCTTTTTTCTATTCTTTTTATTACACCCATAGGATTGTTTCCTTTTACTATTAAAATAAATTCATCACCTGACAACCTGTAACAGCCTTCATGTTTACGAATGTTATTTTTAAGTATGTTAGCTACAGCTATTAAAACTTTATCGCCTTCTAAATGCCCTTTAGTATCGTTCACCTGTTTAAAATTATCAATATCAATCATTACTATATTATAACAAGTATTATATCTTAGTTGTTTAGATAAATATATATCTACATCTTTATTTAGTTTTCTTCTATTCCATAATTTTGTTAAAGTGTCTACTAAACAAAGTTTTTTATATTTTATTAATTCATTTACTAATTGTTTTTTAGTCATAATATTTATCTCCAACAATTCTCATAGTGATATTTTTCCATATTCTTTTTAGCCGATTTTGTAATTTATATCGTTTTTTTGGAGTATCGCATTTAAACATAGGAATATCAGAAATATAGATTATTTTTTTAGTCATATTTTATTCTTCCTTTGTTAATATCCAATTAATCCCTATAGGACTACCTATTCCACTTGTAAAGCCTTCTTCTATTAAATTCCAAATTTTTATCTATGTTTCTTTTGTTAAATTTTCTATTCCAGTAGTTATTTCTAATATCATTTTATTCCTCCTTGTTTACTCATTCTCTAAACAAATTTACCAAATCATTTAAAGTTAAAGCAATAAATACCAATATACCTAATGCTATACAACTTATAAATACAAATACAAAATCATCTATATTCATATTAATTTCCTTCCATTTTTTTATTTCTTTTAATAGTTTATTTAACACTTTTCTTTCCTTTTTTAAAGCTCATTTACATAGTTTACAAGTAGTTTTATTAGGCAAATTAGTAACTATATTTCTATTATGAGTTGTTTTTTTACACATTAAAAGAAAGGGATAAGATGGAAAAAATAAATTGATTTGACTAGGAAAAAATAATAAGTGTTTTTTCATTTTCTATTTCTCCTTTTTTATATCTCCTTTTAAAATTTTAGAAGGAAAAAGAATTTCCTTCACTTCTGTTTCATTTATTTTTACAGTAACTATTTCTGCTTTTATAATATCCTCTGCTTCTTGCCACACCTCTAATTTATGATTTAACCAATCAGGATTATCAGCATAGGTATATTCGTCAGCAATTTCAACTGCTTCTACTCCATATTGTCCTTCATATCTTTCTTTTCTTTGAATAAATATTATATACAAATCCATTTTATTCCTCCTTTTTATCCCTCCGACCTCGTTCTGTTTCTATTACAGTATTAATATCTAAATCTTTAATCCTAAACTTTTTAATATTATGCTTATCCATCATAGATAGAAGCCACTCGTCAGCTTGCTCTCTAGTATCAAAGCTCTTGCCAGTTGTTCCAGTAGTAATTAAGACAGCAACCCTAAACACGATTATCTTTTCTTTTCATATAACACCTTACCTTTATAACCATGTAATCTCCAAATTTTACCATCAAAACCAGGTACTAAACCTCTATTCCAAAGGTCTATAGCAGATTGAAAAGGATTTACACCTTCCTTATGCTTAATACCCTTGTATTGTTTTAAATCAAAGAAAGAGGATATATAAGCATAAACACTACTCCTAATACTATCCCAAACACTACTCCAAACACTACCCCAAATACTACCCCCAACATTTCCCCAAACACTACCCCCAACACTACCCCAAACACTATCCCCAACACTATCCCCAATACTTCCCCAAATACTATCCCAAATACTACCCCCAATACTACCCTTAACACTACCCCCAACACTTCCCCTAACACTACCGACAATACTACCCTTAACACTATCCCTAACCTTTATCCATTCCTTTAATAATTCTTTATCCTTTTTAGTAACCTTTAAAGTTTTAATATCTATTAAAGGATTAATAATGGGATGTGAATTTAATTCAGGTATAATCTTCTTAAAATTTAACCTATTACAAAATACCTTTATCTGTTCAGAGTCATCTTTAGTATTTATTTGGTCTATAGTAAATTTCTTAGTTAAAGGATTATATTCATATTTATTTAATCTATCCTCCATCATACCTTTATAACCATAATAATCAGCTATAGAGGTATGACTATCAACTTCATAATTCCTATCTTTTAAATCCCCATCCTTACACCTTTTCCTTAACTCACTATCAAAATATAATGCTTTACCATTCCCTTTAGATACTAAACTAAAAAATTTACACATCTTAAACCTCCCTTTTATAGTTGAGTTAAAAATTCTTTTCCTAATTATTATACTTCTAATTCTCTTGAAGCATACTTACGATAACTTTCGTCTTGCATATCTGTATCAATATCTTTTACTAATTCCTCGATTAATATTCTTTCTTCTCTATTAGCCATTTTCTCCTCCTTTTCTGAAATTTTGCAATAAAAATTCAGCTATTTCCTCCTGTGTGCTTTCAGGTTTATATTTATCATATAGTTTAAATTCTTTTGCTATATCTTCAAGAGATAAATATTCTAAGTTATAGATAGGTAATCTAAATAATATATATTCCAATAATTCTATAGCTTTCATTTTATTCCTCCTTTACAAGTAACACATATAAAATTCTTTTTAATTTCTTCTGTATATAGCTCTTTATTTTGAGTATGAATTGTTTTTTCTTCTCCACATCTTATACATTTAATATATACAAATCCTCTATGTATGCCCTTCCCAAGCGTTTCTTTAGCTTGTCTTAGGGTTTCCTCTGATGATGTTTTTATCTTGCGAGGTCTACCTCTACCTCTTTTAATCTTTACAGGTATATCTATTTTTTCATTATATACCAAATTTCTTATATGGTCTAATCCATATTTCTTAATAATTTTTTGTAGTTGACAATTTCCGTCTTTATAAACACACACTTGACAATTTCCTTGACAACGGATGAAGGTTTCTTTATGTATTTTACCTATTTTATTTTTCATTATTATATTCCTATATTAGTTATGTAAACAAAGCCAACCGTTTTTAAATTTTCTTTGAGTAACAAATTCTTTACTATCTTTGCAAAATATAACTCTATATTTATTTTTTATCTGACCGTATAATCCACATTCATAACTTTCTAATCTTACTTTTTCTTTTACAGCATTAAAATATCCTATGTTTATTTTCATCTTATTTTCCTCCTTTATTTCTAAATCAAGTATACCATACAATCCTACAAAAGTCAAATTCTATTTCTACCTTTTTCTTTATTAACTCCGACGAGAAAGAAAAATATTTTTACCATACCCAAAATAACCATCTATGTATTCTAGGATTAGATTTAAGAGTTAATCTTGTAGGTAATAAATACTTATACCATATCCACCAAGTAGCATGTATTTTTACCATTTTATTTATCTCCTTTCTATTACTTAATTATCCAATCAATACACATATATACCCAAGTATTATAACCAAGCCACATAGTAAACCCTAAAACTATAAAACCCCCTACAAATAAAGTTATAAGCCCTAATACTGCTTTAAATTTTGTCATAGTTTTATCTCCATTTATTAATTTCTTGATTAGCAAATTCATCAGCTTCTTTTTCTAAGGGTATTTGTCTATATCTTTTAGCTCGTTCTTCAAAAGTGTAATTAAAGCTATATAGTATTTTTGTATACAATCCATCATAAGTTTCACTTTTTTCTCTATCATAATGATATTGAATAGAATGTTTTATTTCGTGTAATAAACACCAAATAGCCATATCTAAAAAATTATCTATCTTATTAACTTCTAACAAAACTAACTGATTTAAATCATGATGTATACCTTCTTCTGATATACCTATCATATCTTTAGTAATATTATAAAAATTACGGTGTCTATGATAATTATAATATTCAAATGTAGTATTTAATTGATATTCTTCTTTATAATAATTAAAAATTTTTGTTAATTTATTTTTAATATACTTAGATTTTGCAAATTTCTCAACTAATCCTACTTCTATTATTTTATCTCTATCTAGTTTCATTTCGCCCTCCATTTACTAACAGTCACTTTTACTATTTTACCTTGTCCGATTTTCTGTTTATATTTAAATCCATCAGGCGAACACATTTCAACTTGAAATTTTGCTTCATATATATATATATATATACATAAAGGTCTTTGTATCATTATCATACCAAGCCCACATAATTTGAGATTTCATTTTTTCTTTCTCCATATAGTTATTCTATTGCCATATATATTAGGTACATTATATATATTAGTTTCATATATGCCCATTCTACCCCACTTACTCCTTATAATAATACTATCTAAAGTTTTATTTACTTCTTTTATAATTGCAAAATGTTCTACAAATTCATCATCATCAATTTCATTATAATCATGGTAAACTATTAAATCTTCTTCCTTTGCTATCTCTAAAGGTATTTGTATATAATCTCGTTTAATAATTTCAAATGCTTCGGTGCATGATAAATCTTCATCAGTATTTAAAGCATAATTCATACATAAATTTTCATCATATTGGTATTTTTGAATTAAATTTAAAAAAGGATATTTTTTTAAAAGAATATTATCTTCGGCTACACCCCTAGTATCTATATTGGTTTTTATTTTATATTTCATGATTTATCCTTTTATTAATATTATAAATAATTTTTAATAAATAAAAGGGCGTTCATTTTAATTGTATATTGTTGAAAATTCCCTACAGTATCAATACTTCCATTTTCTTTTGCTTCTCTTATAGTATATAACTTAGGCATTGATAATTTCATTCTTTCAGAAGTGATGAAATATTTGCCTTTTATAATTTCGCTTTCAATTTCACTATTAAAAAATCTCATAGTATCAGGAGAAAAGAAAAAATATCCTTTATTTTTATTAGCTATTTTAACTTCTGCTATGGTTTTATACATTTTATTTTATCCTTTCTTTTAAAATATTGAGAGAGATACGAGATATGGAAATTTTTAATCTCTACTAGAATAAGTAAGTAAGGTTCAAAACCTTCAATTCATTCGCCTAATTTTATAATACTTATTATATAGGCTTCTAGTTGAGCCTCAATTTAATTAACCTTAATACCTCTCTCAATAGGCAATACTAAGTATACTCTATATTTGAATTTTGTCAAGGTCTAAAATCTATCTTTTGTTTTATTAATTTTTTTTTCATATAGGGCTTTATCTAAAGTAAAGTGCTTATCGCTTCTAGCATTGTAATAAATTGTTATAAGTTTTTTGCCTTCTCCTACTATTAATATAAGGTCTATATCCTTATTATAAGGTATACGATAGCATATTCTAGTAATAAAATTAAAACTATTGGTATAAAACTCAAATATATTTTCAACTTGTAATATCATATTTTTAATAAATCTTAACACCTCTTGTAAATTATATGCTTTATTCTTAATACGGTCTATACAATGAGCAGTATATTGCCATTGAGAATAGTTTAATATTTCAGTCATATTTCTTAATTTAGGTATATAATCTTTAGGAAAGTATATTTTTTTATGGTATCTTAACATTGTATTATCCTTTTGTTAGAGGAAGGGAGGCAAGTTGGGGTATTTCAGGGGTAACTTGCCCTTTATACCTTCCTTATTCATCTGACAAGTCAACTAAGTCGTTTATTTGATAAGTCCTACCACACCAACAAGTAATTATTCTTTCCTGTTCTTGTGATAATTTTATTTTTAAAACTTTAATTTGTTTTTGATAAGAAGAAATTTCATCAATTATTTTATCAATTGCTCCAATTCGCCAACTATCTTTAGAAAGTATTATTTCTTGCCATTGTTGTTTGATTTCTTTTAAATCTATAATAGCTTGTTCAATAGTAGGTTTATAATTATTCATTTTAATACCTCCGTTTTCTAAATCAAGTTTACCATATTATTTTTAAAAAGTCAAATTTAAAATCAACCTTTTGTATTATTAATTTTTGTATATTATATATACCTATATAAAAGTCTAGCAGTTTACGATATTGTCATATTGTATAAAAAACTCAGTAGTTTTTAGGGATTACATATTGGAAAAAAATCCAAAAATTTTTCTGTTTCTAAAAACTTTATAAACCTTGAAAACAAGTTTTCTTCTTTTACTACTTTAGAAAGAACTTTTTAAACCTCTTGTATAAGTTTACTTCTTAAAAACTTTATAAACTTTTTTCTATAAAATCTATTGCCTTAGAATTTTTTTTTCTATCAAATTTACTACTCAACTTTTTTTTTCTACAAAATTTAATACCCTAGTATTTTTTTTTCTACTAAATCCATTACTTTGAAAAAATTTTTTATAGCCTGTTATAGCCTCTCTAAGACCTTTTTAAATTGTAAGACCTAAAGTATACCCCAAGCCCTAAACTCGTTAATTTGCCCCTTAAAACTAGGCAATTACAACGCCCCTGGTATCTGATAATCATGTACAGTTATAACCTCACCATTGTATAGCGTAGCCCAAAGGTATAAACCACTAGGCAAATAAAAACTCTTTACCTTGCCTTGATACAGTTTATACAATGCTTTTATTATTTCTGACTTTGATAACCTCCATAACATAACAACACCTCCCTTATAACCTCTTTACATAACAATAGATTATAATACCTATAATAATCAAAACTATTATACTTTTCATGGTATAATACCTCTGTAATAAGATAATTGCAAAGGGGCAAAATTGCCCCTTTAAATTTATATCTTTTTATACTCGTTAATGTAAAGCTGAAATTGCCCAGCCTCCGCTATTGCATAGCCAAAACCCCTTTTAACTTTTGTTAAAAATTGTTTAAAAGTTAAAGCTAATTCGTTTTCTCTTCCAAGGCCCGAACTATCTACAAAAAAGGTATTAACTATTTCATACCCCTCAGGCAAATAATTAGCTAAAAACGGACAATAGTTTACCCTAATATCTCCATCAACTTCAGCAATAAAAGGTTGTAGTTTTGCTTTTTTAGCTTCTTGTGTTTTTTCGGTATTGATTGCGTTGATGTATTGTAAACTATACATAAATATCACCTCCAATCTATTATAGGTTATTGTTAAAGTTTTTATTTTTCACATTTATAATTTTTACAATAGACTTTTATTTTTTTGTTTTTTCTAATATCTATTGAAGCCTTATCAATGTTGATAAACTTCCCGCAATTATTACAATTAGTTATTTTTCTCATTTTACTCACCTCCTTTTTGTTATGCTACATTCAAAACTTTATTTTTGTATTTTATACTTTTAAATAATACCGCAATTTTTAAATTACCTATACTATAAAAAATTCCAGTATATCTTTTTTTTAAATAAATTAATAAATCATTAATGTTATTAAATTTATTTTTTAATTTTAATGTGTCTATGTCTAAATTATAAATATGTTTTTTGTTTATCTCTACAGTGTAAAGGTATTTATAAAATTTAAAATGGTATTCTATGTTTTTTAAATTCGTATAATAAAAAGCTCTTTTGATTTTACTGCTTTTATAATCGTTTAAAGTATAATTATTATCACAAAAATAATTTATACTTATATGATTATTAATATTTTTATTACTTAGATGATAAAGTTTTAATTTTTCCATTGTATAGCCCCTTTTAATTATAACAATTAATCACATAATACAATAAACAAATAAAACCTATAGCATAATAATAACATAATACCTTTATTAGATAATAATTGACTATTAGTTTTTTATATTCTTTTTTTGACTCATAATTTTTTAACCTTATAATTGCCATGATATACCCCTTATACTAATTGACTATTAATATCCCTAATAGTCAATAATACCGCCTTTTGGCGATTGACTGCCTTTATCTCTTGACTTATGGTCTTTACCTTCTTAATATCTTTAGACGTGGCTATAAGCTCAATTATGACACTTTTTTCAGACTTATTATACCAAACGCCAGAGGTTTTGATAATTGTATAACCTTTAAAGTATTTATTGACTATTGACTTAATAATAGGTAATTTTTTATCTTCGGTATAAATTCGATATAATTTTGTCATTTTTTTATTTCCGTTTTTATGTTATATTTAAAATTATTTTATACTTAAAAAAACATCATCATCAATTGATAATATACAATTGCCGTCTTTACTTACATTTTTATATCTATTATAATCATTCGTTAATCTAATAGTAACAAAACTTCCTACATTAACTACACAAAGATACAAAACAATATACTCAAATTTCCAATTGTTTCGTATTCTTTTTTTGTCTTTTTTACCTATAGACTTTACAACCTCTAAAATATTATCTTTTGTTATCATAATAACACCTCCATTTTGTTATGTTACGTTATTTTTTATCTTTCCAAGTATATCCGCAAAATACGCATTTTATTTCGTCAGGATAAAGTATTATAGCAGTTAAATTATTATCGCTTTCATAACTTTTTTGGCATTTAGGGCATGTTATTATTTTTATTTTTTTCATAATTATACCGTCTTAGGTTATACTACATTTAATTTTTGATTATCCTTTAAACTTTGAAGCATAAAACCCTTATTAATAAAATACCCATTTTTATTTATACTAATATATAAATACCTATATAAAAGGCTACAAGCCCTAATACAAGCGGATTTTTTATTGCAATTATAGCATGGATAATCTAGTTTTGTCATAATAACACCTTTTTAATGCAAGATGTACCGTATTTAGTATAATTATTTTTTGTAATCTCAAAAAAGTATAAATTAGGTAAAACTTTATTATAATGGTCTGTATTACAATAATCACATATATAATTCATTTTAATAATATCTATGAATTTTAAGGGCTTATTATAGTCTTTTATCTTATAATAATTGCCTTCAATTAATTTTGTCATTTTATCATACCTTTATATTTTAAATGATTAATAGCAAAAATATCAGCTTGTTTTTCATGGTTATTATTTTTTGTATTATTATCAATGCTATAATTTAAACAATCTATAGCGTGCTTTATTTCATGTAAAATGGCAAAATGTAAACCTAATTTTTTGTTATTTTTAGTAAAAGATAATAGATTATCTCTATTTAAATAATATTTATTAGAATATCCTTTTTTTGACAAATAAGCGATATCTTTTAAATTAATTTGAATAATTATAGATATAATACGATTATCTATTTTGCTATAATTTTTTTGGCAATATGAATGGTTTAATTTTTTATCTACTATTCGAAATTTTAATAATCTCTTATTTTTTTGTATTTCGGATATACTGTTAATATAATCATTATATATCTTTTTTATTAATTGCTTACGTTTTATTTGTCTTTTAGTATACATGATTAATACCTTTAATTTTGTCATTTTATTAATCCTTTTGTTATACCTCCGTTTTGTGTGCCTACTCTAAGTATACATAACAAAATATCAAAAGGCAAGCCCTAAATCTATTTTTTGTATTATTAACAATTACCTTATACAATACCCATCTAATAGCCCCTTACAAGCTCTTAATCAGTAATCAATCATCTTATACCTTACCATGTAACAAAGCCTTAAATTACCCCTTAAACCTATCCCAATAAGCCCATTATAATACCATAATAAGACCATAAGACTATAAACTCTTTATACTATAATAAGCTCATAATAACAATACTATAACTCCATAGATACTTTATAAATAATAAACTAATAAAGCCACAATACTCTTGTAAATAATACTAAAATAATACCCTAAATATATCATAATAATATGCTAATACCTCATTAAATAATGCTATAATCACTATGTTAATAATTAAATACAAGCTTAATAATAATACAATAGTAAGCTAATTAAATAAGACTAGTATAAATAAGCAATTTGTGATGATTAAATTATAAATGGTTGTAATATAACGAGTTATGAATTAATTAATTAATTGATGTAAGTTATTATAATGTAATGAGTTATAATAAAAAAAAGACCTGAATTTTTAATCAAATATTATCACTTTATTAAACCTATATCTATAATCATCTATTATTGATAACGCCTATCGTTATATCATAAGGACTTACAACAATAAAGGGTATAGGGTCTTAATTAGCAACTACCTTTTTATAGGGTTTACAGCCTCCTATTGACCCTTAAACTTAGCATTAGCACCCCTTTTCACCCAATAAGTACCCCTATTTTAGCACTTTTTCGCCCCAAATCACAACAAATGCCTGACTTTAATCATAAATGCTGATGAATGAAGGACTTATGAATTAATCAATTAATAATAAAAATCGAACTTATAGTTGACATTTGCTTGATAGATGTCAACTTTTATTAAATATAAATTAATAAAATTTAGACATATTGTCTAGATTAATGTCTAAACTTATATTACTAAATTAGTAGATACTAGTAATTCATTAGTAATAGGATATATAAAGTATACAAAGATATGTATGGATTTATACAAGTTTATGTATGATATTGAAGGGTTTTATTTAACATATTTTAATAAGGGAGATATTAGGAGTGAGATAACTTAATCAGGAGTTGGTTTGGAGCATATTTATTGTGAGGGTAAATACAGCTAATTAACATTTTGGTTAATCAAGTATACTGGACTAATTGGAAGGGGTATATAGAGGTTAGGGGTAAGGGTAGGAATAGGGTTTAAGGGAGCAGATAAGGGGGTAGGTAAAGAGTTAGAAAGGGATAGGGGGTTAGTTAGGGGATTTGTGTCGAAATGCGATATAAGGGCTTTTTAAGGGATTTAAAAATAAATACCCTATTCACTTGCACTTGAAGGACTTTGTAGTGTATACTTAATTATAGAGAAGAAGATGATAACTATGGAGAGTGCAACTGAGCTGAAAGTTCTCATAAATCGTTAAAAACCCTCTCCATCTTCTCTTTGACAATATGGAAGCCCTTCATTATTAGTCGTGTAACGTCAGGTATACCTGAAGATTTGATAATGAATCCGTTAGCGAATAGGGATGTTACTAACCTAGAAAGACGTTTCTAGGTAAGAACCTATTAGCAATAATTTAAAGTAAGGAGGAATAAAATCAGTTTAAGCCACTTTTTCGTAGAAAGTGACTATAGTTGATTATATATATATGATTACAAAGAGATGTTTTAGCAGAAGTTGGCTTACTCAAAAAAGATTTTAAAAGGAGATAATAGTGAAATTAAAAAAACAGGTTCATGAAGAACTTATATGATTATCTAAACTTATTAAAAAAATGAAAGAGGAAAAGGAGTTACAAAAATAAAATGAATTTAATACAGCTTTTTATAAATTTTGTATTTATGGGTATAGGTACTATATGTATAATGTATTCTACTAAAGTAGATGGTTGGAAATATGTTATATTGATTACTATAGGAATATTTTTTATTAGATTTGGTTTAATCTATTTCTAAATAAAAAGGAATAAATATGGCAAATTATATTATTGGAAGTATAATAATAGGAATATTTTTATATAGTGCTCTTATTTATTGGGCTTTTATTTCCGATTCTAATATAGATAGAACAATGAAATATCCAGAGAAGGAGAAAAAATGAAAAAGAAAATTAATTGGACTAAGGTATGGAAATCTTTTGAGCACTGGTTTGGATATCACGCTAAAGATTATACTTGGGAGACTCAACAAAAACAAATCCAAAAGATTATAGAACGTCAATTAAAAACGAGTAAATAATGCCAAAACTTAAAAAAGTAAATTATAAGGATATTTAAGAAATGAAAAAAAATAAAACTTATATGGATAAGTTGATGAAGGATAAAGAATTCCGTAAGAGGTTTGATGAGGAATATTCAAAAAAACTTAAAAAAGTAGATTATGTAATAGAAAAAATATATTATTGGGATTGTCCTAAATGTAATTATCATAATTGTACTAATACTTTCGTAGTTTTTCCTAAATGTTATAAATGTAATAAAAAATTTATATGGGGAGTAAATAAAGATACTTCAAAAGGAAGAAGAAAAGATAAAGATGAGGATTGGGATAGAATGGATTATATTGAAAAAGGTGCTACTATTAGTATTCTTAAATTGATATTAATTATTATAATTATTTTGACTTATGCAGGTTGTATTGTTTATTGGGGAGGATAATTATGAAATTAGGTGATTATATATATTTTAATATTAGAACTAAAAAAATAGAATTTGCAGATGAGAAAGTTACTTTGAAAAGCAAAAGAATAGGGAAAATATCTAAGAGTTATATTAAGGATGGTAAGCTTTGGGTAAATATTACAATAGACCAAAATAAAGTGAAAAAAATACACCAAAAAATATTAGGAATAGAATAATGAGAGAAAATAAATTTAGAGGATTATGTATATATGGTTGTAAATGGGCTTATGGGGATTTATTACAAGGTAGAGATTATCCTTTAATTTTTGATAAGAATAAAGAACAATATGAAGTTCAAGTAATTACGGTAGGGCAATATATTGGAAAGCAGGATAGAGATGGAACGGATATATATGAAGGGGATATATTAGAAATAAGTATAGATGGAGGAGAAAATTTAAAAGTAGCTATATTAGATATTAGAAGTTTAGGAGTTTATAATATTAAATTTAAACATGCTAAAATTATTGGTAATATACATGAAAAAAAAATAATTATGGAGGATTGTATGGAGAATTTAAAGGTAGGAGATAGAGTTGAAATAATTAACAAAGGAGCGGGATATTTTCAGTATATTGAACAGGCGAAATCTATGGGAGCAAAAGATTGGATAGATGGAGAAAGAGCTATAAATGGAGAAACTGGTCATATTGTAAAAATAGCTCCACACTTAAGAAGTCCTTACCATAATCCTTCAATAGCTCTTGTACGATTAGAAGATAGAAGAGCAGAAATTTTAATAGGTATTAATGGTTTAAAAAAGATAGAAGAAGAGTTTAAAGAAGGAGACCCTGTAGAAATAATTAAATTACCTAAATGTCACTTTAGAGGTCGTTGTAAAAGTTGTTATATAGGGAAAAAAGGTATTTTAAGAAAAAAATATTCCGATACTAATGCCTTATGTTTTCAAAATAAAGAAAACGAAGGTTGGTGTTCTACTTTAACAACTGAATATCTTAAAAAAATCCCTAACACTACACCAAAATATGATGAATCAACTACTAAAGCAATTATAGATAGTATTATTCATCATGAGGATAATTTACATAAATTAAAAACTTTAAAAGGAAAATTTATTTCTGACTGTGGGGTAAAATATTTCCTTATTGGTGAAAAAATAATAAGTTATCAAGCTGTAGATTGTGCTTTATGTTTTAACTTTGGTGGAGAAAAAAACCTAGATTGCCAAAAATGTCCACTTAAGATAGCAAATCAAAAATGCGATAAAGAGGGTTCGGCTTGGAAAAAAATTCAACAAGCAAATACCAAAGAAGAAGCTATTACTGCTGAAGAGAATATGGTAAAGGTATTAAAGAGCCTGTTAGAAGGTTATAAAATAGAAGAAAAGCATTTGGATGTATTAGATTGTAAAGTTAAAGAGGAGGTTAAAGTGGATAAGTATGATGAACTTAGAGCAAGGATTGATAAAGTTACTTGTTGGGATGAGGAAGCAGATAATATAATGCAGGAAATTACTCATTATCGTCATCCTTATTGGCTTAGTATTTGTTGTCATAATGGAATAGGTTCTGCTATTTTAGTAAAGGATATTCATTGCAAAGACGGATTTGAAAATAAAGCAAGTTTTACTTACGAAAATCAATGTCAAAAACTTTCAGCATTTAAACAAGCTCTTGTATATTTGCTTGACCATTCTGATATTAAAAAGAAAATAATTGATGATAACAAAAAATCAGAGACAAAGATATATAAATGTCCAAAATGTAATAAAATAATGATTAAGACTTCTTGGGAAATTTTTCCAATAGACCCTATTTCTCAAGTAGGATATGAAAATCCTATTCAAGTTAATGTAACAATAAATTATAGTTATGGATGTACTTGTGGAGTAAAGATAGTAGATAGAAAAATAATACATTACTATCCTGAAGAAAAAGAGGAATAAAATATACTAAAACGGTTAAAGAAAATATTTAGATGGTTATATGGATATAAAAAGAACAATAAATATACTAGTAAGAGAATTTTAGTAAGGGAGTTATGGAGGAATAGATTATGAAAGATGGGAAAGGACAGTTCTATAGACAATTAAAATTGGATAAAACCACTCGTAAAGCGATACAGCTTTTTAGCGAGTTTCAACGTCAGGTTATTAGAGGGGCAGAGTATTTTGATTTAAGCAAAGAGGATGAATGTAAATAAGGAGGAAGAAGATGACTGTAAGGCAGATATTGGAAAAAATGAAACATAATATTCAACATCCTGTTTATATGGGAGGAGTAGAAGCAAGTATAGGATATGCTCTTTCCGACCTTAAAGTTAAGTTTGAGGAGATGATGACATTGCATAATCACAATTATACAGATGCTTCTGAAAGTGGTTGTGAAGAGTGTGTTAAAAATCAAGCTATCCAAGATTGTGCGGATGAATGTAAATAGGAGGGAAAAATGAAAATATTTGCAATTTATGAATTAACACCAGCTCCTTGGGGAGATAATTATAGATGTATTAAAGGATTTGATTGTAGAGAAGATGCTGAAAGTGTTTTAAAAGCATTGGAAATAGTTAATATTGATTTTTCTTTTTATAAAATTATAGAACATGTAGAATAAGAGGAGAAATATCATGCTTAAATGTAGTTATTGTGAAGAAGAAGCCTATGTAGATGGCTACGGACTCTGCTATAAGTGTAGAAAGTTTGTTAAAATTCCTAAAATGATAAGAAAAAATGATAAAAGTAACAGTTATTAAAGGAGAATAATCTAATGGATGATAAAATTAGAGAAGCGATTTTCAAGATATTAAAAAAATTGTGGAATTTAGGTTATGCCCAAAATGCAGATAAGCCTCAAGTAAATGATGTTATGAATTATGATATAGCTTACGCTCTTTCTGATATAGATTATGAAATCAAAAAATTAATAAAACATTATGCTACTTATCAAAAAGGACTTGAGAAGGAAATAAAAAACCTTAAAGCTGAAAAATCAGATGCAAATGATATAATTGTTACTCTTAAAATGGAATTAGAAAAAGCTCAAGAAGAATTAAAGAAATTAGATGATAGTACATGTGTTGAATGTTTTAATTATAAAAGAAAATTAGAAATAGCTGAAAAATTCATAAAAAATCTTAAAACTGAAATACTTTATTTAACTAAAGATAGAAGCAAAATAGTTTGCGATAAAATGGATTTAGAAGAAAAATTGGAAAAAGAAATAGAGGATAAAAGTTGTAAAGATACTAGAAGATTTCTTGAATTTAATGAAGTATCCCAAAAATTATTAAAAGCCCAAGAAACTAATCAAAAATTATTGGAAAAAATAAAAAAATTAGAATACATTATTAATTCGACAAATATTTAAATAAAGGAGATAAAAAATGAGAGATATAATATTAATTATAACTGCATTAATATATTTATGTTATCTAGGTAATTTTATTTATCATATAGGATATTCAGATGGATGGGAAAGAGAACTATTAAATAAAGGATAAATAATGGCACATAAACAATGCGTAAAAAAGATGAGAAAATATATTTGGTGCGACTGCATCAATGATGATTTAGAAGAATTAAAACAAATAAGAAAACTTTTATCGAAATATAGAATAAAAAATTTTTGTATGGAATTAGCAAAAGATACTAAAGCAATAGAAAAAATAGTTAATCGAATTTATGGAGGAAAGAAATGAAAAATATAAACCCTAATTTTGGACTATATAAATCGAAACTAAAGCCGACAGATTATTTGTGTACTAGCTTAATTCAAAAGGAATTGAAGGAATTACCAAAAAAAGTAGATTGGACATCTCAAATGTCTCCTGTTAAGAATCAAGGAGCAGAGGGGGCTTGTGCTTCTTTCGCTGGAATTGCCGTAAAGGAATTTCAAGAGAAGATAGATTACGGTAGGTTTATAGATTTGAGCGAACGCTATTTATACGAAAAGGCAAAAAGAGCATCAGGACACCAGGAAGGCACAACTTTAATTGCAATCGCAAAAGTATTAGTGAAAAATGGAGTTTGTGAAGAGGAGTACTGGAAATATATTGCAGGTAAAGTAGGAGAACCTTTAGAAGGAGCAGACAAATCTGCTGAAATTTTTAAGATAGAATCAGGTTATACCCGAATTTCTAATTTGCAGGAGCTTAAAGCATGTTTGGTGAAAGCACCTGTAGAGATAGGAGTTAAAATATATCGTAATTGGAAACGTCAAAAGGAAGGGAGAATCCCTGATTCTACCTTTTGTGATAGATTAAAAGGAGCTATGGGGGGACACGCTATAGTTATAGTTTCTTATAATGATGATATTCAAAGAGTATCTTTCAAGAATTCATGGGGTCAATGGGGAAATAAAGGTTATGGAACAATGAGCTACAAAGAGCTAAATCGTACATTTATGGATGGAATTTATATGGTAGATATTTGTGATGAAAGAGAATGGGAAGAAGTTAAGAAAAATATTAAGACGGTGGGGGATTTAACAAATAAAGAAAGGAGAAAAGGTTTTTGGCTTAAATAAAAATTCTAATATGAGAAAAAAACATAAAAATAAAACTTGTCAATGTGCATCTTGTAAATCTATAAGAGGAGAATATAGAAACGAAAATAATCCTTTTTATGGAAAAAAACACACTAAAGCATCAAAAAAACAAATAAGTAAAAACCATGCTGATGTTTCTAAAAAAAATAATCCAAATTGGAAAGATGAAAGAGTAATAGATAAAAATTATTATTGTAAAGATTGTGATAAGAAAATTAGTGTTGCTTCTGGACTTTATGGTAAAGGTAGATGTCCTTCTTGTGCAAGTAAATTAAGAATGAAACAAAGAAATATTTCTGGCGTAAATAATCCTTTTTATGGAAAAGTTATTTATCCAAAATGGGGAAAATATAGAAGAATATGGATGAGAAGTTCTTGGGAAATTAAATTCGCTTATTTTTTAGATTTAAGTGGATATAAATGGAAGTATGAATCTAAGACTTTTGATTTAGGAGATTGTACTTATACTCCAGATTTTTATATTCCTGAATGGAAGTTATATATAGAAGTTAAGGGTTATTTTAGTGATAAAGCTAAAAATAAAATTAAAAAATTTAAAAGAATGTATCCGAATATAAATATAAAAATATTAATGGAATCTAATTTACAAAATTTTGGTCTCATATAAATAATTGAAATAGGGAGAGAGATAAACAGAAAGAGAGGCAGTTATGATAGTTAAAGTAAAAAATGATGTAGATTCGTGGTCGTATTTTGAGTGTGAGATAATACATTCACAATATTGTTCTTGGAATAGTGTTAGTGTATCAAAGAAAAAGGAAGCTGTTATTCTTTTAGAAGCAGAACCTGTAGGACAAAAAGGAGATAAACAGGTAAAAGCTCTTAATCTTGAGACTTTGAAGAGCCATTTTAGGACTATAATTACAGACAGAGTATGTTATATTATGAATAACGAAGGCAAAACAATAGATAAAATATAATTTTGGCATCATATAATAATAGTCATATAAGATGCTGTGTGGGAACTTGATGGATTCCTGCTGAAAGGGGTAAGGTTAATTAATATCTGGTATGCTTTGAAACTGCTTGATTTTAATTAATAATTCCTCATAAGGGGAGTGAAGATTATACTATTTGTCAACTCCCCTCCATCACCACATAGGAAAAAATTATGAAAAATAAAATACAAATTCCTGAAGAAGTTAATATTTGTGGAATAGGCTATAGAGTAACTGAAAAAGATGATATGATTATATTTTCAGAAGAACGTGGATTTTTTGGTTGTTGTGATAGAATAAGTTTTTACCACCCTAAATATGCTTGTTGGCAAATTGAAGTTTTTCCTACTTTTGGGCGAATGTCGGCTTCTCATATTGTAGAAGCTTATAAATTAGTATGTAAATGGCGAGGAGATAATTTTGGGAAATATTAAAGCTTCGGAAATCAAGTTTGGTATGCTGGTTTTCATTGACAGTCGTTCTAAATTTTCAATTATGAGTAAGGCTATTCGTATGCTCCAAAATGGAGGCGAAGACCCTAACTTTTTTCTTCCAAATCATTGTGGAATTATTGTGGAAGAAAATACTGATATTAATAAAATTAAGGTAGCCCATGCTGGATTAAAAGGTCTAGCAATCGAACCTATAAAATATTGGATAAACTCTAAAACAACAAACGTACTTTTTAAAAGATATAAAAAAAGATTCATCCCTACTAAAAAGAGACATACTATAGTTTGGATAAACAAGAGGCTGGGGCAGGGTTACGATTATTTGTCTTTCATTCCGATGATTGGGTTATTTGTTCTTGCTAAATTAATCAAAAATCCAATATTAAGAAAATTTCTAAAAAGACTCCCAAATCCGCTAGATTCCGAAAAAAAACTCATATGCTCGGAAGTGATATGGAGATGTTGGCTAGATATATGGAGAGTTTTAATTTGTATATCTATTAACACAGGTTATATTTCTCCGAGAGATATTATGAATAGTAAGTATTTTAAGGTAGTGGGTAGGAATTTTAATTATGAATATCCTAAAAAATAAATAAGGAGAAAAGATGAAAGAATTAATAAATAAGATTACTTGTGGAGATTGTTTGGAAGTTATGAAAAAAATTAAAGATAAAAGTATTGATATGATACTTTGTGATTTACCTTATGGAACTACCGCTTGTAAATGGGATATTATTATTCCTTTTAATAAATTATGGAAAGAATATGAAAGAATAATTAAAGATAATGGTGTGATTATATTAACAGCTAGTCAACCTTTTACAACTTTACTTATTACTTCTAATATAAAAAGGTTTAAATATTGTTGGTATTGGAAGAAATCTAAACCTAATGGTTGGCAACATGCAAAAAATAAACCTATGACTGCAATAGAAGAATGTTGTGTTTTTAGTAAAGCTCCAATGGGACATTTGTCTTTATTAGGAGATAAAAGAATGATATATAATCCTCAAGGAATAAAATCTATAGGAAAGAAAAAAATAACTGCTGTAGCACATGGAAGAACAATGGGAGCCAGACCTAATCAAATTGGTAAAGAATATGAGGCTTTTACAGGATTTCCTCATAATGTATTAGAATTTCCTAATATTATAGGAAAAAAAGCATTACATCCCACTCAAAAACCAGTAGCTCTTTTTGAATATCTAATAAAAACTTATACTAATAAAGGAGAATTAGTATTAGATAATTGTATAGGTTCAGGAACTACTGCTTTAGCTTGTATAAATACAAAACGAAATTTTATAGGAATAGAATTAGACTTTAAATATTGTAAGATAGCAGAAGAGAGAATTAAAAATTTATTAAAAAAATGGAGGTAAATCATAATGAATAAGATTCTTGAGGTTTTAAAGAAGGTTTTAGCAGGGCTTCAAATAGCAGGTGAATATATTGCTAGAGGAGTGGAGCTAGTGGGAAATTTGATAGAGTGGCTTTCCTCTTTCGTGGCGAAAGGGGTTAGAGGAGTTTTTGGCATAAAAAAGTAGATTTTTGATATAAACTGTTGATAGTAAAAGGGTTAGAGTAAAATCTAGCCCTTTTTTTCTATTTATTTTAAAATAAGTACCCAATTCACTTGCACTTGGAGGGGTTTATGTGGTATACTATATAGTAGAGAGAACTATATATTAAATTATAATTTAAAAAAAATATAAACACATATAGATAAACAAGTTACCGTTCTTAAATTAAGAACGGTTTTTTTATTAACATAGGAGAAAGATATGCCTAACAAAGAATCCTATAAGTTTCAAGGAATTGGCTTAAATAGAATTGAAAAGAACAAAGGTAAGAAGAAATTTGAACAATATCAACACCAATACCATATTACGAGCCTAGCGGATTTAGAGCTTTTGGAAGATTTGGTGTTTCGTGAAATGTTGCAAATTAGATATAAGCAAAAGATTGAAGATTTAGAAGACGATATTAAAAAAGCATCTCCTAAAGGTACTACTAATCAAAATAAAGGTCAAATAGCCCCTAAATCTCTGACTTACGCTCTTGATACTAATTTAGAGAGAATTTTGACTTTAAGAGATAAATTAGGGATGTATGAAGATAAGAAGCAGAATGACCCTTTCACTTATATTCAAATACTAAAAAAGAAGTTTGAACTATGGAAAAAAGAAGTGGGACAAGCGAGTAGGAGTTTTCCTTGTCCATTTTGCGAAAAGATGATTATTTTAAATATCCGTACAGATATTTATGATGCTAAGAAACATCCATTTTTTAGAGATAAAACCTTATATAATCAAAAGTTATGGGAAGTATATAAAAAAGGTAAAATTACAAAACAAGAGATAGCTGACATTCTTAATGTTCATACTGATTATGTCGATTGGTTAAAGAAGAAAATTGTTAAGGAGTAAAAGATGAGAAATAAAAGAATAAAATCAATTTTGACAAAAAAGTTTTTAATTAAACATTATACTTGTTTAAAAAAGAATTGCCAAATTATAGCAAATGAAACTAATATTTATAGAAAGACTATATTAGTTTATTTAAAGAAATTTAATATTCAAAGAAGAAAAGGATTTAAACGTACTTTAGCATCAAGAAAGAAACAAAGCGATACTTTAAAACGAAGAGGATATTATCCAACTTTAAAACATTATTATGGAGAAAAAAATTATAATTATAAAGATGGAAAATATATAAAAGAATATTATTGTAAAGAAAAAAACTGTAATAATAAAATACATTTAACTACAGCTTTAAAAGGACAAGGTAGATGTCCTAGTTGTTCTCAAAAAAATAGAAATAAAGACCCAAGAAATGCTTCTAATTATGGTAAATTTGGGAAATTGTCTGGAAATTATATTCATGGTCAAGGTTATGCTCCGTATCCTATAGAATTTAATGAACGATTTAAATATAAAATAAGAACTAGAGATAATTTCGAATGTCAAAATTGTGGTATGACTGAAGAAGAACATATTGTAGTTCATGGAAGAGTTTTAGATGTTCATCATATTGATTATGATAAAACAAATTGTAAAGAATATAATTTGATTACTGCTTGTACTGGATGTAATCTTAGAGCGAATGGAAATAGAGATTATTGGTATGCTTATTTTACTTATATAATGGAGGAAAAATTGTGTTGCTTGAAAAACTAAATTTGGAAGAGTTAGAATTTTGCGAGGCTTGGCACACACCAGAAATTCTTATTGAATGTCTCTTTAACAACTTTGACAATCTAACCCAATTTGATGAAGAGCGTTTTGGTAATATACGGAATTATCAAATCCCAATGCTCTCACAAGAGCCACTTTATGATTTCGATGCTATGCAGGAATACCATAGTCTTTCCGACCCCGAAACTTTTGAGCTAAGAAAAAATGTTGCGGATATTTATAACTACGGAGCCAGGTTATTCGGCAAAACCCTCGTAACTGAATTATTAGATGTTCCTATTTCCATGTTACACGACGATGGTTATCCTTGTGGATTTACATCTCTTGATTTAATACATTTGAGAGGAGTATTAGATACTATAGCAGATGCTTTAAAAAGACATCCAATTTTAAAAGAATGGTTATCTGGTCAAATTCGTGCTCATCCAAATTATAAAATGACAGCTAAAAATGGCTGGGTTTTGACAGGTGTTAATATGAATATAAAAGCCAGAAAAGATGAAGGAAGTCAATTTTTTCAGAAGCATTTTAAGAAGCTATGGATGGAGGAAAGTTCATTTGAGAGTGAGAAGTCTTTTAAGAAACGAATTGAGGCGACGGCTGAAGTTGGAATGATTGAGCGTTTTGCTGGTATGACAAATTTTACTAAACATATGCCCGCAGGTGAGGCTTTTTATAAATTAGAGAATAGAAAAAAACGGTTAAATTTACCCCAATACGTGAATCGGTGGTCTTGGACTGATAAGAAAAGAAAAGCTAAAGAGAAACAATATGGTGGTAAAAGTTCTACTGATTATTTAGTATTTGTTGAAGGAGAGATTATAGAATCTGGTAGGGTTGAGTTTGATATGGATTTGGTAAGAGAAAATTATTTAGAAAATAAAGAAATTAAAAGATTTGAAATTAGAAAAGAAAGATTTAATAATTTTAAAGATATAATTACGGTGGAACGTCCTAAAAATTCCGAAAATATTTATGTTTGTGCTGATGTCGGCGATGGTGCTGGTGGAACTGATATAATTATTATTTCAGAAGTGAATGATACATATAGGTATTTATATAATATAAGTCTTTATAATCTTAAATTAGAACAACAAATAGCAATTTTTCAATATATAATTGAAAATACTAAAGCAAATATTATAGGTATAGAATGTGGAGAAGCTTTTGGTAGGAGTTTATCCGATAAATTAGAAGACCTTTATGGTATTGAACATGTTATTAGATATGCTGGAAATAGTAAAGTTAAAGTAGGATTTCAAAAAGATAAGAAGGGTAAAGAGATTATTAAAGATGGTAAGCCAATTTATAAAGAAGAGTTTATGTCTGAATGGTCAGTTGTAAGATTGAAACATTTACTTTATAATCAAAAATTTAAGTTACCGATGGATTATAGATTTGATAAAATGCTTAATGCTGTAATATCTACTATAACTGGTCAAAGAAAAAAATTCTTATGTCCTAGTAGTATAGGAGACCATTTATTTGATGCTTTTAGAGTTTTTAGTATTGTATTATGGAAACTTAGAAATTTTAATGATATAAAATCTATAAATGGAAGTGAAATGGGAAGCGGTACTAGTTTTGATTAAACCAAGTATGGAAAAAATAAATAGGAGAAATTATGGATTCTAATTATATAAATTATATACTCTCATTTTTAATGAAACGTATCACAGTGCCTTCTGATTTTCATAATCAAGTTCAAGAAATAAATACTATGTTAAAAGATGATGTTTCAGGATTGATAGATTCTTTAACAGATTTTGCTGTTAATTCGGCAACTGTGGATTATAATATAGTAACTCCTAATGATAATTTAAATAAAATATTTCAAAAATGGCTTGATAGTGTTAATACTGAATACGATGGGCAAATTCCTATAGGTATAAAAAATTTAGCTAAAGAATATTTTAAAGAAAGATGGAAGGGAGGTTCTTTTCCTGTTTTAAAAATGAAATGGGATAGATTTGATGGATTACAACTACCTACTAGTATGTTTTTTGTGGATGGTGGGAGTATATATGCTAAAGATAAGAAAAAAGACGAGGATGCTATAAGTTTGCTTAATTATGATTATTATATAGGCAATACAGAAAAGAAACAATATCAATTATTAGGAAAGGATGTAATTTTTGCAAGACCTTATGGAAGATGGTTTGATAAATATCCAACTCCTTTTCTTATTAAAAGAGGAGTATTTCATAATTGGAAAATTATACAATCTCTCAAAAATAAAGAAATTGAAGTTTTAGAACAAGTTATACCTTATATGTTATTGATAAAAAAAGGAACAGAAGCTCTTGCAATTAATAGTACAAAAATATATAAAGATGAGGAATTAATAGAGGTTAAAAAGAAATTTCAAAAATTAATGGACGATATTAAATCTAGTAATATGGGAGACCATAGAATAAAAGCTCCAGTAAGAACTACCAATTTTGATGAACAAATAGACCATATAATTCCAGATATAAAAAATATATTTGAACCTGCTTTATTTGAAACTGCTGAAAGAAACATACTTACAGGATTGGGTTTTATAGATGTTGTTGAAGGAACTTCTAGTTCTCGTAGAGAAAGTATATTAAATCCTAAAGCTTTTATAGAGGAAGTAAAAACTGGAGTTGATGATTTTAAACAAATCCTTTATCATTTAGTTTTAAAAATTATTGAGAAAAATAAAAGTAATAAGAAATGGATGAATTTAGAATTTTATGTTACTGCATCTCCAGTTCGAGGATTCATGACTGATAAATTTAAACAGCTTGTAAGGCTTCTTTGGAAGGGTGGAAAAATATCTAACCAAACAGCAGTAGAAGTTATTGCTGAAGTTGATTTTAGGACAGAAGTTATGAGAACAGAAAAAGAGACTGAAGAAGGTATAGAAGAAAAGATGTATCCTAGAATAACTGAAAATAGAGAAGGAATGGGAGTTGATATTCCAGGCAAAGAAGGAGAAACTGATAAAAGAGGAGTACCTATTCCAGATGATAAAAAAGGAAATGAGAAAAAAGATTATGATTTATCTAAAAATATAGAGGATTTAGAAATAGCTCCTTATCAAAATATAAAAGACTTGCCTAAAAGAGTTAAAGATAATATGACGAAGAGTTTGGCTCGAACTTGGATGAAGGTGTTCAATCAAGCATATAAAACTTACGGAAATGATAAGCAAGCTAGTAAAATAGCTTGGGCTTTAATTTCTAAAATAGCTCGTAAAAATAAAGAAGGTCGTTGGGTTAAGGTCTCCGCTAGAATAAAAATTAGCAAATCTATGATTGAAGAAGTAATGGAAGGATTTGAAGAAGATGTTATGGATGAAGCTGGAAATAAAATGATGAAAGAAGTTTTAGAAGAAAAAAATTTAAATATTGCAAAAATGAAAGAACAATTACTAAAGAAATTACTTAACCCTCCCAAAGATACCGAATAAGAGAGGTATAAATAAATGGAATCAGTCCTGAAATTATATGAAGATAAAGAATTAACAAAAGAGATAGAAATTCTTGACCTTGGTATAGTACCTGCTGGAGAATCTCGAAAGTTTACCTTCTATCTAAAAAACGATAGTTTGGCATTTATTAAGGAAATAGTTATAGACATAGACCATAATGAAGTTTTTGTGGTCGAAGCACCTATGGAATTATATCCCCAAACAGAAGAAGAAATAGTAATAAGATGGGATTGCTCAGTAACTTTACGAGAAGGACTTAAAACTAAAATTAATATAACCGCAAAGGAAATATACGGTTAATTATGATTCTACGAAAAATTATACGTTACTTATCAGAATTAAAGGATATTACTTTTGATACTGGAACTCCTGTTGATGATTCTTTATTTCATTATGATTCAGACGAAGGTAAATGGAAGGCTAATTGGCTTCGTTCTGTAGATGGTACTTTAGCAGGAAATTCAGATTTAAATATTCCTACTGAAAAAGCAGTTAAGACCTATGTAGATACTCAAGTAGCATTTGTTGATACTTTATCCGAATTAAATGATGTAGATTTCGATACTGGAGACCCTTCTGATGATGATATTTTAAGATATGATTCTGGAGTTTCAAAATGGAAAGCAGAAAATTTTCCAATATCTTTTTTAAATAATGAAACTATAAGAATAGGAACAGATGCTGGAGCTAGTATAACAACAGCAAATAATTGTATTTTATTGGGAAAAGAATCAGGATATAGTGTAGAAGATGGAGCTAATATTGTATCTATAGGTTGGAGAGCAGGATATAGCCAAATTACAAATGCTTCAAACCTATATTTAGGTACTTATGCAGGGTTCAAACATAAAGCCAGTTCAAGTCTTTTTTTAGGAGATTATGCAGGATTTAATAATGTAGATGGAGAATTGGATGTATTTATAGGTTATAAGGCAGGATATAATGAATTAGGTAGTAATAAATTATATATAGAAAATTCAGATTCTGCTACTCCTTTAATATATGGAGAATTTGATAATAATTTAATAGTAATCAATGGTAAAATAAAAATAACAGATGTATTGGAATTAGCTTCAGGAACAACTGTAAATGAATTATCAATTGATGGTACTTTAGGAGGGAATTCTGACGATGCTCTTCCTACAGAAAAAGCTGTTAAGACTTATGTTGATGAAGGATTATTAGATTATACTTTAAGAGAAGAATGGAAACAAAATGGGTTTGAAAATAGAACAGATAGTGAATTAATTTGGACAGATACTAGTCCTGATAGGACATTATCTATTCAACCTACAGTAACAGCAGGATTTGATTATTGGATAGAAGGAATAAAATATACATCAGCAGGAGATACTAAACAAATAACAGATGTAGAAGGGATTCATATAATTTATTATGATGGGGATACTCTTACTTCAATAGCTAATCCTACAAATACACAAATAATTTCTATAATAAAAACAAAAGCTTTAGTTAGTATAATTTATTGGAGTGCTGAAGATTCTGAAGCTATATATATAGGAGAAGAAAGACATGGTAAGGGCATGAGTCCAGAAACTCACTCTTATCTTCATTTTACAGAAGGATTAAAATATTTATCTGGATTAGGATTAAATACTATAGATACAGACCAAAATGGTAGCGATAATGCTCATTCTCAATTTGGTATAGATATTGGTAAAATAACAGACGAAGACTTAGCATTAGATATTTCTGAAATTATTTCAACTACAGGTCTTCCTATTTATTATATGACAGGAGCTACTCCTAATTGGCATAAAGAAATTAATGCTGGATATAGTGTGATAAAAACAGGAACAACTGGAGAAGATAGATTAGCTTATAATGAATATACTGGAGGAGCTTGGCAATTAACGGAAGTTAATAATCTTCAATTTGTTCTTTGTCATATATTTGCTACGACTGAAAAAGATACTTCGATGATAGCTATTTTAGGACAAGCTTCTTATAATACTAAGAATAAAGCTCAAACAGGAGCTTTAACAGAAATTCATGAACTTGTTTTAAATGATATATTATTTCCTGAAATAAGACCTATAGCTACTGTAATATTCCAAACTAGAGATAATTATAGTAATGTAATGAAAGCTAGAATAGTTTCTACTGAAGAAGGTGATGATTATATAGATTGGCGAAGTGAGGTCATATCAAGAGTAGAAATTAGTACATCAGACCATAATAGTTTAACAGGTAAACAAGGTGGAACTGCTGATGAATATTATCATCTTACTTCAGCAGAATATACAGAATTAAATCAATGGTTGGATAATGTTATTTTAGGAAGTGATGGAAAAATAACTCTTCCTAGCGGAGTAGCAATTAATGAATTTTCTGATGATGGTACTTTGGGAGGAAATAGCGATTTAGCTGTTCCTACAGAAAAAGCTATTAAAACTTATATTGATGGTCAGAATCATTATAGTAGTTTAGATTTTGATACTGATTTTGCAAGTAAAAATATAGAAGAATTAAATGATGTAGATTTTGAATCTGGTACTCCAATAGATAGGCATTCTCTTATTTATGACGCAAGTACTGGAATAGAAAAATGGATAGCTGGTTTTGTTTCTTATGATGATTTAACTGATACTCCTAGTCTTAGTCAATTACACGATAGACTTCATGACATAGATGATACTAATGACCACAATGGAGTAGATGGAGCAGTTGAAGATAATTTTATAAGTTTTGATGCTAACGGATTACCTCAAGATAGTGGATTTAGTGATGAAGATTTTGGAGGAATAAGTGAAGATGATGTAGATGATTTTACTATAAAATATGAAAATTCAAAATTAAAAATTGCCGACCGAATTGAACAAAATATATTTCTTAATGCTTTTTTAATATCAATTAATGGTTCATTGACAGAACATGATATGATAGATGGAGTAAGAGATGTTTATAATGATGAAAGTGGAATAGATACTGTAGAAAGTAGTGGACAAATTTATGATGCAGATGGTGATTTTTATGAACCAGATTTATTGGAAATTTTAGAGATAGATTATTGTGAATATACCAATGATAATGATGCTCAAACTGCTTGGGAAACTTCAGACCCTGGTGGTGGAGGTTATACTGTTGACCAATGTATAGGAGGAACTCCTACTGCAAGTAGTGAATATGATGGTAATTATCCTGCTTCTAAAGCTTTTGATGATATAGGTGGAGATGAGTGTTGGATTTCTAGTAGTGCTCCTACAGGAGGCAGTCCACAATGGTTAAAATATGATTTTGGTAGTAGTAATGAAAAAATTATTGTTAAATACCGACTTTTAACAAGAGGAGATGGAGCAGGAATACAATCTCCGAGAGATTGGACATTTCAAGGAAGTAATAATGATAGTGATTGGGATACATTGGACATTCAAACAGATGAAGCTGACCCTGGTACAAATACTTGGTTTTCAGATTATATTTTTTCTAATTCTACAGCTTATAGATATTATAGAATACATATAACTGATAGAAATGGTGGTACAAGTTGGGTAGCTATTGCAGAAATGGAAATGATGGAAATTCTTTCTTATAATTTAAAAGTTTATTCAGAAGATACGATTAAAGAACAAGGTAGTTATTCTCTTAAAATAGTAGCTGACCAAACAGAATCTTTAAATGATTATGTAAGATTAACTTTTGGAACAGGAAATAATAAAGACTTATCACCATATAATACTATAAAATTTGACATAAGAGCAAGTAGAATAGGAACTAATTTTAGATTAAGAATACATGATACTGGAGGTACTACAATTACTAAAGATGTAACAATAGATACAGGAGAAGTAGATACTTGGAAAACAATAAATTGGGATATTTGTGAGGAAACAGGTATAAATTTAGATGATATTGATTGGATAGATTTATATATTCTTAATGCAGATGAAGAAAATATTATTTATTTAGATAATATATATGCTTATTCTTATGATAGTGATTTAATAGCTTATTACAAAATGGATGATAATTTAGCTACTACAACAGTTATAGATGAAATAGGTGCTCATAATGGAACTTTAAACGGAGGAGATAATACAGAAGATTTAAGTACTGAAGGACATGATGGTTTAGCTTTGGATTTTAATGGTTTAGATGATTATATTTCAGTATCTGATGATGCAGAATTAGATTTTGGTACTGGAGAATTTAGTATATCATGTTGGATTGATACTGATACTGATTTAACAGATGTGATAGGAGATATAATAAATAAATTTGATAAAGCAAATAAAGTAGGGTTTAATTTAAATATAAAAAATAATACTTATAATCAGAGACAACTTTCTTTTGGAATGGATAATAATCATTCTGATAATACTTGGACAGCAAAAGCAGGGAAGTTAGGAGATGAAAGTTATATTTATTCTTTAACTATATATAATGGGAAATTATATGGTGGTACTTATCCTAATGGTAAACTTTATGAGTGGAACGGTACAAGTGCTTGGGTAGAAGTAGCAGGGAAGTTAGGAGATGAAATTTATATTTTTTCTTTAGCAGTATATAATGGAAAACTTTATGGAAGTACTGGAGAACATGGTAAACTTTATGAATGGAATGGAACTGATGCTTGGGTAGAAGTAGCTCCTCAATTAGGAGCAGTGACTCGTATTTATCCTTTAACTGTATATAATGGAAAATTATATGGAGGAACTAATGTAACTGGTAGTTTATATGAATGGAATGGAACTGATGCTTGGGTAGAAGTAGCTCCTCAATTAGGAGATGAAACTTATATTTATTCTTTAGCAGTATATAATGGAAAACTTTATGGAGGAACTAACGTAAATGGTAAACTTTATGAATGGAATGGAACTGATGCTTGGGTAGAAGTAGCAGGGAAGTTAGGAACAGAAGCTTATATTTATTCTTTAGCAGTATATAATGGAAAATTATATGGAGGAACTGGTTTATTTGGTAAACTTTATGAGTGGAACGGTACAAGTGCTTGGGTAGAAGTAGCTCCTCAATTAGGAGCAGAAAGTCGAATTTATTCTTTAACTGTATATAATGGAAAATTATATGGAGGAACTGCTAATAATGGTAAACTTTATGAATGGAATGGAACTGATGCTTGGGTAGAAGTAGCAGGGAAGTTAGGAAATGGAAGTCGCATGTGGTCTTCTGTAGTATATGATGGAAAATTTTATGAAGGAACTGCTTTAAATGGTAGTTTATATGAGTGGAAAACAGGTAAAGTAGCTACTTATGATTATGAATTAAATAGTGGAAAACAACACATAGTTGCTGTAAAAAATAATACAAGTAAAACTTTAAAATTATATGTAAATGCAGTTTTAGTAGCAGAATCGGATACTTTTACAATAGCAGATTATGATTTAGATAATGCAGAAGATTTATTAATAGGATTTGGTATTCAAGATTATTTTAAAGGAAAAATAGACGAGGTAAAAATTTATAATAAAGCTCTAACTCAAGAGGAAATAACAGCTTTATATAATCCTGAAGATATTACTAATATGACTTTGATTTCTGAAACCTTTATTGCTGTAACAGACCCTGAAAATGCTAGAATAGTTTTATGGGAAGAAGATGTAGATGCAGTTACAATCGGTACAGATATTAAAGCTTATATTTCAAAAGATGATGGCTCAACCTGGGCTGAAGTAACTTTAACAAATGAAGGAACAGTTGAAAGCCCTAAAAAAATATTATCAGGAATAGTAGATTTAACTGAAACTGGTATTGGAAGTGGAACTGATATACGATATAAAATTCAAACATTTAACAACAAGCATTTAAAAGCACACGCAACAGGACTAGCATGGTCATAAAAAGGAGAATAGTATGGGAGTAAAAAGACTTCGGAGTCCAAAAAATAGAGAAGCAATTAAGAATATAAAACTAAGCTTTCTAAACAAACTAACCCCTGCTAAAATAGATGAATATATTGAAGCTCAAGTAGTAGATTTAAATTCTGCTAAAAAAGTATTAAAGAAAATAGGACATTTGTTATTATATATTTTAAAAGCGAGTAATTTACAATAATATGAAAACATTTATAAAAGGACAAGAATATTTTTTAGAAATCTCTATAATAGATAGCGATGGAGAATTTGTTTCAGGATTGATAATAGGATACGATGTTAGAAATAGCGATACCAATGTTAGTATCCAATCGGGTAATCTTACAGAGGAAGGTAATATATATAAAACTTCTATTACCATTTCAGATAGTGGACAATATAGGGTATTTTATGAAACACCAAATGGATATGAAAATGGACAGGATAGTATTATAGTAGAAGAAGCTATAGAAGATAGAGTATGGGATGAAAATTTGACTAGTCATTTAGGAGGAGATAAAGCAGGACAACATTTAGAAGATGCAGATGCTATAGCTGATTTAACTAATGTTGCACAAGCAGTATGGGATTATATTTCAGAGACTGGAACAGATTCAATGCAGGAAATTCTTTTAAAAATAAAAGGATTAACACAATCAAATTATCGAATTTTTTCTCCAGTATATACTAAAATAAAAGAAGTTACAGTAATGACTTCTGCTCAAATTAAAATATATGCAAATTCATCGGATTGTAATAATGATAATAATGCAATTGGAGTATTTTCTGTGGTGGCTACATACGATGCTGATGGTAATATGCAAACCTATAAAGTTTTAGAGGCATAAAATATGAGACCCGTTTCTCTAATTACAAAAGGTATACTTGCTCTTAGAAAAGTTTTGTCCCTCACTACTAGAGGTATATTAGATAAAAAACATGTAAGAATACCTACTCCTCCAACTCCTATAATAAGACGTGGAGGGTCTCCTATAGTTCGAGAAATTCAGTTAATTATTCAAATAGTTGGGGAAAAATCATTTGATACTAAAATAGTATATAATATCGTAGGACAGAAATCATTTATTTATAGTAAACAATATCAATTGATAGGAAAAATTCAAAGAAAATTAAATATAGATTATGTATTAAAAGGATTGTTATCCGCTAAAACTGAATTTAATTTAGATATTAGGGGACAAAAACAATTTAATGTTTTGAAGCCCCTAAATATTAGAGGAAGTAAAAGATTTGAATTAAATGATTGCAGAACAATAAAAGGAAAAAAACTATACCAAACAAATTTACAAAAATCAATAAATGCTGAAAAGAGCTTCAATTTAAGTAGGTCTTCAGAAATAATAGGAAAAAAATTATATATTTTAAATAAAAACAGAATAATAAAAGCGAAGAAAGACATAACTAATATTTTAATGGCAATTGATGTATTATAATTAGGAGAAATAGAATGTTAGACAAACAAAAAATATTAAAACAATGGCAAAATATTAAAAAATTATTTGAGAAATTAAAAATAGCTAAACCAATTTGGTATGCTTCTTTAAAAATTCCAGCATTAGAGCTAGAAAAAAGGTTGATTCAATTATTTAAGGAGTTATAATGGCGAATAAAATATATAATTTTGAAAATCCTTCTGAATATGTATATGATTCAGATAAAATTAATATTTTGGATGGAATAGTAAGTTTAAAAACAGTAATTCCTGATTATTATACTTGTGGAGCGACTTATACTGATAATATAAATCTTAATTGGGGTAAAGGGAATTTAACTGGAATTTCTGTGGGAGGAGCTTCAGTTTTGACAGGAAAATTGGATTTGGCTCATAATGATTTAAGATATGTAGATTATAACGGAGATAATATAATTTCAGCAATACAAACAGGATGTATTAGATTTTTAATTACTCCTAATTGGTCTGAAAACCCTACTTCAACAGCAGTTATATTTTCTACTTTTAAAGCTGATAATGATAGAAAAAACATGATTCAAATTCAACAACAAACTTCTGGAGATATTAAAATAGTAATCTATGACCAAAATGAAAATATTATTATAGCTAGTAATTTACCTTCTTGGAATCCTGTATTGGGAGTGGAATATGAAATAGAGTTTAATTGGGATATTAGTATTGGAGCTACTCGTTTATTTATTGATGGAGTACAATGGGGTACTACTAATTTAGAAACAGGAACTAGAGATACAAACATAGGAATAATTAGAATAGGCAATAATCCAGAAACTACATTAACTGCTAATTTTAAATTAAATGATTTAATTATTTTTAATACGGTACAACATACAAGTAATTACACACCAGGATATACTATCCCTGAAAATATATATTCTTTAGATAAACCTACTATAGAACCTAAACTTTCTTGGGAATTATCTGGTCTTTCACAATTTACAGCATTTGTAGAAACTTTAGAAATTGGAAATGAAGGAAGTATAGCTTATCAATTATCAGATGATGATGGAGCAAATTGGAGATATTGGAACGGTAGTGTTTGGGCTGTAACTTCAACACAATATAATGATGTTAATACTATTCATAATAATATAGAGGCTTTTCCTATTACTAATGAAAAAATATTATTTAAAGCTTTTTTGATAAGCAATGGAGAACAACAAATAGAATTAGATGTGTTAGAATTTACAGCATTAGTAGGAAGTCCTCCAATAGTTTATGCTGGAGAAGATAAAATTTGCAAAGACCATAATACAATAAAACCCTTTTTGGATGCTACAATATCTGACCCTGATGGAGATATAGAACAAGCAGTAGCTTATTATAATATTGAAGAAAGCGGTTGGATTAATATCCCAAAAGGAGAATATGGAACTTTACAAGAAGCTGTTAGAAATTTTCAGTATATATTTAATAATATCGAAGTTATAAATTGCCAATTAAAAATTATAGACCAATCTAGTAAAGAAACAATAGACGATTTAAATATAACGGTTCAAAAATATATAGTAACTTTTAATGTAAAAGATAAAGATGGAAATCACCTAGCTAATTTACAATTTTTGCCTGATGATGGTTCAGATTGGCAATTAAAAAATAGCCCTTTTACTTGGGAATATGAATATTATGATTCTGATAGAGATATTATTTTTGATAAAGTAGGTTTCCAAACTCAACATATAGTAGTAGAAATAAGCGACCATACAGAAAATGTTACTTTAAATATTTTAGGTGCTGTAAGTCCAGAAGATGTAGCAGATGCTGTATGGGATGAATTAAAAACAAATCACAATATAGTTAGTTCTTTTGGAAAAGATTTACAAAATATAAAATTAGAAACAGATAAAATATATCCTGAAATTATAAATAAAAAATCAGAATATAAAGCGGATTTATCATCTATAGAAAGTTTAGTGAAACGATGTTTAGGACTTGCTCAAGAAAATTTCAGAGTATTTGATACTATTTATGCTGGAGGACATTTGACAAGTTGTAAAATTAAAATTTATAATTCTGCTAATGATTTAGAAAATGATATTGACGCTATAGGAAATTATCAAGTTATAGTAGAATATAATCCAGAAAATACTGTAAAAAATTACAAAGTAAAGAAAATTTAAAAATAAGGAAAAAATAATTATGAGCATGGGGTTTGTTACGAAAGGAATATTAGGAAAAATAATGGGAGATATTACAACTATATATAAAATTAAATATCCTCTTAATGTAACATTACAAAATAAGAAAAAACAAATTACCTTACTTCCTATTAGAAAAACTATTTCTTTAAATATAAAAGAAGAAAGGGGGGGGGGGGTAATGATAACTAATATATATGTAGGAGACAGTATTGAATTTGAAGCTAATGCTGGAGAAGATATATCTGGATGGAAAATTAGATGTGAGATTTATGATAATAAAAAACATTCAATAAAAAAAGCTACAACTAATTCAGGAGGAAATGATAATCAAATTAAAATAACTAAACCTTCTTTAGGACAGTTTTCTATTTATATAAATGCCGGAGAAACTGCTAATTTTGATACTATAAATAATACTAATATTGAAATTGAAGTAGAACTTCCTAATGGAAAATTATATACAATAAAAAAAGATAAAATTAAATTTGAATCAAGTCAAATACAATGGAAAACTCCATAAATTTTAGGAGGAAATAATGGAACTAATTACGAATAAACAAGTAAAAGAATTTTTAAAAGATTGGGAAATAAATTCTGAAATTGAATTTTTAGAAGAAGGCAAAGAAAAAAACGATATACTCTCTATAGCTAAAACGAAAGGTTATGAGTTAAAAAATAACACCGATTTAGCAGGATTTAAATGCACTTATGCTTTTGCAAATAAAGCGAATAAAAACAATGCCAGATTACCAAAAAAACCTCTTTTAAAAGCATTACCTTCTATGATAGGTAAACCTATTAATATAGACCATCAAAGAAGATATGTAGTAGGGCATTATATAGATTATAGTTATAATCAGAAACAGGATAAAGTTATTGGATATGGAGTTATTTATAAATCTAATTTTGATGAAGAATGGGAAGATTTTAAAACTTTATTTAAAAAGAAAAAACTTACCACTAGCTATGAAATTTGGTGTCCTAAAAACAAAAGAAGAAATCTTGCAGATGGAACTTATGAGTTATTACAGCAAGAAATAGCAGGAGGAGCTATTTTATTGACAGAAGAACCTGCATTTAAAGATGCTAAAGTTTTGCAGTTAGCTATGAAAAGAATGGAAAAAGCAAAGGATTTAGTTTATGCTTCAATTCATAAAAAAGATGAATTAATTATAGCAGACGATAATACTAAAACAGTAACAGTTCCAGTTTTACAAAAATTAAAAATTAAATGCTCTAATTGTAATAGTGAATTTGAATCTCTAGAAGCTTCGGAAATAAAATGCCCAAGTTGTTTAGCTATTGTTAATAAAGAGGGAAATATGATTTATCCCCCTCAAAAGAAAGATTTTCAAATTATATGTCCTAGTTGTAAATCTAGTCATTGGAAAATTCTTGCTAGAGATAAAGAAGGAGCTACTCTTAAATGTTTAAATGAATCTATGTGTGGAAAAACTTATAAAATAACATGGGCTAAAGAAAAAGCTAAAAGCAAGGTTCCAGGTTTATCTTATTTATATATAGGAAAAATAGCTTGTTATCAGTGTGGAAAAATTAATGAAGTATTGGGTACTTCAAAATCAATAACTAAAGAAGTAAAATGTAATAGATGTGGATTAGTATTTTCTTATGATATAAAAAGTGAAAAAACCTACATGAAAATAGAAAAAATAGTAGGGATAGATATATCTAAAAATTCGGAAAAAGGAGGAAACACAATGAAAGATGTTATAAAAGATGGTAAGACTTCTGAAGAAAAACCAGAAGTCAAAGAAGAACCTAAAGTAGAGGTTAATATTGAAAAATCTGAGGCGATAAAAGAGGAAAAACCTGAAACTGTTGTTAAAGAAGAGATAGTAGAAGAAATTGTTAAACCAGAGGAAAAAGCTCCTAAAGCCGAAGAAAAAATTGAAGTCTCTACTGTTGAAAAATATCCTAAGACAAAAACTCTTAGGAAAGCTATTAAAAAGATTAAAGATTTAGAGAATTCTATTACAACTGCAAAGTTGGAAACTGAAGGAATTCTTAAAAATGGTATAAAGAAAGTTGCTAAACAGCTTATTGAAGCTAAGAAACAGGTAAAATTGTATGCTGAAAACGCTAAAGAAATTCTAACAAGACGTGCTGAAATAGGCAGTTATGAAATATCTGATGAAGATATTTTAAATGAAGATAAATTTGAAAAGGCTAAGTTAGAATTAGAAAATGCAAAGCTAAAAGCAGAAAAAGAAAATGCTAATGATATAATTGGGATTAAACCTGAAAAAGGAAAAGATTATTACACTAATATACAAAAGAAGATTAATAAAGACGCATTTGGTTATAAAGACTAGAAAATAATTAACCTAAAGATATTAGGAAATAAAGATATAATAATAAATAACATAAAAGGAGATAATATTTATGAAGAATGATAAGAATTTAGAACAGAGTTTTGCTAGGATGCCTGGTGATTCAATGGAAGTAGCTAGACTTATAGGGGAACCTATAGATGAAAGATTGCCTGTAGCTTTTGAAATAAATGCTATAGCCGATGTTCTTGAACCTGCTGAACCTGGAGAACATGTTTATACTTATTCAGATGTTGATGATGAAGCAGAGTATATTTTAGTTGTTGATGGTGATGGAGTAATAACCCCTGTTAAGAAAAGTCCTTTGGGAGATACTGAGATATCTTTTCAGGGATTTAATTCAAGATTAGAATATGTTAATGTAGAAGATGTTCTAGGCAGTCCTGATACTCAGGTACTTGCTAGAAAGAAAGAAAAGATAACTAGAGGTCTTGATAAGAGAGAATTGACTTTGCTTATTAATGCTATAGAAAATACTACTGATGCTGGAAGTTTTAAAGATAATCTACCATCTAGTTCTGCGATTCAATCTAGAGATGCGGAATCTGGAGACGATTTGTATGATGTTATTATAGCTATGAAACATAAGCTTGAAGATTATGGTGATAGTTATATACTTTTGGTTGGTTCTACTGTTAAAGAGAAAATAGATACTTATGATAAGGATAATGTTGCTTCGTTTAATTATAATATTACGTTAAAGGCAAGATTGAAAGAAGCTGGTGTAGAGATAATTAAGGTATTTGGTAAAGTACAGTATAATAAGACAGATGGGGGAACAGCTACTGATACAGCTATACTTAATACCAATCATATGATAATGGTTGCTAGGAATTCAAGATTGTCTAAAGGTAAGCCTATTAAGTTTATAAGGAAGAGAATACCTGAAAATATAGCTAGATTGATGGGTGCTGATGTAGATAAGGCTCAGAGAGCAGTTATAGTTACACCTACTCCTGTTATAGCTGACCCTGGTACTACGGGAAGTTCGCTTTCTAACTTGTTAGCATATGGAGTTTTTGCTTATGAGAGTTTAGTTATGGCTATCGTGAACCCGATTGCGATTTGCACAAGTGATGCAACTCTAGCTGTGGCATAGAAATTGTTTTTATGTGGAGGGGGCTAATTACCCCTTCCACTTTATTAAAAAAATAGGAAATAAAATGATTAAATTTACACAAAAAATTACTAAAGAAGAAAAATCTATATTGATTAATCTTATAGATAATATTACGGATTTATATGGGGATATGTATATTACTCGTAATAATTTAAGATTGATGATAAAAGCTAATAAAGATTTGTTTTTTGAATGTTTAAATAAGGGTGATAAAATAGTATGGGAAAAAGATAAAGGAATGTTATTTATAACAGGATTTTCTGATAATGCTAAAAGAATTTATGTAAAACCTTTATGCAATGATATGGAATTAGCAGACCAATTAATTAAATATTTAGATTGGAAATTACCAGAATATGATTTATGGATAAAAATAAAAAAAATTAATCCTATAAGAAAAGTATTATTAAAAAAACGCAATCATTATAATTATATAGCAAGTCGTGGAAAAGAAATATTATTATGTAGACCAAAATTAACTAGTGAAAAAGGAATATAATAATGCTTACAAAAATTAGGACTAAAATTCGTTCATTAATTGAAGATAATTTGAAGACTGATTTTGAAACTTTTACTTATAGCGATACCAATATTTTTACAATATCTGAAGAAAATATAACTTCTATTACTACGGTATTAGTTAATAATGTAGAAATAGGAACAGGAGATTATGATTTTAATTCTACAACTAATAAAATTACTATTACAACCACAGGATTAGCGGAAGAAGATAATATAGAGGTAAATTATACCTATTATAAATATAGTGATACAGAATTAATAAGTTATATAAGGTCTGCTTTAGTATGGATGAGTTTATTTGGATATGGTTCTACTGATTATGAAATAGAATCTAATGCTGTTTATCCTACTCCAGATAATAGAACAATAGATGTAATAGCTATTGTTTCTTCTATTTTAATTAATCCAGATTGGACTAAATATATTTTACCAAATTCAGTTACAGTAGTATACAATAATAAATTAACCAAATATCAAAAATTAGAAAAAGTTTTAAATAGGTTTTCTATGGGTGTTGGAGATTTAGACGTTTTGAGGTTTAATTAAAAAATGAAAAGAAAATGTAAGGATTGCGGTAAAAAAATAACAAAAAGTTCAAAATTAGGCAGATGCAGTTCCTGTGCTAAAAAGGGTAAATTAAATCCTATATTTGGTAAAAAAAGACCAAATATGAAAGGAAAAAATCATCCCAGATTTGGAAAGTATCATACTACAGAAACAAAAATAAAAATGAGCCAACAAAGAAAAGGTAAAAATAATCCGAGCTATATAGATGGTAGATGTTCTAAGGTTTATTTTTGTGAATGTGGTGAAGAATTAAGCGATTATAGACATAAAAGATGTGGTAGTTGTGCTCAACAATTAAAATGGGAAGATAAAGAGTATAATAGTAAAATGCGAAAGAAATTATCAAAGTCGTTAAAGAAATCTCCTAACAAATCTGAAAAATTGTTATATAAATTATTACAATATATATTACCTAAAGAATATAAATTTGTTGGAAATGGGAACTTAATAATTGGAAGTTTTTGTCCTGATTTTGTTAATATAAATGGACAAAAGAAAATAATTGAAATGTATGGTGATTATTGGCATAATTTACCTAAACAAAAGAAATCACATAAAAGAAGAATTAAAACTTATAAAAAATATGGATATAAGACTTTAATTATTTGGGAAAAAGAATTAAAACAATTTAAGAAATTAGGTAATAAAATAAAAAGATTTAATTCTGTATAGGAGGACTTTCGTGAGTAAGTGGTTAGACTTAAAAATTGCAAGAAATACTAAAAAAACTTATGAATTAACAGTAAAAGACAGTGGAAG